GGGACTGTGCCGAGACGATCACCGACATCGACGAGGACGACTCCGACCAGTCTTGACCCGCTCCGACTTCCGAACTATCCAGGGACGAACGAACCCACCGACCAGGGAGACGACTGTGCCGAAGAAGAAGAGACTCTCCGAGTCCGAGGAACTGGCAGCTCTGCGACGTGACGGGAACGAACTCCGACGGTCCCTCAAGATCGTCCGTCGGGAGCGGGACGCCCTCTCCGACGAGCTGTCCGATACACAGGACGCCCTCGACGAAGAGACGGCTCGACGGCTCGCCCTGGAGATCCAGGTCGAGAGACTCCAGGAACTCGTCGACGACCTGTCACCGAAGACGAAGACCCAGGGACATCCGGCTCCCTGGTATCGGCGGATCTGGAACTGAAAAGGGAGGGGTTGATCATGCCCGACGAGAAGAAGAGACCGAGGACGAACGAGGCGGAAGTCACCCTCGACCGACTCGCCGCGTTCGTGTATATCCTGGTCAGGGACTTCGTCCATCCCGGAGACCTCAACCGGGTCGTCGAGGAGTTCGGTGAGAAGCTGGAGTTCCTGGCCTCCGATCCCCTCCTGGCCGTCTGGTCCTCGGACTTCGCCCGACGTATCCGTTCGGCCGAGTGGAAAGCCCTGGTCCACCGAGTTCGGTTCGGAGGGGCAAGGGCTCACCTGGAGACCGACGGTGACCTCGGTCCGACCCTCCACGTCGAGGTCGACGAGTACCATCCTCAACTCAACCCGGAGGAGCTGGCCGAGGTTCGGGTCGTCGGGAAGAAGCCCGGGTTGATCGAGAGGTCGAGACGCCCTCTCCGGATCATCCCGACCGACGACGGGAAGTGGCACATCTTCGTCCTCGACATCCGACGGGACGCCGATGGGAAGGTCGTCGACGAGGAGTGGGTCGAGGTCGACCTGGTCGACGCCGAGTACGAGGACGGACCTCCGACCGGGAAACCACTCGACCGGGACGACGAGGAGGAGGGAGACGAGTCGTGAACCCCTGGTCGACCTGGGTCCGGTTCCATCCGGTGACCGGCAAGATCGTCGGGGTCTGGTACCAGACCTGGGCGTGTCCCGAGCACCTTCCGGGGTACGTCCTCTTCGACGACGACGAGGTCCTCGGGGACGGAGACGACTTCCCCGTCTTCCGAGTCTTCACCCGACGACCACCGAAGGGAGAGCGGACATGAGAGAGACCGACTTCCACCTCAAGATCGGAAACGCGGAGATCACCGTCGAGGGTCGTGTCCTCCGGGTCGAGTTCTTCGACGAGGAGGACGGGTACCTCGACGGAGAGAGACTCGACACGGTCGAGATCGGAGCCGTCGCCATCCGGGACGAGGAGAGAGCTGCCGACTCGATCCGGATCGTCCGTGGTCAGGTCGACTCGGACTGGGAGATCCGACGAGTGGCCGGTCCGGTCGAGGAAGGACTCTTCGAGGACTGGGAGGTCGTGGGGGAGGTTCACTCCGGACACGGTCACGGTCCGACTCGCCTCTCTCTCCTCATGCACCGACAGGACAAGACCGTCCGGGTGACCGACGAGGGAGACCCCGACGAGGTCTAAAGGAATGGGTTGACATCCCTGGTCGACCGTGGTACACGGTGAGCATGGAAACAACCCCCACGGGAGAGAGAGGAGACAGTCATGCCCAGAATTAACACGGTGAAGAAGGCCCGGAAGGACCAGGGGACTTGTCGAGGGTGCGGTCGGGAGATCAAGGCCGGGGACGGATACAAATGGATCAAGTTCCGGTACGGGGGCAAGGTGAAGAAGTGCTCGTCCTGTAACTTCCGGTCGTCCGAGCTGACCTCGTCCGACAAGCTGTCCCGTCTCTACGCCGCCCAGGAGGACGCCCACGACCGTCTCGACGGGTGGGACCGGGAGGACGTGGACGAGATCCGGTCCCTCCTCGAAGACACGGCCCAGGAGATCCGGGAGGTCGGTGAGGAGTACCAGGAGTCGGCCGACGCCATCCGGGAGCACTTCGAGACCTCCGACACGGCCGACGAGTGCGAGGAGAAGGCCCAGGAGATCGAGGGGTGGGCCGACGAGGTCGAGGGCGCGGACGTCCCCGAGTGGGACGACGAGGAGATCCGGGACGAGATCCTCGACGGTGTCCGGTCCGACATGATCGGTGACGGTGAGGCGGTCGACTGTCCGACCTGCCAGGACGCCCCGTCCTCCGAGTGCCAAACCTGTCACGGTCTCGGGATCGTCAAGGGTCCGGACTTCGACGGGGACAACTTCCAGGAGTCCGTCGAGGAGAAGGTCCAGGAGGGGACCTCCGAGAAGCGGTCCGAGTGGGCCGACGAGGTCGTCTCGGTCGTCGAGTCCGTGGTCGACGAGTGTCCGGTCTAGTCTCGACCCCTCTCCCAGACCTAGACTCCCCCCACGTCCCGAACTATCCCCCAGACACACCCGAACCCCTGGGAGGTGACGTTTGTCTCTCTGGAGCCGCGTGAGGAAGTTCTGGGACCGGGTCTCGGAGACCAGGACGACCAGGACCGAGACGTACACCCTCAATCTCCTGGTCAACGGGAAGCCGGTCGACCCGGACTCCGACCAGGGCCGACGAGTCGTCGAGGAGTTCCGTGAGAAGGAGAGGCAGCTCGAAGAGGTCACGAAGAGGATCTTCCGAGGTGAGCCGTGGGAGTGAGGACGACCATCCCTGACCCAGTCGGCAGCTCTCCGGTCCCGTCCCTGGTCGTGACCGGTGTCCTTGTCCTCGTTCTCCTCCTGGTCCTCCTCGCACCACGACTCAACCGATGGGCCGACCGTAAACTCGCCCGGTTCCGTCGAGAGGAAGAACTCCGGGGGTTGACCACGATCAAGATCGATCTCCGGTCGTCGACTCCGGTGACCGAGTGCAAGTCGTACCCCAGGATCGACTCGGCCGTTGCTACCCTCCCTCCTCCCTGGGGGAAGAGGTCCCAGGACCTCCGACCGTTCTGGGTCCGGAGGATGCCTCGGTCGTGGTACGAGTACCTCTCCCGACGGGTCTGGTTCCGACGACTCGTCTGGAGAGTCGTGACCAGTCCGAGGAGAATCAACCGAATCATGTACGTCGATCTCGCAGAGAAGGAGGAGTGACGTGTCGAAGGAAGTCAAAAGGGAACGACCGACGAAGAAGAACGAGTACCCCGAGACGTGGGGCCAGAGGTCCAAGTTCGTCGACCTGGTCAGTCGGGCAGCTCTGGGGCGGGACCCGAGGACGTTGACGCCGGTTCTCGGAGCGGTCCGACTCGTCGTCGGGGAGGACAGTCGACTCCTGGCCCAGTCGACCGACCTGGAATTGAGGGTATCGGTCCGGTCCGAGGTGGGCTGGAACGGAAAGCCCTTCGATGTCATGGTCGACCCCGTCGTCTTCGGGAAGATCGTCAAGCCGAAGAAGAAGGCGAACGACGGACCGATCAACCTCTCGGTTCTTCCGAACCCTCTCCCGTCGGCTTCACCGAGGATCAAGATCGACGTCGACGGACTCGCCTCGTCTCTCCTGACCCCCGGGTTCGTCGAGGACTTCCCCGAGGGGTACACCGAACCGACCGACGAGAGGGTCCTCTGGACCTGGCCCGGGAAGGACCTGACCACGGCCCTCCAGTACCTCAACCCGTCGATCTGCACCGACGAGACGAGGTACTCCCTCAACGGGGTCCTCTTCCGCCCGGGTGACCTGGTCTCGACCGACGGTCACCGCCTCCACAAGATCACGAACCCGTCGAGTCCGGACGGGTGCGTCGAGTTCGATCCGGTGATCGTCCCCCGGAAGGTGATCGGAATCCTCCTCAAGCTGGTCGGTGGCTCGCCGGTTCGTTTCATGACCCAGACCGAGGGGACGGAGAAGAACGTCGACAACGAAGAGGTCCCGGTCCGGAGGTTCCTCTTCCGGTCCGACGACTGGGAGATCTGGTTCCGGCAGATCGACGGCGAGTACCCCGACACCGAGCAGGTTTATCCGAGCCGTCGGAAGATCGTCTTCGTCGTGTCGGTCGACCGTGACCAGATCATCCGATCCGTCACCCGAGCCCTCGACGTGATCGGGAGCCCCCAGTTCACCGGGGTTGCGGTTCACCTCCCTCCCCCTGGGGAGTCCACCCTCAAGATCACGGCGTCGTCTGCGACGGTCGGAGAGATCAAGACCGAGGTCGAGGGAGTCGTGGTCAAGGACCACCGGGAGGATGGCTCGACCCTCAAGGTCGTCGGAGTCAACGCGAAGTACCTCCAGGAAGCGGTCAAGGTCTTCGACTCGACCGTGACCCTCTCTTTCGTCGACGAACTCCTCCCCGTCTTCGTCGAGTCCGAGGAGGACGGGATCTCCTCCCTGGTCATGCCGATCCGTCTCTAGTCCGACTCCCCAGAAGTGGGCCTAATCTGGCCCTCTCTTCCTGGTCTAAAAGAAAAGGTTGACAACGGGTCCGAGACCTGGTACTCGTGGGGGCATGAGTCACCCGAACCCCAGGAGAGAGACCATGAGCAAGACCACGGTCCAGACCTTCGAGATCGCCCTCTACGGAAACCGCCAGGCCGGTTTCGACTTCCTGGCCGACGAGCCGCTGGACGGCGGGGACGTCCGGTTCTTCGAGGGGTCCCAGCCGTCCCCCGAGGTTCTCCGGTTCGGGACGGCGACCGAGGCTCTCTGGTCCGGTCTCCGGACCCTCCGGGACGGCGGGGCCGAGGACGGTTCCCGGGTCGTCGTGTACCAGGACGGAGCGGCCGGTCCCCGGTCCGCGATCCTGACCCTCGGGGACTTCCCGTACTTCGGCTCGATCACCTGGGGACCCGCCCCGGTGGTCGAGATCCAGATCGACGATCTCCTCCAGGCTTCCGAGTAGGAAGGAGAGAGAAGATGGACACGACCAAGATCGAAGCCGAGACCCTCGTCGCCCGGACCGAGGGTCGGAGTCTGACCGTGGACCCCGACACCTTCTTCGAGGGGACTCTTCCCCTCCTCTCGGTCCTCCACTTCTTCGACCGGGTCTTCGAGAAGGGCTGGTTCCGCCTCCCGAAGAAGAACCTCTCGACGGCCCGGTTCCTGGAGCGGTTCGGGGCGGTCAAGGTCCACCGGATCGACGGCCCCCGGTTCCCGTTCTACTTCGTCTCGATCACGGCCGAGGGGGAGGGGTACTTCCAGGCCCTCCAGACCAAGGCCGACAACCGATACCACTAGAGGAGAAGGAGACAGAGAATGGAAACGAAGATCAAAGCCTCCGACCTGGTCGACGGACTCTTCGACGGTGAGATCTCCGTCCTGGAGTTCCTCCACGACGCCCAGGTCTTCACCGACCACCTCTCGGTCGACGAGATCGAGACCATGTCCGACGCCGTCGACCGCCTGGTCACCGAGGACGTCGACGACTTCTGGGACCTCGACCCGGACGACCCCGGTGTCTCCGAGTACCGGGACCTGGTCGACGGTGTGTACCTCGCCCTAGACGTCGCCGTCCGGTCCGGACTGGTCGACTAGGAAGGAGATCGATCATGGCCGACAAACTCTTCCTCTTCCCTCACCTCCTCAACGCACTCCTCAAGGCGAATCACACTCTCCACGACCGGAAGCCGAAGGGGGCGACTGTTCTGGTCACAGAGCCGGTCTCCGGGGGTGTGAGGGTCGTCGTCGGTCCGTTCCACGGAATCGACAAGGCCCGTCGGTTCGTCCGGAAGATGCGGAACGTCCGGTGTCACTCGACGTCGAAGCCCCTGACCGTGACCGACGCCCAGGAGAAGGGTCTCGGCCCGAACCCGAAGTCGGACGTCGGTCACTGGGACTCGGGGTACTACTTCGTCGAGGTGACCCAGGTCTTCCCTAACCAGAACGAGAAAGGGTAGAAAGATGCGTACCGTCACGATCACCGTCCAGGAAACCGACACGGGTGTCCGTGTCACCGTTCACGACCTGGAGTCCCAGGAGCAGGACATCGACTCCGAGGTCTCGTCGGCCTTCTTCTCCGACGTCCGGGAGGCCGCGAAGTTCTGCACCCGGTTCAACACGCACCTCCGGAACGAGACCGCCTTCTCCTTCACGACCTCCGACCCCCTCAAGCACCCGGGCAAGGTCGACCTCACCGTCGAGACACAGAAGGGGGAGACCCTCCTCGACGCCCTCCAGATCAACCCGTCCACGGGGATCGAGTTCGTCCAGGGGTACCTCTTCCCGGGGGTGAAGTCGTGACCAAGTACTTCGACGACGCCGTCGGACAGGTCACCGAATACGCGGACACGATCTCCGACGACGACACCTTCTGGAGAGGTGTGTGCGAGGTCGAGGTTGTCGTGATCGAGGAGGTCCGACTCAACACGGGGGACCGTGAGTTCCCCGAGGACCTCCGAGAGAAGATCATGACCGCGATCTCGGTCGACCGGGCGTACGTCTCCCGGAGGGTCGTGACGGCGACCAGGATGTCGACCCTCCTGGGGTCCCTTCACGCCCTCTTTCACGACCTGGCAGCTCGTCGGATCGAGACTCGGTTCGGTCGGTGGTCGGACGACCCGAGAGGGAACTTGAGGTCTCGTCGGGTCCACGACCAGGACCTCGGTCGACGACTCGGTCTGGTCCACTCGGACGCCCTCTAGTCCTTGGCATAACATCCCGTCAATCCTATCTTTTAATACGCACTAAAATAAACGGTTGACAACGGGTCCGAGACCTGGTACACGTGGGAGCATGAGAACGAGAACCCAGACGCCGAACGCACGACCCCTGACCAGGAGGAAGAAGATGGACACGAAGATCTGGACGACCGTCACCGAGGACCACGACAACGGGTACCGTGAGGTCCTCCTTGACGTGTACCTCAACCCGCACCACGTCGACCTCTCGACGAAGAAGATGGACGACCTCTTCTTCGTCGGTCCGGTCGGTCTTCTCCCCGAGGTCCTCTCCCTGACCTTCCCCGAGGAGACCGTCGAGTCGGTTGTGGTCACCCCTCACGGGTTCGGTGAGCACCGGAACCCTCACTCGACCCCCTGCCAGGAACTCTCGGCCGTGGTCTTCATGCTCGACGAGTCCGAGAAGTTCGGTCCCGTCCAGGTCTACGGGACCCACCCCGGACAGCCGCTCCCGTCGACGCCCCCCGAGGACGGGACCCTCACCCTCGACCTCCCCGACGACATCGACTTCGACACGGTCCAGGCTCTCGACGCCTGTCCCGGGTGCGGGTGTGTCCCCGGTGACGGTGTGACCGAGGGGTGTGACCATCCGGACGGGTGCGGGTACTACAAGCCCACGACCCCGGACCTCGGTGAGACCGACCACGACCAGAGCCTCCAGGTCTCGATCCCCGAGACCTTCGAGGAGGTCCTCGGTCTCTCCTCCGAGGACGACTGGGCGACCGATTACGGTCTCTCGATCTGGTCCGAGTCGGGTGACCCCGACGACCTGGTCCGGGTCGGTGGGACGGACCTCGACCTCTGCCGTCTCCGGGCCGACCTCCTCCGGACCGACACGGACATCGGTCGGGAGTCGGCTCGGACCATCGCCAAGGCCGTCGCCCTCCACCGTCTCCGGAACCTGGAGACGGTGATCAAGGACCAGGACCCGGTCGGTTTCGAGGTCGGGTTCCTTCTCGTCCAGGATTCGATCACCCTCGTCGAGAACGACGACGACCTCACCGAGACGTACCTCAACGACCTCTCGCACCAGTGTTTCGACAACGGGTTCGCCGGTTACGGGAACTCGGTCGAGAAGATCATCCGACTCCTCGGTCTCCAGGGCCGGAACTAGGAAGGGAGAAAGAGAATGTCAGGATACGAAAACGCCCCCGCGACGAAGATGCTGGCGACCCACTGTGCCGCCTGCGGGAAGGAACTCGTCGACGCCCGTTCGGTCGAGGCCGGGATGGGTCCGGACTGTCGGAAGAAGTACCAGATCCCGGACACCCTCGACGACGAGACCCGGACCGAGGCGAACCGTCTGGTCTACCAGATCGCCCTCGACCAGAAGGGTCCCCAGGTCGTCGCCAACCTCGCCCGACTCCGCGACCTCGGGTGTGACGTGATCGTCGACCGGATCGTCAAGAGGGTCCGACCCATCGAAGTCCTCGACGACGGCGAGGGTCGGTTCGCCCTCAAGACGCCGTACGACCCCGACTTCGTCGGTCACCTCCGGACCGTCCACGGTCGTCGGTGGGACCGGGAGCGGAAGGTCTGGACCTTCCCGAACTCGCAGAAGCCCTGGGTCTGGAAGGCTCTCCAGAAGTCCTATCCGGGGACCCTCGGTCTCGGTCCCCGTGGTCCCTTCACCGTCCCCGCCTAGCACCCTCTCTCAACTCACCTCTCCGGAACCGACCTCCCTCCAGGACATCCCGGAGGGAGACCCTCCTCCCGGCGAACCCGAGGAAGTGACCACGGTCGAAGAGACCGTGCGAGAGGACCCGGACACGGCCCTCGACGAACCGACGTCCTCGGTCCGTCAACCGGTAGAGACCGACCTCGGTGTCGTGACCTTCGACGAGTTCCCAGGAGACGAGACGTGAGACCTCCTTCGACCGGAGGACGTGTCGAGGTGCGTGTCGGGCGACGTTCGTCCATCCTGGGGAGCCTGGGGCGGTGTAGAGCCACTCCACGATCCGACCCATCCCGGCATTAAACCGTCGACGGTAGACCTTGACCTGTCGGTCACAGCAGGGACACCGGACGCCCTCGGGATCGAACTTCCTCTCCTCAAGGTATTCCTTGATCTCGTCGAGGGTCCAGGCGTCGTCGGGACGGGTCACCGTGGTCTCTCCCTCTTGACCTTCTTCTTCGGTCTCGACCTGGTCGGGGCCGGGGTCGGAGCCGGTCCCTCTCGACCCTCCCGACGAGCTGCCATGATCGGCTTGACCAGACGACGGACTCTCTTCTCGACCCGAGCCCGGTCACGGTCGACCAGGACGACGAACGGGATGGTCACCTTGATCCCCTTCTCCCGGAGACGGACGTCGAGGTTCGGGAGTATCCGGACCTCGTCGACGAAGAGTCCCCCGATGTCGTGCTTGAGGGACTGGAAGTACCAGTGCTGGACGTCGGTGTCGAAGTATCGGTACTTCGACTCCTGGACCGACCGGGCGACTCGGGCCATGACCAGGTCGACCCCGAGTCCCTTCTTTCTCTTCTTCCCCACTGGTCACCTCCTGGGGGATAGTTCGGAGCTGCCAGGTTCCCCAGGTTCCCTCTCCCGTGAGAGTCTCCAGGACGGGAGAGGGGATCTCGGGGGTCTTCGGATACCCGTCGATCCCCGTTTGCGCCTCCTGGGACGGCTCTGGAGGTCCTGGACACCTTCCCGGCCGGTCGTGTACCCCAGAGACGGACCCCGAACTATCCCCAGGAGGTGACCAGTGGACCGACTCCCCCTCTCGTACCGGGCCAAGCTCTACCGGGACACGTTCCCCCAGTTCCCCGACTCCTGGCCCTGGGTCGAGACCGGGAGGTGGCTCAATGCGATCTGGGTCACCGGGAACGACTATCGGGGGTCCGGGTATTATGGGTCGTATCCGAGGGGGTACCTCCCCCGGGTCTTGAGCCTGTTTCCGGACCGGGTCAGGACCCTCCACGTCTTCTCGGGGTCACTCCCTCCTCGACCTGGAGAGGTCAGGGTCGACCTCCTCCCGAACCCCGACGCCCGAGCCGACGTGAAGGCCGACGCCCGTCACCTCCCGTTCGGTGACCGGACCTTCGACCTGGTCCTGGCCGACCCACCGTACTCGTCCCTGGACGCGGAGAGGTACGGGACGACCATGCCGAGTCGTCTGGCCGTGGTCCGGGAGATCGCCCGGGTCCTGGAGCCCGGGGGATACCTGGTCTGGCTCGACCTGGTCCGTCCCATGTACCGGAAGTCCGAACTCGAAGGGGTCGGGTTGATCGGGATCGTTCGGTCGACGAATCATCGGGTCCGTCTTGCGACCATCTTCCGTCGGAGGTGACGGGGTGACTCTTCTGGTTCGGCAGCTCCTCGACGAACTCCACGACACGGGTCTCCCCGACCGGCTCCTGGTCGTCCGAGCCCTGGGTCCGAGGCACACCCTCTTCGAGTGGGTCCTCTGGCACCGAGGTCCTGGTCCCGCGTTCCAGTTCGTCGGTCCTCCGTCCAGGACGATCCCCCGATGGGACCCCGACCAGGGAGCCGGGGGGATCTGGGTCTTCGATCTCTGGGAGGAGGAGTACCGTGGTCCGAAGAACCCTCACCCGGAGTTCTCCTTCCTGGATCTCCTGTCCTGGGTCGACGGTGACTTCTAAAAGGTGTCCTTGAGTGCGTGAGACCGTCCAGGACGGACGATCTAGTCTTCCCACGGCCCCCAGGTCCCCGACTCCAGGATCGCCCGACAGAGGTCCTCTCGGTTGTACCTCTTGCATCGGGTGAAGTCGATCTGACCGACGGCGTAGAAGGGGACCGAGGGTCCGTCGTACGACATGGTCAGGTCGATCACTCGGTCGCCCCATCGGGTCTCGACCCAGGCATGACCGTACCGACAGAACGGAGGGACTCGGAGGACGGGGTCACCGTGGACGACGACCCCGTCCTCCGGGGCGTGGGGGTGGAGGAGAAGGAACTCGGCCGCGACCTGGTAGCAGTGACCGGGTTCCTTCGTCGTGACCGATGGTCGGACATAGGGTCTCACAGGTCTCGGCCCCTCTGTCCCCAGGTCCAGAAGATCGACCACCTCCACCCGACGACGACCTGGTCGACGCACCCTCCGAGGGGATAGACGTGACCACCCGTCCTCTGCTCAAGACAACCCATTGACCGGCACTGGGCGGCGAACCTGGGGAGGTCCGACTTCTTCACCCGGGAGAGGTCGACCTTGACCGTCCCCCACCGATCACCGAACCCGCTCTCCTCCTGGAACGTACACCCCAGGTCGACCAGGGCTTCGACGGTGTGCTCCAGGTCCTCGACGTCCTTCCTGGTCAGTTGTCGACTCATGAGGCCACCACCTTCCTCCAGGAGTCGACGAACTCGACGGCCTGGTCGGAGGTGTGACAGGTCGCGGACACGACCTCTCCCCACCTCGCGGCTTTTCCCGGGATCTCGATCCGCTCCTCGACGGTGACGGTCCAGAAGTCACCCGACGTCTCGACGTGGTACCGATACATGGTCTTCCTCCTCGGCTGGTTTGTTCTCGGTCTCGGCTAGGCGACGAGTCGGGCCGTCTCCTCGGCCAGCTCCTCGGCTTCCAGGTCCTCCCAGGACTTGAAAACGACCTTGGCTCTCTTCGCGGGGGTGTCGAAGTCCATCCGACGCTCATTGACGTGCGACCAGATTCCCCGAGGACCCTGGACCTCGAAGATCCCGGACCGACGAGAACCCAGAGGAGCACCGTTCTCCCGGGCGATCTGGATCGCCTCTTCGATGTCGGTGTCGGCCGGGAGGTCCACGTTGATCCAGTGGGCGTTGTAGTCGTCGCCGTCCTGGGACCAGTACTCGTCGAAGGTCATGCCGAGTTTCCGGAGGGTCGAGGTGGTGACCTCACGACGGAAGAAGAACGTCCAGGTCGTGTCCGCGCTCATTGTGGCCTCTCTCTCGCTGGGGTTCGTCGTTCTCATGCCCCCACGTGTACCAGGTCCCTGTACTCGTGTCAACCATTTTTTTTAGACGACTACTTCTAGCCACTGATTACTGGTAGTTACAAGACCTGCCAGAGAGCTGCCAGAAGGGGTCGGAGGACGAAAAGCGGGACCCCTGCCGGGGGTCCTCGGAGGGTCCGAGTTCGTCGATCTCGACCAGACCGAGGTCGGAGTCCGAACTATCCGACGGAGGTGGTCGAGTGCAAAAACGACGACCCAGGAAGAGACCACCGAAGACCGAACCAGAGGTCGACGTCCCCGAGGTCGGACCGTCCGAGTCCGACGACCCCGACGTCGAGATCAAGGTTCGGACCGTGAGAGTGTCGATGGAACGGGTCTACAGGGTCGGAGAGTTTCGGACTCTCCGGTACGGCCTCGGGGTGGAACTCGAAGTCCCCGACGGAGCCCTCACGGACGACGTCGTCGAGCGGGGGACTCTCTTCCTGGATCGGAAGGTCGAGGAGTTCGCCACCGACAGAGCCCTCGATCACGTCCGGACTGTCGACCCGAACTTCGACGACCGTCCTGATCGGACTCCATTCGAGGACGACGAGGAAGAGGAGGACGACGACGAGGTCGACGACGACCTGGACGTCGAGGACCTCGAAGACGAAGAGGACGAGGACGAGGACGAGGACGAGGACGAGGACGAGGACGAGTGAGAACGATCCCCACCGGAGTCCCCGGGGTGAGTCGAGCCCCTTCCGTCGGCCACCCCGGGGACCCGACTCTCTCAACCGAACCCTTGACCCCGACGAGGTCGATCAGATACAACCGACATCTTGCGACTCCGATGGACGGAGCGGGGAGGTGACCGATGGCAGCTCGGAAGAAGAAGACCAGGGAGAAGACGGGGAAGGGGAAGTCCCCCCGTCTCCGACGGCAGGAGGTGTCGAAGATCGGGGAGTACGTCTACCGGCAGATCGAGAGACAGGGTGTGACCGCCGCCGCGTTCGCGGAGTCGGTCGGTCAGTCACCCCAGAACCTCTCGGCCATGCTCCGGACGGCCGACCCACGTCTCTCGACCGTGACCCGGATCGCGGGGTTCTTCGACCAGACGACCTCGAAGTTCCTGGCCGTCGTCGAGAGGTGGCACAAGGACAAGAACCGGAAACGGTGACCCGACTCCCAGGACGACCCAGTCCGACAATCCTTGACCGACTCTCCCTCCCTCTGCTAGGCTTCGGCCCACCGATACCAAGGGGACGATCCCCCGATTGGAAGGGAGAGAGACAATGACTCTGGAGAGACTGACCCAGGAGGACCTCGCCGGTTCCGGAGCGGCCGAGGAACACACCGCCGCCCTCAAGTCGAAGGTCAACGCGGCAATCGACCAGGTCAACACGAACTCACCGGTCGTCGAGACCCTGGACGCCCGGGGTGACCAGGTCGAGATCGACGAGATCGATCTCAAGGACGCGGGGACGACGGACTATTCCGCCGATCTCGGCGGTGACGGGACGGGTGAGTTCGTCCTGGAGGACGTGATCGTCCAGTGTCTCACCGAGGACACCCTCTCCGGTGACGCCGAGATCACGGTCGGGACCACGGCCCTCGGGACCGAACTCCTGGCCGCGACCGCCCTGACCGCCCTGGACGCCGTCGGGGACACTTTCAAGATCGCAATCGTTGGTCTGCTCCCGACCGTGGCCGACAACGCCACCCTCCACGTCGCCGTCAGCTCGGCCGACTCGGGGACGTCGGGGACGGCGAAGGTCTCCCTCTCGGGACGACGGATCTAGTAGAGGTGGCGGGCGGCGGTCTGGAGGAGTTCCCCCAGTTCGGGGTGTGACTGCTCGAAGGCATCCCCCAGCTCCGACAAGAACCGGGCGACGTCCTGGTCGCCCGGTTCCCCCGCATTGAGGTTCCTCAAGCCAACCGTGATCGCGGGCTCCAGGTCCGGGAGGTCCTGGAGTTCGGTGAGCTGCCCGGAGAGGTCCTCGACCTCGGACTCCAGGCTCTCGATCTTCTTCTCGGCCGTCTCGTACTCGGGCTTGACCAGGTCGAGAACCTTCCGGACGACCGAGGAGGTTGCGGAGGTCGTTCCCGACTTCTGGATACGGGTGAGGATCTCGTCGACGTAGACCTTGACCCTTCGGCCGATCTTCCCGGACCCGAGGTCGTCCTGGACCTCCTTCGTGATCGTCTCGAAGATGTCCTCGTCGTCTTCGCCCTGGAACTCGTCTTCGCCCTGGAACTCGTCTTCGACCAGGTCGACGACTTGGTTCCAGTCCTTGACCTCGACTTCGTCTTCGTCCTTGTCCTTCGCCTCGTCGACCATCGGTGACCTCCGTCTCTTTTCGTCTGTCAGATAGTTCGGATCTCGCCCCCCGACAGGGCGAAGTCGCGGAACCTCTTGCGTCTCTTCTTCTTCGGGTGCTATCCTGCGCCCGTGAAGACGAGGGGAGTTTCGAGTGCGTCTGTCGAGGAGAGAATCCAGGGTCCGTGGCGGGTCGACCGAGTGTCACGGTATGGGGGGCTCGGAGGCTCCCCCCCCCTCTGACTTCCTGTCCGTGAGGTCGACCCGCCACACCTTTTCAGTTCCACGTACCACGTTGAGGGAGGGCTTCGATGGAAGCGATTGAAACTGCCGGGGCGGTGGCGATTGCACTGGGTCTGATCGAGGTGATCAAGCTACTCGTGAGCAAGCTCGGGAAGAACGGGAACGCCCCGTCGACTCTCTCTCCCGAGGACCGAGAACTCCTCCGAGAGATGGCGAAAGGAATCCAGGCCCTCGTCGCCGTCCATAACAAGACAGACGAGGACGGGATCCCTCTTCACTACACCCCGAGATCTTCCATTCGTATCCAGCAGGACATCGCCAGGACACTCCAGTCCGTGTCGGGAGTACAAAAGGGGCTTGTCCGGATCGTCCAGGAACTTGCGACCAGGATCTCGGGGTGTCCCTACAACGTACCGGGCCGTGAAGCCACGTCCCCAGGAACGCCCAGTCCGTTGACTTCTGCCTCGGAGTAGAGGTCACGTCGACCGGGGGGTCAATGGCGAGACGAACGACAACGGCGAAGAAGAGAAAGACAGCGACCGGAGCTGCCGAGAGTCGAGACGAACTCCTCCGGGTCGTGACCGAGTACCAGTCTCTCTCGGACGAGATCATCCGACGGGCCGTGATCGACGAGTCCCGATTCGACATCCTCGCCTCGGAAGTCCTGGGACTTGAGGTCGAGGAGGCGCACCTTGAACTCCTCGCGTTTGCTCTCCAGCACAAGAACTCCCTTCACCTGGCCTTCCGGGGGTGCGGGAAGACGACGACTCTCACCGTGGTCTATGCCATCGGTCGAATCCTCCAGGACCCCGAACTCCGAATCTTGATCGGTTCCCAGTCCCTCGGGTACGCGAAGACCATCCTAAAGGAGATCAAGGGACACCTTGAGTCAGAACGGCTAACCGAGGTCTTCGGTGATCAGAGGTCCCCGACGAAATGGGAGGAGACCGAGGCGACCGTCCTGGGGAAGACCAAGGTCACGAAGGAGTCTTCGTTCACGGCCCTCGGGTGTGAGGGTCAGCTCACCGGTCGACACTTCGACATAATCCTCGTCGACGACCTGGTCTCCGAGACGAACTGTCGGACCAGAGCCCAGAGGGAAAAGGTCAAGACGTTCTTTTACAAGACCCTCGACCCGTGTCTGGAGCCCGGGGGTGAGAAGAAGGTGATCGGGACGAGGTATCATCCCCTCGATCTGTACGGTCACCTCTGCGACCACGAGTACTCGTCGTCGGCCCAGATCATCCCCGCCCTCTTCGAGTACGAGGAGGTCGATCCATCGACCGGGAAGATGGTCACCCGGTACGAGTCGTCGGCTCCTGGTCGGTTCCCGGTCTCGTACCTCCTAGAGAAGCGGGACACGATCCCGACTATTGTCTGGCTCACGCAGTACCAGTGCGAGACGTCGAGGTACCACGGAAGGGTCTTCCGGCCCGAGTTCTTCGAGAGGGAGGGGTTCTACTTCTCCGGTCCTCTTCCCGAGGGTTCGTTCAAGTACCAAGCTGTCGACCCGGCCGTCACCGAGGACACGGCAAACGACTTCTTCGCCCTCATGACCATCGCCGTCGACGGTGACGGAGACGTCTGGGTCGACTCGTACGACAACGTCCGACTTGAGTTCCCGGACCAACCGGATCACTGTATCGACAGATTCGACGAGGAGGACCCGATTCGTCTGGGGATCGAGAGCAACGCTTACCAGAAGGCACTCGGTCAAGAGATCCTCCGACGAGCCCCTCACCTCAAGGGAAGGGTTGTCCCTCTTTTCACCGACCGGGACAAGATGACTCGGGCTCTCAAGTTGACGGCGTACTTCCAGACTGGCAGGATACACCTCCGTCGAGAGCACTCGGACTTGGTTGAGCAGCTCCTAGAGTTCCCGGAAGGCGAGCACGATGATCTATTCGACGCCCTCGACTTGGCCGTCCAGCTAGGGACGAGGACCAGGGTCAAGAGGAAGCGGCGCAAGGAGTTCGGGGTCCTCTAGGAAGAGAGGTTCTAATGGCGAAGAAGAAGACCCGAGTCCGACCTAGGCTCAAGGTTCTCAAGGCCGAGTCGGTCGGTTCCTCCCTGTCCGGTCGGACGCCCTCCGAGGCGGCGGCTTCCGCAACGGTCGACATCGGTTCTCACGACGACGGCCGTCAAGTGGTCAAGGCTCTGGTCGTCGGACCCGACGCGAAGATCGACGGACCCGTGTCGAGGGCGATGGGCGACGACCCGTTCAAGTCTCTCCTCGGGTCGAAGACCATCCTCGCCCCGCCTCTCGACCCTCGTCTCCTCTCGACGATCTGGGAGCAGAATACGATCCTCGGTCCGTGTATTGCGACCATGATGGTAAACTGCGAGGCCTTCGGGTACCAGTTCGTCCCGAGGGTTCCGATCACCGAGAAGACCGACCCGAAGGTCCTCCGTCGGATGGACGAGGAGAGGATCATCCTGGACAACTTCTTCCAGAACTCGGTGATCGAGGGCGACCTCTCCTTCACCGGTCTCCGGTTGGAAAAGAGGCGGGACCAGGAGTCCGTCGGGTGGGGGTCCTGGGAAGTGATCGAGGGTCATGACAACGGACCGATCCTCGGGTTCAATTCCCTCCCCGCTCACACCGTTCGGATGTCCCCCCTTCAGGGTGACCGAGTCGCAGTGAAGAAGAAGATCCTCGTCCGGGGTGAGGACGGGACTCTTCGGTACGTGGACCGGGTCGTCTGGAGACGGTTCCGGAAGTACGTCCAGGTCCGGGGGAGCAAGATGGTCTGGTTCCGGGAGTTCGGTGACCCCCGGGTTATGGACTATCGGGACGGGGAGTACAAGGACCCGGCCCGGGTCAAGCCGAAGTACCGGGCGACGTCCGTTCTCTTCTGGCCCCTCAACACGTCGTCGAGGACACCGTACTCCCTCCCCCGGTACGTCGGGAACCTCCTCGGACTCTACGGGTCCAGAGCTGCCGACGAGACGAACTTCTTTACCTTCGAGAGCAACAATATCCCGTCGATGATCGTGACGGTCAGCAACGGGATGCTTTCGGACGGTTCGGTCGAGAGGCTCCAGGAGTTCGTCGAGAAGGCCGTCCAGGGGTCGAGGAACTATTCCCGCTTCCTGATCCTGGAAGCCGAACCCGTCGTCGAGGGGGTGAGGGAACCAGGGAAGGTCGGGATCAGCGTGGAGAAGATGTCGGACCAGCAGAGGACCGACGCCATGTTCGTCGATTACAAGAAGGGCGGGACCCGGGAGTGCCGAGCTGCCTACCGACTCCCCGACATCTTTTTCGGTGAGGCCCCGGAGGGAGGTGCGGTCGGAGCCATGACCCTCCTCCGGAAGCTGACCGACGAGCAGGTCTTCCACCCGGAGAGGATGTCCTTCGACGAGCGGATCAACCGAACGGTTCTCCCTCGTCTCGGGGTCGTGTACCTCAAGATGCAGAGCAACACTCCGGAGACCACGGACAATGCCGACCTGATCCGTATCCTGGCGATGGCCGAGAAGTCCGGAGGAGTCACCCCCGGGATCGCCCGTGAGTTCCTCGGTCGGGTCGCCGGTCGTGATCTCGGGATGGTCGAGTCGATCCCGGCCGACGTCCCGTTCTCCCTCCAGGTCGCCTCGGCCCAGAGGAACCAGGGGGACCCGCTCTCTGCGAACTCGGTCCCAGGGACGAACGCCCTTCGTCGAATGGGGGCCATGACTCGACGAGACCTGGGGATCGAGAAGTCGGCCGAAGTCGACGAGGACACGGTCGAGGGTGAGGTCCTGATCTCCGCTCTGTCGGCTCTGGCCGAGAAGGTCGAGAACGCCCTGGTCGAGAAGAGGACAGGACCAGGAGGACACCGAGCAGACGGGACAGGACCTCACGGTCGGGGGATGGGTCCCGGTGGGGGTCGTGGAGACGGGTCCGGTCTCGACGACGACGAGAAGAAAAAACCAGTCAAGAGGCAGCGGCCGAAGAAGATCAAGACGTGACCCTCACTCTCCCAGACACCGGGGTCCTCTCCTTCGAGGACCTGATCGACCGGGCGACACCGGAGCAGCTCCGGGTGGTCAAGACCATCCTCGGAGAGCACCTCGCCGTGGTCGATGCGAAGAGGGCTCCGACGACGTTCCTGGGGATCGAGAAGGAACTGGAGGAGGCTCTCTCCGACAAGTGGGACAAGACGGGGAAAGCTGCCGTCGACAAGGGCGTCAAGACCCTCCGGGACTATGAGGAGGGGAAGATCACTCAAGCCCGGATGGACAAGGTCCTCGCGGACCTTGAGGCTGCGATGGGAGTCAAGTACGGGACGTCCACTCTCCCGGACTTCCGTCGGGCCGTCCTCCAGACCTGGAGACTCTCGTCGAAGGCCGAGGCCCAGAAAGCCGGGGTCCGGTGGACGACCAAGCTGGTCGACGAGACAGCGGTCAAGACCCTCTCCGAGAATCACACGTACTGGATCGGGAAGTTCTACGGGGACAGTCTCTCGGACGGGATCAGGTTTGCGACGAGGAAGGTGATCGTCGAGGAGGGACTGGCAGGAAAGGACGCCGCCGCCCGGTTCCGACGAGTGGCCGACTCGTTCCTCAAGGGGAAGGGGTACACGAAATTCCCCGAGGCACCTCCTCCGACCTGGAACGGTACGCCCGACGACTACTTTGCCGGTCTGGGGAATCATGTCGGGACACAGGCCCGAGTCTTCGGACGGATCGAGACGTTCGGACGACTCGACCTCAAGACGTACCGGATCGTCGCCGTCCTGGACCGGAGGACGTCGAGGGTCTGTCGTCTCATGCACGGACAGACCTTCACCGTCGAGCAGGCTCAACCGACTCTCGACGCCTGGACCAGCACCGACCCGGAGACGGTCAAGGACAAGGCAGGATGGATGCGGATCGAAGACCTAACCGAGCTGGCCGGGTTGACGTACGACAAGGACACCGTCCTCACCTCACCGAAGATCTCGTCGTCCGGTCTGTCCGATCTCGCTTCTGCTGGTCAGGCCCTTCCCCCGTACCACTTCCGTTGCAGGACGGACGTGGTCAGCGCATAGGAGACGGGGAATGAAGATCAAGGACATTTCGCCCGAGTCCCTGGAGGGAGTCCCCGACGAGGAACTCCTCTCTCTTCACCTCCGGACGCATCAGCTCTACGGTGCGAACTTCGGTCCGGACGCACCTCCGGACCGGGGGTACCGGGACGACGAGGGCAACACGGCCGTCGACGGTCTCCTCGTCGGGAACGAGATTGCCCGGAAGATCTGGAAGGACGATCTCGACGAGGTCACCTTCGAGAAGAAACCGGGGAACGTGGCCCGAGGTCTCTTCCTCGTCTCGCTAAAGTTCACGTACGGGATCATCCGTCTCGGTCTGCCGAAGGAGGGGACCCTCAAGTATCCGGTCGAGTACTTCCGACCGTTCAAGGTCCCCCTCCCGTACAAGGCAGCGTCGACGGGTGGGTTCCTGGCCCAGAAGGTCGAGGTCACCTCGGACGAGGGTCCGCTCTCCCTGGAGACCCTGGTCAACGCTCACCTCTTCATTCTCGACGAGATGGACAAGAGGAACCTCAAGCACCGATGGGCGTCCGAACTCGACGACGAGGGGGTCCCCACCGTCGAGAAGGAGGCCGGTCTCTTCGGTCGGGAGGATGCCTACTCCTCGGCCGGTCTGGAGTACTGGGAGGACGACGTCGTCGACGACGACGGTGGAGAGGAGGGGGACGGTGTATCGACTTCGCAAGAGGGTTGAGATCGACTCGTCCCACTACCTCCCCGCTCACCCCGGGAAGTGCCGTCGTCTTCACGGACACCGATGGGTCTTCGAGGTCGAGGTCACGGCCGAGGACGTCGACGAGACGACCGGGATGGTCGTCGACTTCGGTGACCTGGCCGCACCGATCAAGGCCCTCGACCATCGGGTGATCAACGAACTCGATCCGTTCACCCGAATCCCTCCGACGGCCGAGAACCTGGCGAAGTGGGCCGTCGAGGAGGTCTGGGGTCTGGCACCGACCGCCCTGTCGGTCACGGTCACCGTCTGGGAGACGCCGAGTTCGTCGGTCTCCTGGACGAAGAGGAGAGACGACCGGTGACGTACTCGGTCTCGGAGGTCTTCTATTCCCTCCAGGGAGAGGGAGTCCGAGCGGGAACCGCCGCCGTCTTCGTCCGGTTCGCCGGGTGTAACCTTCGCTGCACCCGTGAGGTCGACGGTTTCGATTGTGACACCGTCCACGACCAGAGCTGCCGACTCACGGTCCAGGCCCTCGTCGAGAAGGTCAAGGTCGTCGACCGTGGTCCGTGTCGGTGGGTCGTCTTCACCGGAGGAGAACCGGGGCTCCAGGTCGACGACGAACTCGTCCGAGCCCTCAAGTCCGAGGGGTACCGCCTCGCCATCGAAACGAACGGGACGGTCGACCTCCCGTCCGGTCTCGACTGGGTCACGGTCTCACCGAAGCCGTCGGCTCCTCGACTCGTCGTCCGTCGGGCGAACGAAGTGAGGTTCGTCCTGGACGAGAGTCGGGTCCCTCACTGTGTCGACGAGATCGACGCCGATCACTACACGGTCTCCCCGGTCTTCGACGGGGACCAGTTCGATCCGGCAGCTCTGGTCTGGTGCGTTCGGTACTGCCTCCACGACCCACGGTTCCGACTGTCGGTCCAGCAGCACAAGTTTTGGGGTATCCAGTGAAAGAAGAAGACAGGAAGGAAGCCGAGGGTCTCGTCCGACGGATGATCGAACTCCTGGGGGACGACCCGGACCGACAGGGTCTCAAGGACACCCCGAGTCGAGTGGTCCGTTCCTGGGAGACCCTCTTCGGGGGGTACGACCAGGACCCGAAGACTCACGTCCGGACCTTCGACACCTCGTACGATCAAGTCGTGGTCGTGAAGGGGATCGACTTCTTCTCGACGTGCGAGCACCACCTCTTGCCGTTCCACGGACACGTCGGGGTTGCGTACATCCCGAAGCCGAACGGTCGTGTCCTCGGTCTCTCGAAGGTGGTCCGGATCGTCGAGGTCTTCGCCCGTCGTCTCCAGATCCAGGAGCAAATGACCCAGCAGATCGCGGAGTCGATACAAGACGCGGTTGACCCTCTCGGTGTCGCCGTGGTCGTCGAAGGTCTGCACCTCTGTATGATGGCCCGGGGAGTGAAACAGGCCCACGCCTCCGCGACGACGTCGTGTCTCCTCGGACGTTTCCGGGAGAGTACTTCGGCCAGGGCCGAGGTCCTCTCTCTCCTCAAGGGAGGGTGAGAGAATGAAGACGGTTGCGATTCTGTCCGGTGGTCTCGACTCGACGGTCATGGTCTGGAAACTGATCGCGGACCGGCACAAGGTCAAGGCCCTCGGTTTCAATTACGGTCAACGACACGTCCGGGAACTCCTCCACGCCCGGGAGGTGGCAGCTCGTCTCGGGATCGAGTTCCGGGATGTCGACCTCACGTCGATCACCCCCCTCCTCGCCGGGAGCGCCCTCACGTCTCCCGAGGTCCCGGTCCCGGACGACGAGTACAAGGTCGAGACCCTCAAGGTCCTGGTCGTCCCGAATCGAAACATGATCATGCTCGCCGTCGCAACGGGGTGGGCGACGTCCCTCAAGTACGACTCGGTCTCGTACGCCGCCCACGCCGGGGACCATGAGGTCTATCCCGATTGTCGACCCGAGTTCACCGAGGCACTCGGGGAGGCGATCCGTCTCTCGGCCATGAGGGAGGTCAACCTCCTCCGTCCGTTCGTCGAGATGTCGAAGGCCGAGATCGTCCGACTGGGTCACGAACTCGGAGTCCCCTTCGAGCTGACCTGGTCCTGCTACAAAGGAGACCAGGTCCACTGCGGGACCTGTCCGACGTGCGTGGAGAGGAAGCGGGCGTTCCGTGACGCCCAGGTCCCCGACCCGACGGAGTACCTCGACGGATGATCCTCGTTCTCGGATACCTCTTGGCGGCGGTGCTCGCAAACCTCACCGTCGCCCACTTCGGACCGTCGTCGGTCTACGTCGTGGCCTTCGTCGCCATCGGTTTCGATCTCACCTGTCGGGACCTTCTCCACGAACGCTGGCAGGGACGGTCGTTCCTCCCGAAGATGTCGGCGTTGATCCTGGTCGGGTCGGTGATCTCATTCGTCCTCAACCGGGACGCCCTCCAGGTCGGACTCGCCTCGTTCTTCGCGTTCCTTCTGGCCGGGACTTCCGACTCGGTCGTGTACCATCGGCTCCGGTTCCGGTCTCGCTTTGTCCGGGTCAACGGATCGAACGTCGTGTCGTCCGGGGTTGACTCGCTGGTATTCCCGACGCTAGCCTTCTGGGGATTCGACCCGACCGTGACTCTGGGTCAGTTCTTCGGGAAGGTCCTCGGAGGTCTTGTCTGGGCCTGGATTCTGGGCAAGACGATCTGGAGACCCCGAAGGGAGGACGACTAGGATGGCCCTCTCGCACAAGGACTTCTTTTATTACGTCGAAATGAATCCGGCACACTGGAGGAGGTTCGCCCATATCCTCCAGGGCGAGGACGTCCTGATCTCCTTCATTCACCTCACGAAGAAGAAGGACCCCCGTCGGACCTTCACCGAGGAACTCAAGAAACACTCGGGGCGGGTCATGATCGACTCGGGTGGGTTCTCCAATTTCACCCGACCCGGGACGGTCCGCTTCGACGAGTGGGCCGAGTACGTCAAGGACGCGAAGTCGTGGTGCGACGAGTACGTGACCTTCGACGACCTCGGGTCCAGGTCTCGGACCCTCAAGTTCTTCGCCAAGGCTCGGAAGCTCGGTCTCGACCCCCTCTTCGTCGACCACCTCTGGATGCGAACCCAGAGGACCGAGGTCGACGCGATCTGGAAGTCGGCCGACAAGCTCTGTCTCTCCGGGTTCGCCCGGACCCTCCCGACGCAGAAGCCGTTTCCCGGTGACCCGAAAGCCCGGGTACACGAGGCCTTCGAGAAGGGGCGAGAGCACAAGACCTCGACTCACCTCCTCGCCGTGTCCTCTCTCCGTCGGTTCCTGCCCTACCTGGATCGAGTTCACTCCGTCGACTCGGCGGGGTGGGCCAAGGGAGCGGCGTTCGGGGCCGTCCTGATCTTCGACCCCGAGGACCTCGGGGGAGGTCTCGTCGTCCCCCGGGTCCGGGCCTACCGGTACCCCGGAGGAACGTCGGAGACGAACGCCGTCCTCTCGGCTGACCAGAAGAGAGAGTCCTGGGACTATCCTCTCCGGAAGTTCAAGGTCCCGACCCACTGGGCTTTGCCCCAGAGGGCGAAGGCCGTCTCTCTCTGGAACCTCAAGCGGTACATCAAAGCCGTTAAGAAGGTGGACCCCGACGACCTCCGGAAGAGGATCGCCCAGAGAGCCGAGGAGAAGAAGGTCTCGAAGTCGACGACGTACTTCTTCCTCGACGGGGACGACTTCGACTTCGACGGGATGGAACCGGTCGAGAAGAAGAAGGCCGAAGCCGAGATCGACCGAGACGAGATCAAGGGTTATCTTGATCAGGCCGGGGACTTCGTCGTCGTTCCCGAGTTCGTCTCCCTGGTCGGGTCGATGGTCACGGGTGATCCCGAGACTCCTCCCCAGGATGTCGACCTCCTCGTCCGTGGTCTACAACCCGACCCGAAGATCGAACTCAAGCTCGACCGGATCTTCCCCCCGGAGGTTCGTGAGCACGTCTCGATCATCTTCGATCCCCAGGGACCGAACTGGGACTCCCTCCCGTTGTACGACCTGGTCTGTCGTCGACGGACGGACGACCAGGTCAAGGCCGTCGACGAGCCGGGGTACAAGCCCTTCCCGTCTCGACATCCGGTCACGAAGGCCACGGTCAGGGTCGGTCGTCCGTTCACCCCCCTCAAGGCTCGGGGTGGATACCACCTCGGGGAGTTCTTCGACCTCGGTCCTCTCTGGGACCTCTGGGTCGACCCGAACCTCAAGTCGGGGAAGTCCATCGCCGTCGAGCCGAAGTACGACGGGATCAGGTTCACGGTCCACAAGGACGGAGACAAGGTCTGGGTCTTCACCGAAGACGAGAAGAGAGACCGGGCCGAGATCCTGGTCGACGTCGTCGAGGAGGTCAAGGGACTCAAGCCCGACCGACTGATCCTCGACGGTGAGCTGGTGAAGTGGGAAAAGGGTCAACCTCTCGCCCGTCACGACATGATGGACCTCGTCGTCGGCAAGGACCCGATCAAGGGCGAGGACCTCCGACTCAACGTCTTCGACGTCGTCTGGGCCGACGACGAGTCACTCGTCGACTCGACCTGGGAGGACCGACAGAAGGCCCTGCGAACGGTCCTCCCGGAAGACGGGAAGCACCTCCGACGAGTCCGTCCTCGGGTCGTCTCGAATCGACGGGAGTTCACCGCCGCCCTCAAGTGGGCTCGGAACTTCGTCGGTTCCGAAGGGGCGATGCTCAAGTTGACCGACTCCCCGTACGACCTCGACGGTCGCACCGGAGCCTGGGCCAAGCTCAAGGACGTATTCGAGATCAAGTGCGTCGTGATCGGTGTCCGCAAGAAGATGCCGACCGACCAGGAGGACCCGAAGTTCCGGTCGTCCCCCGGCCGGTGGACCTTCGAGGGGATCAAGGACCCGTCTGCCTACACGTACCGGTGCGCCGTCCGTGGTCGAGGAGGACAGCTCGTTCCCATCGAAGGGGAGAGGACGTACACCGACTCGGACCTCAAGGTCCGGTACGTCAAGGCCGGGGACAAGGACCCGGTCACCGGACAGGTCGCCTCGACCTCGGGGTGGAAGGGTGTCGACGACCCGGCACTCTGGAAGATGGGTCGAGGGTTCAAGAGTCGAGGTGCGGGCGACCTGGAGTACGGGATCACGTACAACACGGGGACCGAGGCCGAGATCGGTGACGTGATCACGGTCTCCCCTGTCCTGGTCCGTGACTGGGTCGGTGAGGACGGTCGACGACACTACTCCTGGACGTTCCCTATCGTTCGGGAGGCAGACCCGACCCGGGAGAAGCCCGACACCGTCGAGGACCTCCGACGGATCGCGGAGTCCTCGTCCGACCGTTCCCCCGAGAAGGAACCGAAGCCCGAAGAGGTCCAGGCGGCAGCTCTCTCGCCGTCGACCCTCCGACTCTCCTACCTCCAGAAACAGAAGAGGACGGACCTCGACCCGGACGAGACGAGCCGTGAAGAGTCGAGGGAACTCACCGAGGCTCTCACGGGTGATCCCTACCAGGTCGAGCAGAAGGGAGCGAAGTCGTACCCGTTCGTCTTCCAGTACCATTATCGAGGGTTCTGGTCGGACGAGGAGAGGGACCAGCTCCGGAAGGCACTGGTCCGGGCCAGAGCTGCCAGAGACCGAGGTGAGAAGGACGAGGCTAGGACTCTCCTCAAGGGACTCTGGCAGGAGTTCTCTCCGCTCCGTCTCAAGGCACCGGTTGAGGAGATCCGAGAAGCGGCGAACCGGGCCGACGACGCAGGGGAGGGGAACGTCTCCCCGACCGTCCGTCGGTTCCTCGACGACAAGGTCCCCGACCTCGACGAACTCGACGACGTCGAGAAGAAGATCGTCAACCTCGGGAACGTCCACGGCGATCTGCGAATGAAGTCTCCCGAGGGGAACTGGCTCGTCGGGTGGACACTCGATACCCCGAAGACGGCGGTCCAGACTCTCGGCGGGGAGGCCACTCCTCTCCTCCGGTCGATGGTCACCGACAACGAACCAGGGGACAACGTCGTCTCTCAACGGAAGCTCGTCCAGCCGGTGTCGTGGCTCAAGGTGGTCACGAAGGACAAGCCGGTTAAGAAGATCGGTCCGGGCGACGTCGGGTCGACCAGGGGGACCTCGGCCGAGTACCATTACGTCGACTCCGGTGAGGTTGTCTTCGGAGCACAGAAGACGGACTTTCACGAGTACTTCTTCTTCCCGAAGTCGGGGAAGTGGGGAGGTCGGTGGGGCGTCCAGTTGATCGAGGGTCGCCCCGATTACGAACGAGTCCCCGGCGAGTTCTGGATCACGAACCGACCGGCCAAGACCCAGACGCCCTATATCCAGACCCACGACCGGAAGGTCGAGGAGGAGAAGGCGAAGAAGGACAAGGTCGACCTCGTCTGGAACGAGGACACGATCAAGGCCCTCCGGAGGAAGAAGTACCCCGACCTGGCCGACGTGAAGAAGTCGACCGGCACGGACGCGGACACCGACGAACGGCAGCGGGTGTCGATCTCGATCCCGATTGTCAAGGTGGCGAAGGAGGAGCGGTACATCATGGGGATCGTCATGATCCCCGAAGTCGCTGACGCCCACGGTGAGGTTACCTCTGCGGAGGAGATCAGACAGGCCGCTCACAAATTCCTTGCGCGGGGTCCGAAGATCGGCTATCAACATAGCGAGACCCCCGGAGGCTTGACCCTGCTGGAGAGTTACATTGCGCCGGTCGACTTCGCACTCGGTACCAGGAAGATCGTCAAGGGGACGTGGCTCATGGCCGTCCGGGTCGACAACGACAAGATCTGGAAGGAAGTCAAGGACGGGACGATCACCGGTTTCAGTATCGAGGGGTACGCCCGCAAAGTGCCGGTGACCTGATCTGGGGCAAAGGGATTCGAGCATGTCGAGCACACCCGAGACGACGACAACCGAGAAGAAGGCCGAACGTCGTCTCGTCGATCTCCAGGTTTCAAACGTCGACCTCGTCGACGACGCCGCGAACGAAACGACGTTCTCTGTCGTGAAACGGAAGGAGGGCCGAGGGATGGCCGCAAAGAAGTCGAAGGTCCAGAAGTCGGAGGAAGAGACGGTCGCCACCGAGGTCGCCGGGGACGAGTCCACGTCGGGGGGCGAGACCACCGAGGAGTCGACCGAGGAGACCACCGAGGAGTCGACCGAGGAGTCGGCCGAGGACGGCGGCTCCGAGACCGTCGGGAACGACGGCGGTGACCCCCAGGCCGCGATCCTCAACGGCGTGTCGAAGACCGCCGAGGCCGTGACCCAGCTCGGGGAGCGGCTCGACCAGTTCCTCAAGGCCATGTCCGGGAAGAAGGACAAGACGAAGAAGGAGGACGAGGAGGACGACTCCGAGGGCGTCGAGAAGCAGACCGGCGGGGACATGGTCAAGATGATCAAGGACCACCTCGCCGCCGCCCTCAAGGTCACGGACCTCCCGGCCGACGCGAAGACCGAGATCGACGCGGCCATCGCCGTCCTCGGGAAGATGGGGACGTACCCCGACGCGAAGTCGAAGGACGGCGAGGAGGTCACCAAGGCCGGTCGGGTCTTCTCCGCGAAGAACCTCAAGACCATGAAGACGGCCTTCGAGGCCCTCGACTCCCTGATCAAGATGGTCGAGTCCGAGGCCGAGGACACGACCAAGGGGAAGACGAAGAAGACCGAGGACGAGGACGGCGACGAGAAGGTGACCAAGGCCGTCGACGGTGCCGACCAGGTGACCAAGGCCGTCAAGGGTCTCACCGCCGTCGTCGAGAAGGTGACCAAGCGGCTCGACGACGTCGAGGGGCTCGTCGGCGTCTCGAAGTCCCTGGGCGACGACGAGGACGGCGACGACAACTCGACCGTCCAGGAGTCCGGGACCTGGGACTCGCTGGGGCTGATCCCCGACGAGTTCACCGGCCAGAAGTAGATCGCCCCGGGGTTGAACCCGGGATCGTGAACACGGGGCTCCGGTGGGGATACCGTGGCCCGAAAGAGAAAGGACAGGAGGCCCACAATGGCAGTCGGAAACCCCGAGGTGCTCCGTAAGGCCGTGATCACGACCGACGCGATCACGACCGCAGGCAAGCTCAACCCCGAGCAGGCCGACAAGTTCATCGACTACGTCTTCGACGTGACCAAGCTCAAGGGGAACGCCCGGACGATCAAGTTCCGGTCGGAGCAGTACTACATCGACAAGATCGGTGTCGGGGCGCGGGTCGCGGTGCCGAAGGTCGAGGCCAAGGACCCCGGGGTCCGTCGGGGCGTGTCGACGTCCCGGGTCACCCTGCACCCGCAGGAGATCATGTGCCCCTTCGAGATCTCGTACCAGATGCTCGAACAGAACCTCGAAGGGGAGGCCCTGGCCGAGAAGCTGATCCGTCTCTTCTCGATCCAGTTCGGGAACGACATGGAGGAGCTGTGCATCCAGGGTGACCAGCTCGGTCGCGCGGTCCTCCAGTCCGAGTACATCGACGGCGGCGACCCGACCCGGTACGTCCGGGACAACTATCTCAAGCTCCAGGACGGCTGGCTCACCCTGGCGCGGGCGGGTCACGGGGTCGATGCGGACCAGGCCAACGTGTCGAACCGGATCTTCTCCCGGCTCCTCAACGCCCTCCCCGAGAAGTTCAAGCGGAACCGTGGTCAGCTCCGGTTCTTCTGCTCGACCGACCTGGAGCAGAACTACCGCGAGAAGGTCTCGGCCCGCGCGACCGGCAAGGGCGACCAGGCCCTCATGTCCGAGGTCCCGCTGACCCCGTACGGGATTCCGCTGATCGGCGTCCCGCTCCTGCCGATGGGTCCCCGGATCGTCGAGCACGTCGTCCTGACCGGCACCACGGCGGTCCCCCTGCTCTACAAGGGGATCACCTCGGTCGTCGTGCTCCCGTCCGACCTGGACCAGACCCCGACCACGCCGTACGTCGAGGGCTCGGGCAACGACTACAACCTCACGACCGCCGCCGACGGGACCGTGTCCATCGCCCGCGACGGTGCGTCGACCATCCCCTCCGGGGCGACGGTCAAGGTGACGTACTCGGCCCTGGCCCAGATCATCCTCACGCACGAGAGCAACATGATCGTGGGGCTGAACAAGGACACCGTCCGTCTGGAACGGGACCGCGACATCTTCGCGGGCGTCCTCCAGTTCGCCCTCACCGCCGACCTCGCCGTCGAGTACGAGGAGGCCGACGCCATCGCCTTCGCCTACAACGTCGGGACCGACGTCTAGGTCGAGGAGACGTCGTCGACCGAGTGACCCAGTTCCATCCGAGGGGGCGGGGGTGTGACTCCCGCCCCCTCGACTTCTGTCCATAGCCCGAGAGGAGGAGGAACCTCATGGCAACCGCGAGGAAGTCAGGGTCGAAGAAGAAGACCGCTGCGAAGACTCGCCCGTCGAAGAAGAAGACGTCGAAGAAGAAGACGTCGAAGAAGGTCTCCGTCGGGTCGAAGGTCAAGACCGACTTGCCGCCCCCGACACCGGCCGAGGGCGACGAGGGGAACGACCAGTCCGACCCCGTCGAGAAGAAGAAGGGCGAGCCCGACTCGACCGGGAAGCCCTGGTGCTTCGGCCAGACCGACCAGCTCGACGAGGGTGAGGTCTGTACGGAGTGCGACCACCTCGACGACTGTGCGGCCGAGGTCGCCCTCACGAACGTCCCCCTCGACGAGCCCGACGACGACGACGAGACCGAGGGGACGTCGGAGCCGGTGGAGTCCGAGGAGAAGAAGCCGATCCGTCGGTCCCGTCCGAAGAAGACGGTCCTCGACGCCCCCGCCCCCGGGAACGGTGCTCGGGTCGTTCTGATCCAGGGCCGGTCGGACACCCCGGCCGGGGTCGGGGTCAGGTTCCAGGCCGGGGTACCGGTCCTGCTCAACGACCCGGCGAAGATCGACATCCTCCGGGGCAACCCCCGGTACTCGGTCGTCGAGGCCACGCCGACGAAGAAGTGAGGAGGTCCCCGATGTCCACCGAGTACACACACGGTCTCTCCCTCAAGTCCTTCGGCTCGTCCGTCGAGGTCCAGCTCCCCGACCGGAAGGTCCTGGTCAACGGCCGTCGACGTGTCCTGATCACGTCGGCCGAGAAGGACTGGGTCGAGGAGTCCGACGACTCGTCCCTCTTCCGTGTCCGTGAGCTGCCGAAGCCCAGGGCTCCCCGGAAGAAGAAGCCGGTCGAGCCGAAGACGGCCGAGCCGAAGAAGAGGAACTTCGTCGAGACCCCCTCCCGCGAGGAGATCGAGAAGGCCGACGAGGAGACCCGGAAGGCCCAGGAGGAGGAGAAGGCCGACGCCGAGGAGTCCCGGAAGAAGTCGAAGGACGAACGAGACGCCCGGAGACGGGCGAAGTCCACCGACGGGGACTCCGACACCCCCGAGGGGGAGAACGTCGACCAGGACGGACCTCCGGACCAGGACGACCCCCTCTCGGTCGAGGTCGGGGCGATGTCGGCCACGGTCGACCCGGGACCCGACGGGCAGCTCGGGACCGACGACGACGAGACCACGATCACCCCGAAGAAGAAGACCCGGAAGAAGAAGTCGAAGTCGAAGACCGAGGGGTGACCGACCCCTCGTCCGTCGGGGGGTCCTGTGCTCAAGATCAACCGCCGAGACGGTAGGACCCTCACCTTCGACCTCCTCACCGTCGAGGGTCTCGACGACTGGGTCAAGGCCCAGGGCGACCCGAAGTTCCAGTCCCAGATCTCCGGAGCCGGTATCCTCCACGACGGAGTGCTCCACGTCCTGACCATCCCCCAGGGGTTCCGGACGTTGTCCTTCGAGGCAGAGGTCCTCTACCGGAAGAACGGAGACGGGACCAAGGTTGCGGGGGAACGACTCACCTGCTACGCTGACCACGTCCGACTCACGGTGACCGTTCACCACGGGTCTCGTCCGAAGGTGGCGAAGTACTCCACCGCCCGGGTCGGACGAATGAGGTACAACCCGGCCCTCCACGGGCCGGTCAGGAAGGAGAGAGACTCATGAGTCAGACCCCACACAAGGACGACCCCCGAGCCCTCCAGACCGACGACGAGGGGCTCCCGATCCCCGCCTACAAGCTCACGGTCAGAGACGCAGAGCTGACCGGTGTCCTGGTCACGGTCGGGGCGACGGTCGAGGTTGAGGACCTGGAACTCCGAGGTCGGGTCGTTCGTCTCCAGGTGAAGAAGACGGCGGGCTCGGCCAGTAACTACTCGGTCCAGGTCCTCACCCGAGATCCGGACTCGACCCCGGCCCCTCACGACTTCGACGACGTGTACCCGACGACGTCTCACGCCGTCGCCAGCGATCCGGTCGACGAGAACGTCGACAAGGTGTACGAGAACCGAGACGGAGACGGTGGTCCGAGGAAGCGGTCCCTCTACGTCAAGATCATTCCGGACGACTCGGCCACGCCTAACGACTTCGACATCCGGCTCTCGGTCGAGCAGATGGTGTGAGGTCCTCTTGCGACCGAGGCAAATCACGGATGGTCTACGTCACGACTCTCTGGACGTAGGACCTCACGACCACCACGGCCGTCCTGCCTCGGTCGACTTCTCGGACACCTCCACCTCTCTCCCTCCCGGAACTGACTTCGACCTGGACGTCACTCTCCCGGCAGGAGACTACACCTTCGCCAAGGTGATCCTCCTCGGTCCGACGGTCAGTGACGGAGGTGGTCTCTGGAAGGAGTCGGCTGTCGTACTCGTGACCAGGTCTGCGTCGGAGGCCATGTCCGAGAGTATCCGGTACGCCTCTTTCAAAAAGACGTACGTCGCCCGGTACTCGAAGAACGTGGGGGACTCGTACCTCTCGCACAAGGTCTTCGACTCGAATACTTCCCACTCGGCTCGATACATCGCACTCAAGGACGCGGTCCTCACCGGATCGGTCCTCCGTCTGACCTTTCACAACTTCTTCGGCGGGAGTGCCTTCCTCTCCGTCAAGGGACAGGTCCTTGCGTGGTGAACCATGAGACCGGCTGACCGACAGATCCAGGACGGGCACGACGACCTCCTCGGGGTGACGTCGGAGCAGCACCATCCGATCCCCCAGACGATCAAGGTCCAGATCAATAGCGCGTCGATCTCCGGTCTCTCGTCGTACGAGCACCGGGTCTCGATAGGACCTGGTCACAAGACGTTCTTGGCGAACCTCCGAGGGAATGAGGTTATCCAGATCACCGGTCACGCCGGGGCTCTGGTCCTTGCCTCGGATTCGTCCGGTCAGTGCTCCGGGATCAGTGCCAAGCCGTACGGGGCTGGAGGATACTACACGTCGTATATGGGCGGGTACTCCCGACTCCACGGTGACTCGTACCTCACTCCGGACCTCTTCGGATCAAGTGTCCGGTTGAGGGACGCTTACATCGACACCGCGACCGACGAGGCGGTCCTTGAGTTCTACAACGTCAATGCGGCTTCTCGTTCCGTGGTCTGCTACGGGACGATCATGGTCAAGTAAGATGCGACCCGAAGACATCCTCCAGCACCCCACCTTGCACTCGGCTCTCACGGGGGTCCTACCCGATCAGCACCACAAGAAACCCACTCGGGTCGTCGTGTCGAATACCAGTCTCGTCGTCCCCCCTCTTCCGGGTGGTCCGAGTAACTGGGACATCCCTGTCGACTTCGACGCCGTTGCCGTCACTCTCAACCTCCGGTCCGTCCGAACCGTGGCCGAGGGTGGAGGCAAAGCCGGGGTGATCGGGATTGCGACCAGGTCCATCCTTGAGGCGACCTGTGCGAGCCTCGGGGGATACACCTCGATCTCGATCTCGGGGCAGAATAGCTGGTACTCGAAACCGGGAGGGAGTCTCCTCCTGTCGCACAAGGTCTTCGACAGCGCGGGAGGGTACATCGCTCTCACCGAGGCGTACTTGACCTTGACCGGTCCGACGACGAGAGTCCTCCGAACGACCTGGACGAACTTCGGGTCCAGCAACAAGACTCTTTCGGTGTCCGGAGTCCTGGGGGTGGTCAGTGAGTGATCGACTTCGAGTCCTCATGGTCTGTCAGGAGGACCCCGCTTTCATCCTGGGAGGGATGGGGCGTCACGTCGGAGAACTCGGCCGGAGTCTGGCCGAGAGGGACGACGTCGAGGTCGAGCTGCTGACCAGCGGTCGGGGAGAAGGGTCGGAGGAGTGGCACGGGTTCGTCCGTCACCTCTCCGACAAGCTGGTCTGTCGGAAGCCACAGAGCCCGAACTTGAACGCCCTTCGTCTGGCCGACTTCCAGCTCGCCAAGACCCTCGCTAGACTACTCGCCCAGGGGAAGAGGTGGGACCTCGTCCATATCCACGAATGGAACTCGGTCGAGGTCGGACGAATGGTTCGGGACGCCCTCGGTGTCCCGATGGTCGGAACCCTCCACCTCTGCCTCACTCGTCTCTCGCAGATCGAGACGTGTCCGACCGATCACGTCGACGAGGACGAGTTCAAGACGGAGGAGTGGGCGTACATGCTCCAGCAGGAGGCACACCTCGCCGTCGACTCCGACCGGTTTATTGTCTGCTCCAGGGCGTACGAGGAGATCGCCCGAGAGTGCTTCCTCACCGAGAGACGAATCGAGGTGATCCCGAACGGGATCGACCTCAAGGTCTGGAATCCAGACGCCGGGGTCGGTGTCCGGGCGAGGGCGACTCATAACCTCCCTCCGAAGAAGATCGCCCTCTTCGTCGGGAGGATTGCCGACATGAAAGGGATCAGGGTTCTCCTCGACGCCGTCGAGCAGGCCGACGACGAATGGATCTTCGTCGTGGTCGGTGAGGTGAACGCGGACACGAAGGAAGCGGCCGACCAGTGGGAAGTGACCAAGAGGATCAAGTCCATCGAAGAGGCCCATCCTCAACGTCTCCGCTGGCTCAAGTTCCAACACGGCCAGAACCTCCGGGACCTCTACTCCTGTGCCGATGTCGTGATCATGCCGTCGGTACATGAGCCCTTCGGGATCGTAGCTCTGGAGGCGATGGCGATGGGTACACCCTTGATCTCCACCGAGGTCGACGGACTCGGGGAGGTCGTGCTCGACCAGGATGGGAACGAGTACTCGTTTATCTGTGACCCGAACCGACCCGACCAGATCCTCGAAGGACTGGAGAGGTGCAAGGACCCGAACGTCCGCGAGGAACTCCGTCGTCTGGGACTCCGTCGAGCTGCCGACTTCGACTGGGACGAGGTTGCGGAGCGGACGGTCCGGGTGTACAAAGAGGCAACGGGAGGTCAGTAATGCTGGCAACGATCAGTCACCCCGATCCGACGGTCCCTCTCGACAAGGCCCGGATCGCCTCGTACAAGCCCGAACTCAACGCAGGACAGGGACGACTCTGGCTCGAAGTCTGGGTCGTCCTGGGGAAGCTCCTGGACCCCGAGGACGAGGACTCCTTCGTCGAATACCCGGTCCCGTCAACCGGAGCCGCCGCCCTCGAATTCAAGATCGAGGACGGGGTCCATCCGTTGCGACCGGGAACGGGTCTCGGGAAGTGTGACCAGTGCGGGGAGTGGCACCCGAGGATGTCCGGTCCCTGCGGTCTTCCAGGTTGTGAGGGGACCGTGATCATGTACGACGGTTTCTCTCGCATCCGGACACCTCCGGAGGAGATCGACGGGGACTGTTGCTTTCTGATCCATTCCGCGAAGATGCTGGAGTTCCTGGTCAACGAAGAGGTCCCGGACCCGGATACCTGGGAGATGGTCAAGGTCCTCGACGCGACCCTCAACGGAGGCTGATCATGTCGACCGTCCGAATCCAGACGGGGGCGACCGAGAGGATCGAGTACCTCGTCCGCGACGGGAGTCTGTCTCCCCTCACCGGGAAGTCTGACATCCTGGTCTCGATCCGTCGGATCTCGGATGGTCAGTACCTCGACTTCGACGACGACACGTTCAAGTCTTCGGGGTGGACGACCAGGCAGACGGCGATGTCGGAGGTGAGCGCGACGTACTCCCCGGGGACGTACTCGTACGACTTCGACACCTCGTCGATCACGAACCCGACGACCGACGACACGTACGTCGCCCGGGTCGAGCAGAGCCCCGGGACCGACGCGGCGAACCTCCCGGCCGAGGGAGAGATCAAGGTCGGGGAGTGGGTCGACGACATCGACGCTCCGATCTCTGGCCGGGCCGCTCCCGGTGACGCGATGGACCTGGTCACCGACGCCGTCGACTCCGACGCCGTTGCGACCTCGGGAGCGAACGAGATCCGAGACTCGATCCTCTCCGACTCGACTCCCTTTGCCGGTGCCGACATCGACGTGGCGATCTCGTCGAGGTCCTCTCATACTGCCAACGACGTACGAGATTCGATCCTCTCCGACTCCACTCCATTCCAGGGGGCGAGGATCGACGCGGCGATCTCGTCGAGGTCTTCCCATACCGCTAACGACGTACGGGATGCCATTCTCTCCGACTCGACTCCCTTTGCCGGTGCCGACATCGACGCGGCGATCTCCAGTCGGTCGAGTCACACCCCGGCCGATGTCGATACCGAACTCTCGGGAACCCACGGGGCCGGATCATGGGAGGACGACTCCCCCACTCCCGGCGACGTGGCCGACGCCGTCTGGGACGAGGCTCTCTCCGGACACACCGGACCGGGTACGGCAGGGGAAGCCCAGAGTCACCTCGACGCGGACGTCTCCTCCCGGGCGACCCAGGCCGACATCTTGTCGGATGCGACTCCCTTCCCCGGTGGGAACGTCGACGCCCAGATCTCGACCAGGTCGAGCCACACTCCCGGGGACGTGGACACGGTCCTCTCGGGGACTCACGGTTCCGGCTCCTGGGAGGACGACTCTCCGACTCCGGGTGACGTGGCCGACGCTGTCTGGGACGAGGACCTCACCGGTCACACCGATCCGAACTCGGCCGGTGAGTCCCTGGGTCGAGTCGACGTTGACGTCTCGTCGAGGTCGAGTCACACCCCGGCCGATGTCGACACCGAACTCTCGGGGAGTCACGGTTCGGGATCGTGGGAATCCCCTTCGGTCGGTGACATCGCAGACGGAGTCTGGGACGAAGACGTCACGGCTCACACAGGTCCGAACTCGACCGGCGAGGCCCAGAACAGACTCGACGCGGACGTGTCGTCGAGGGCGGCTCCTACCGACATCCTCTCCGACTCGACTCCCTTCCAGGGTGCGAGGATCGACGCGGCGATCTCCAGCCGGTCGGACCATACCCCGGCCGACGTGGACACGGTCCTCTCTGCCTCTCACGGGGCGGGTTCCTGGGAGGACGACTCCCCGACTCCGGGTGACGTCGCAGACGCGGTCTGGGACGAGGACCTCTCCGGTCACTCGACTCCGGGGTCGGCGGGTGAGCACCAGTTGAGACTCAATGCGACCGTCGACAGTCGGGCGACCCAGGCCGACATCTTGTCGGATGCGACCCCCTTCCAGGGGGCTCGGGTCGACGCGGCGATCTCGTCGAGGTCCTCTCACACCCCGGCAGACGTGGACACGGTCCTCTCGGGTTCTCACGGCTCGGGGTCCTGGGAGGACGACTCCCCTGCCCCGGGTACCATCGCGGGGGCCGTCTGGGACGAGGACGTCACGACTCACACCGCTCCGAACTCGGCCGGTGAGGCACAGAACCGTCTCGACGCGGACGTCTCCTCCCGGTCGAGTCACACCCCGGCAGACGTGGACACCGAACTCTCGGGGAGTCACGGGTCCGGGTCCTGGGAGGTCGACTCCGGGATCATCGCAGACGCGGTCTGGGACGAGGCCCTCTCCGGTCACTCCGCTCCGGGCTCGACCGGTGAAGCCCAGTCCCACCTCGACGCGGACGTGTCGTCGAGAGCGGTCCAGGGCGATGCGATGGACCTGGTCAACGACGCGGTTGACTCGGCCAGCCTCGCAACCTCCGGGGTGAACGAGATCCGAGACTCGATCCTCTCCGACTCGACTCCGTTCCCCGGTGGGAACGTCGACGCCCAGATCTCGTCGAGGTCCTCTCACACCCCGGCCGATGTCGACACCGAACTCTCGGGGAGTCACGGGGCGACCTCCTGGGAGACGGGACCGTCGGTCGGTGACATCGCAGACGGAGTCTGGGACGAGGCTCTCTCCGGTCACTCCACCCCGGGGTCGACGGGAGAAGCCCAGGGCCACCTCGACGTCGACGTGTCGACCAGGTCGGACCATACCCCGGCCGATGTCGATACCGAACTCACGGCAGCTCACGGGTCGGGTGCCTGGAATACGGGAGACCCGTCGGCCATCGCAGACGCGGTCTGGGACGAGGACCTCTCCGGTCACACCGGACCGGGGTCGGCGGGTGAGTCGATGGGACGTCTCGACGTCGACGTGTCGACCAGGTCCTCGCACACCCCGGCCGACGTGGATACGGAACTCACAGCTCAACACGGGTCGGGGTCGTGGGAGGCCGCGTCCGTTGACCCGTCGGCAATCGCAGACGCCGTCTGGGACGAACTCGCAGAGGACCACGTCTCGTCGGGGTCGATGGGCGAGCTACAGAACCGAGTCGACGACGGGTCCCCGTTCTCGTCCGGTCACCTCTAAAGGGAGGGTTTGACAATGCCGAGTCTCGCCAGAGGTCAGGAGAACACTCCCGAGATCCTTAACTGGTTCGTCCGACAGAATGGGGTCTTGATCGACCAGTACGAGATCGGGTTCCAGATCTGGGACCTGTCCGGTGGTGCGCCCGGGACTCTCGTCTATCCGAATCCCGCCGACCCGTCCGAGTGGGAAGACGTCACCTCCGGGACCGGTCACTTCGGGACCGGGTCGTACTATGCCTATAACAACGACGACTCGGTCGGGTGGACACCCGACCTCGGTGAGCCCCTCGGTGAGCACTGGGTCAAGTGGAGGTGGAAGCCGACGGCGTCCTCCCAGTACCGGGAGGACCAGGAGGCTTTCACCGTCCTGGTCGAGTCGGGTGGGTCGACGACGAACGAGTACGTCACCGTCCAGCAGGTACGAGACGCTGGTCTCCCTCTCGAAGCCGACGGAGGTCCGTCCGATGCTCGGGTCCTCTACCTAATCCAGTTGTACTCGAATCTGATCGACAAGGTGACTCGGTGCTTCTTTAACTCTCGGAGTCTGACCCTCTACCTCGACGGTCTCGGACACGAGTCCCTCTTCCTCCCCTTCCCGGTGATCTCGGTCTCGACCCTGGAGATCAACCTCGTACAAGGGTCGGGCGACCCGATGTCGGACGACGACTTCCGGGTCTACAACCGGGACCTCCGGACCGACAAGATGGTCCCGAGGGTGACCCTGGTCCGAGAGCGGCAAAACATCTTCTCCGGTGTGTCGTCGGGACTCTTCGAGGTGGGTCACCAGAACCAGAAGATCTCGGGTCTCTTCGGCTGGCTCGAAGACGGTGGAGTCCCGGTTCCGATCCAGGAGGCGGTGATCCGTCTCGTCGTGAAGAACGCGGGCAACGTGGCGACCGGTGCCGGTGGGGGAGCCGTCGGAGGATGGGGCGGTCGAGGGTCCGCGACCGTTCCGTTCGGTGTGACCCAGGAGAAGGCCGACAAGCACTCGATCTCGTACACTGACCTCGTCGGTCCTCTGGTCAAGGCGGCAGACGCGACCGCCCTCCAGTTGATCAACGACCCGGTTGCCTACTCCCTGATCATGCAGTACCGGATCAAGACCCCGGCCGTCGGATGGTCCAGTCGGAACCGTGAACGTGCTATGATGTCTTCCTAGAGAGGTGACCAGTGGTCGCACCGAACCTAATCCACCCCGTTCCCATCGTTGTCGAGCAGATCGACAAGGACGAGATCGAGTGGGACGAAGACGCCCAGGAGCCGGTCGGTGCCGAGGAGTACACGTCCGAGGTCACCCTCCAGGCACAGGTACACTGGCGGTCCATCGACGACCCCGACTGGACCTGGTCCGGGAGAGACGACTCGACGAAGGGATACGTCCTCTTCCTCTGGGCCGACCTCCGGGCGAGGTCGATCACAATCGCCGTCGGTGATCACATTCGGAAGATCGGGGACCGAGACGTCGACCTCTACGTCGAGTCCTTCGAGGACGCTGCCCATTATCCCGACCTCGGTGGGGCCGGGTTCCTCCTGGCCTTCTTCGCAGACCGGACCCCGGTCTCCCATGTCGGAGATCATTAGTGGCGAAGAGAGACCCGAAGTCCGGACGGTTCGTCGGTGGAGGGAAGGGGAAGTCCCGTCCCCCGAAGACGGGGAGTCGTCCGTCTGGTCTGGCCGCAGGAGCGAAGAGAACGGGAGCCGGAATCGGACCAGGGTCGACGGGCCTGGTCCTCTCCGGTGACTGGGACATCATGACCAAGACCCTCGACACTTTCGAGGGGACTCTCGCCCGAGAGATCGAGAGGGCGACCGAGATCTCCGCGATCAAGGTTCGGGACGAGATCCGGACTCGGATCGACGACCGGAAGTACGAGCCGAACGCCCCTCGGACTCTGATCCTCAAGAACGACCCGGAGGGTCTCCCCCTGGCAGGGAAGACCCAGTCGGGAGCGGCACTCCTCAAGTCCCTGGCATACGTTCTCCTCCCTCCCTTCGCCGCGATCATCGGAGTCAACCGGTTCGCCCGATGGAAGGGTCGGGTCAACGTGGCACAGATCGTCCACGACGGGATCACGATCAAGGTCACCCCGAAGATGCGCCAGTACTTCAAATTCCTGGCGTTCAAGTACTCCGACCTCGGGTTCAAACCACTCCACCCCCGGACGACTCGGATCGTGATCCCGCCTCGTCCGTTTATCGGTGACGTAATGGACGACAAGGGTGTCCAGGCCGAGGTGAGGAAGAGGTGGGAAGAGGCCGTCGACAATGCCTTCGGTAAGGCCCACGCAAGAGGGATGGTATGAGAGACCAGACCTTGATCAAACGATTCGAGTACAACGAGGGGACGAGGTCCGACCTGGTCTTCTCCGACACGGCCGAGATCTATCTGGAGTCTCGTCTCTTCCAGGGGCCGGGAGTCAAGCTCCGTCCGGACTCCTCGACGGGGGAGTACCCGACCACGGGAGAACAGTGGGTCCGACATCGGGTGACCGAACCCTTGGCCCTCCTGGGGTGGCAGGGCTTCGACTATGAAGCCGACCTTCCGGATGGGACCTCCCTGGGGTTCCGTCTCTCCGACGGAGTCGACGACTGGTACTGGGACGGAGCTGCCTGGTCGACCCCGGGAGCGGGTGACTGGAGCACGGTGCAGGAAATCAACGACAACGTCTCGACCTTCCCGTCGATGCTCGCAACGGCCGACCGGAAGAAACTCCAGGTCGTGACAAGACTGGTCTCGACCGATAGTTCCTTGACACCGCGACTCCGGACAATTAAGCTGCTGTATCGAGCACGGATCAACTTCTCGGAGGACGTGATCTTGCGGTCCCTGATTCCAGCACTCAAGTCCGGGGTCACGACGTTCAAGGACTTCGCCAAGAAGCTCCCTGCGACGACGTCGGTCCTGGAAGTGGGTCCGGGTCAGGCTCACTCGGTCGCACCGTACGAGGTCGCGGACGTGGTCGGGGTCTGGAATCACACCGACGACCCGGATCACCTCGTCGACCTCTTCGACTCCTTCGACGAGGGAGCACAGGAGATCGCCCTCACCACCTCCGTCGACCAGGGCAAGAAGATCTGGATCTCGTTCCTCGCACCGACCGACGTGTCCATCGCAAAGCACCCCGATTATTATGAGGTTGCGACGATCCCTGCCTTGGTCGTCGAGAGACTCCGACCGGTCGGGAAGCTCCACGGCACTCCCGGTCGACGAGACGCCGTGATCAATCGAGACCAGAAGACGGCGACCGTCGTGGCCGAGGTCGACGAGACCTCGTACGACGTGGACATCCTCGCCGTCGTGGACCGAGTCGCAGACAGGTTCCGACTCGGTGACCGACTCCGACAGTGGGTCGACGAGAACCCCCTCCTCCACCTGGTAGGGCTCGACGACCTTCTCCCGATTCGCCTCATGAGAGATCCGGACTGGACGGGTCAACCCGAAGGTTCCGGCCGACTCATGGGGTCCCTGACCGTACGTCTTGATCGCGTTGCCTACCCGCCACCGTCCAGGGAAAGGAACGTGATCACAAACTGGCAACCGGAGCTGACCGGCCCCTAGTCAACCCAGGGGTCCGCGACAGTCCGGGCGAAGAGAGGAAAAGAAAGATGGCGCAACGTCGTTTTGGCCCGACCCTCGGCCCGGGGACCGTCGTGATCGAATCCGAGGGGCAGAAGCAGATCTCCCCCTCCCAGCTCGGGACGACCTGTCACGTCGGGGTCTACCAGAAGGGGAAGGTCGGAGAGGTGATCGAGTGTCTCCGTCGAGGGGACTTCGATACCAAGTGCGGAGGCCGTATCCCGGACTCGACGGCTCCGGACGCGGGGCAGGACTTCTTCTCCCTGGCAGGGGGAGCCGGGGAACTCGACGTGATCCGGGTGACCGACGGCGACGAACTGTCGGCCGAACGGACCTTCTACACCCGACACGACGACGCGGACCCCGGGGCGGGGTCCTTCCTCAACGGTGCCGTCCCGTCCCTCAAGGTGACCGCCCACTCCCCCGGCCGGTGGGCCGGGACCGACTTCCTGTACGACCAGGAGGTCGCGGACACGGACGTCACGGCGACCACGGTGGACCTCGGTCTCCCGGCCGGGACCCTCGGGGTCGACCAGCTCAAGGGCGCGGTCATGACCGTCGAGGACATCGCCGGGAAGTCCTACGTCTGCACGGGGAACGACGACGCGGGCCTCTGCTCCTTCGAGAGCCACAACGACATCGCCTCCGACTGGCCGTCGGGGTCCCCGTCGGTGGTCTTCCTCTGGCTCAACGGGTCCGCGAAGAACGTGTCCGTCGTCTTCGGGAACGGGGTCGAGAACCCGACGACCGAGTTCTCGATGGTCGTGTACGAGGACGGCGACGAGGTCCGGACGTACGAGAACCTCTCGATGGACCCGACCTCGGGTCGGTACGTGGAGAACGTGGTCAACAACGACGGGCTCAACTTCTGGGTCGAGGTCGAGGTCCAGTGGACCGGAGGCGTGACCGCCCTCGCCCGTCCGACGAATTGCTGGAGGGGTGAGTCGACCGCCCTCACCGACCCGTCGGACTCCGACCCCGACCTCCTCACGGCCGAGGTGACCGCCGTCTCGTACGACGCGGGCAACACGGGAGACGGGACCGGTTCGGTCACCTCCTTCACCGACGAGTACCTGGAGGACGAACTCGTCTTCGAGTGTACGACCCTCGGTGGAGACGCCGTCGGCAAGTTCAAGGTCACTTCTTCGATCTATGGGACGAGCGCAGACGACATCGTGACCTCGGGGACGGAGTACGTGACCGGGACCCGAGGGGTCGGCGTGACCCTGGTCGGTGGTCTGACCGACTGGGCCGTGGGCGACAAAGTCACGGTCAAGGTCTACCGGCTCGCCACCGACGACGAGCTGGTCGGCGGGTACCTGTATCCGGACGTCGACGGGAACCCGAACGACTCCTTCCGGATCATCGGGAACTCGGGCAACACGATCCGGGTCGCCGTCGGGTCCGACCTCGGGTCGGTCGCCACGGTCGGGGACACCTTCTCCGTCGAGGCTCCCCAGCGACTCCAGGGAGGGGCCGACGGGATCGGTGGTCTCAAGAGCAACCTCACCCCCTTCGTCGTGGCCTTCGACACGGCGACCTCCCCGATCAACGACCTCCGGGGGAAGGGGAAGGGTCTGGTCAAGATCGCAACCCCCGGTCTCTCGAAGTGGGCCGAGGACAACGCAATCGGCTCCCTGGGGGTCCTGGTCCACAAGGCCGGTCTCTCCTACGCGGAGTCCCGGGCCTACCAGTACCGGGTCGAGGTCCCGCCCGCGACGACCGGCGAGACCGCCGCCGACACGTACGTCAACTCGACCGTCGGGAAAAACGACTTCGGTGTCGTCTCCTTCCCGTCGTACTGCTACGTCCTCGACCCGGACTCGACGGACGGAGCCCTCAAGGTCCTCCCCATGACCGGCATGATCCACGGTCGGGAGGCCGGGGTCGCCCGCAACTACAACGGGTATCACAAGGCGGCGGCGGGTATCGAGGTCACCCTCCCCCGGGTCCTCAAGCTGACCACGGGCAACACGGTGCTTAACGAGGAGTACCTCAACCCGCGCGGTCTCAACGTGATCAAGAAGGTCGCGGGGAACTTCGTCCTCTGGGGCGACCGGACCATCGCCTCCGACCCGACCTGGAAGTGGAAGCACCAGAGGGAGCAGATGTCCCATTACATCCTCTCCCTCCTGGAGTCCTTCGACTGGATCATCTGGGCGCTCAACGACGAGACGACCTGGCAGCTCGCGTACGCCGCACTCTATTCCTTCTTCCTCCCGGAGTGGAACAAGAGGGCTCTGCGTGGTGACAACTTCGAGGACGCCTGCTCGATCAAGGTCGACAAGGACATCAACACGGATGCGTCGATGGCCCAGGGCGACCTCAACGCGCAGGTCTCCCTCCGTCTCGCGGACGTCGTCGAGCGCATGATCATCACGCTCGGGAAGAAGGGGATCTTCGAGGAGGCCGCGTAGACGGTCGACTCGTTCTCGGATCGTAACCAGGACCCGAGGAGAAGAGGGTCCGAAGGAGAAGGAGAAGGAAGATGGCGAGCGGTGGCAATCGACTCATGACCGGTGCGTTCTACGGGACGGGTGCGGAGCTGACCGTCGAGGTCGGGTTCAAGCCGAAGTACGTCCGCCTCCTCAACGTGAGCGGCAACGCCCAGGCCGAGCACGTCAAGGACATGGCCGACGCCTCGGCGCAGAAGGTCGTCGACTCCGGTGCCGGTGCGACCGACATCTCGACGATCACGTCGGGCGGGATCACCCTGGAGGACTCCGGGTTCAAGCTCGGGGCCGACACCGACCTCAACGTCGCCGGTGAGCTGGTGCGTTGGCTGGCGTGGGACTAGACCAGGTCAGTCGACCCGGTTCCTAGACCACCCGAGGAAGGAGACAGAGGATGATCGGCAAGGCTTCCCTGGCACCGGATCACATTCCGGTCTCGAAGTACGACCTCCTCGTCGTCGGCATCCCGATCCCCCTGCCCTTCACGGCGATCAGTGGGATCGAGGAGGAGATCGAGAACGTGGAACTCCCGGATCGGACCACCGCCACGGGTGGTCGGTCCCGGCCCGTGGAGTTCACGGTCACCCTCCCGATGCACGAAGACGCGGCTTACCTGGCGATGGAAGAGTGGTATCTGGAGGGCAAGGACCGGGTCGCCCCGACGTACAAGCGTCCCGCGACCCTCCTGGTCCACCACCTCTCGAATCCCGTCCCCAGGTCGTTCCTCCTGATCGGCTGCTGGTGCTCCCGTCGTGGTCTGCCCGAACTCGCGGCCGACAACGATGGCGAGATGGCGACGGTGGAGTACACGATCCGGGCCGACTCGATCAGCCCGGGGACCTAGTCCTCGACGTCGTCGACGTGGTCGACGGTGACGGTCAACCCTACAACCGCCGCCTCGTGAGGGTGGCCGACTTGGGGGTACCAAGTGGAAACGAAGACGCTCAAGGACCAGGGGTACAACCTCCCCCTCGGTCTTCTCAAGGACGGTTCTCTCCGCAAGCCCTTCACGTTCAAGCCGTACACGATGGCCGAGGACAAGGCCATCGCCCGACGGATCGACTCGTTCGGTGACGGAGCACCGGAGTCGGTCAAGGTCTCCTTCGTCCTGTCCCAGCTCCTGATCAACCTCGGGGGCGAGGACGTCTCCGAACTGGAGCAGGGGAAGAGGGACCTCAAGGTCTTCGGACTCGGGTTCGGGGACATCATGTACGCTTACCTCATGGCCCGGGTCGAGAGTCTCGGTCCGGAGGTGAGGTTCCCCTCGGTCTGTCCGTGGTGCGAGCAGGCCTTCACCTTTGACGGTGACCTCCTCTCGGTCGAGGTCCTCACGACGGAAGACCCGACGGAGCTGACCAAGGTCGTCGACCTGTCGGTCCCGTGGAAGGTCCGAGGGATCAGTGCGACGAGGGTTCTCCTCCGTCCGACGCCCTGGGGGATCTGTCACGGGAAGTCGGTCACCCCGGCCGAGTTCCAGGCGCAAATGTACCAGGGGGCGATCATCGGGGTCGACGACAAGGACCCCGGGTCCGAAGATCCGATCACCGAGATCGCCATGTCGCCCCTCGACATCGACACCCTCCCGAAGAGACTGGTCAACGAACTCGACGGGGCGGTCAACGATCTCAACGGTGGTCCTCGACTCCGACTCACGACGAAGTGTCCTCACGACGGATGCGGTCGTCCCGTGACTCGTCCTCTGCCCTGGGGGTTTGACTCTTTTTTCGGATGATGCGTCCGGGCCTCGGTCTGGACCTGGGGGAGCTGTGCGAGCTGACGTTCAAACTCGCTTTCCACTCCCAGGGCGGGATCGGTGCCTCGTACGTCGACACCCTTCCGGTGCGGGAGGTCCTCCTCTACCTCAAGAGCCTGGTCCGACAGCAGGAGAGGGAGGAGAAGTACCTCCGGACGATCATGAGGCGACGAGAGGTGTGACGTGGCGACAGAGCTAGGACTCTTCGCAAAGCTCAACTTCCAGGGCGACCAGGCCGTCCAGGGAATGAAGAGGTCGTCGTCTGCCTTCGCTGGTCTCCGGAAGTCGGCCAAGGGAGCCCAGACCGCCGCCCAGGGTCTCCGTCAATCCTTGACCCCCGTTGCTATCGGTTCTGCCGCCGTCGCCGGGGCGACGGCCCTGGCCGTCCGAGGTGCGGTCGAGTTCCAGACCGGACTCGCCAAGGTCAACACTCTCCTCGGTCCTGCCGGTGACGGACTGGAAGATTACGGGATCGGGTTGATCCAGCTCGGGGCCGACTTTGGGAAGACGACCTCGGACGTGTCCGAGGGTCTCTTCCAGGCGATCTCGGCCGGTGTCGAGACGACGAAGGTTATGGACTTTATGTCCGTGGCCCAGAAAGCCGCCGCCGCAGGTTTCACCGAGACTCGGACCGCCGTCGACGGTCTGACCAATATCATGAATGCGTACGGGAAGACCTCGGACGAGGCCCTCTCGATCTCGGACTCGATCTTTATCGCTAACAAACTGGGCAAGACCACCTTTGAGGAGATCGCCCGGACCATCGGTCGGGTTGCGTCCCAGGCATCGGCGTCGAATATCAGTCTCAACGAACTCCTCTCCGTCGTCGTCTCGGTCACGAAGGGAGGCATCCGGACATCGGAGGTCATGTCCGGACTCAAGGCCGCTCTCGCCAACGTCGGGAAGCCGACCAAGGACGCGAAGGACGAAGCGGCCCGACTCGGGATCAAGTTCAATACCGCCGCTCTCCAGGCCAAGGGGTTCGCCGGGTTCCTCGCGGACGTCCAGAGGGCGACCGGTGGGGACATTAAGTCTCTGCAAAAACTCTTCGGGTCCGTCGAGGCCGTCAACGTGGTCACTCGGCTCACGTCAAAGGCCGGGTTTAACGATCTCAAGGTCTCTCTCGCCGCGATGGAATCCGGAGCGGGGACGACCGAGGAGGCCTTCCAGAAGGTCGCCCAGACGACCGGGTTCCAGCTCCAGAGGATGTCGTCGGCACTCAAGTCGACCGGAGCGGCGTTCGGTGCCTTCGCCCTCCCCCTCCTGACCGGTCCGTTCTCTCGGGTCTCGGACCACCTCAAGGACGCGGCCGTCGCCTTTCAGATCTATTCGACCGACGTGGACAAGAGAACCCCGAAGATGCGAGAGCAGCTCGAAGGGATGTCGACCTCGGTCAAGGAATTCGCAGAGGGTATCCGCGAGGGTGTCTCCTCGGTCAAGGCCGGGTTCGCCACGGTCCGAGGTGTACTCGGTGACGTGGCCGGTGTCTTCGGATTCGAGGGGTCGTCGAGAGAGATGGGGAAACTCGTCGTCCAGGTCGCGGCAATCGCACCCGCGATTCTCGCCGCTGTCGGAGCCCTCAAGGTCCTCGGGATGGGTTTCGGTGTCGTGGCGGGTCTGGCGAAGACGGCCGTCGGAACGACCCAGATGCTCGCCCCCGCCGCCCGACTCGGAGGTCGAGGTCTTCGAGGTCTCGGTCGACTCCTCGGTCGAGGTGCGAGTCGACTCTTCGGTGGTCGGGTGATCGGTGGTATCGGAGAGGCCGCGACCGCCGCCGCTTCCACGGTCACTCGACAGGGTACTCCGGTCTGGGTCACGAACGTCTCGGAGTTCGGGTCCGTGGTCGGAGGTGGAGTCGGAGACGCCCTCCTCGGGAAGACCGGAGCCACGGGTCTCGGTGCGGCCAGTGCGAAAGCTGCCGCCGCAGGAGGTCTCGGTTTCGGGAGCAAGCTGGCGATGGCGGCTGGACCTCTCGCCCTCCTCACAACCGGACTCGTTCTCTTCGGGAAGGCCGTCGGGGACTCGATCAACCTGATCGGTGATTATGAGGGACTCGCGGCGAGGTCTCCTCTCCGGAAGATGATCGCGGACGAACGGAAAGCGGCCAAGGAACGAGCCGACCAGCAGAAGGCCGAGAAACAGAAGGAGGCCCGACTCAACCGAGAACTCTTCGGGGGGCAGACGACCCTGGAGACCCTCAAGGTCGGACAGACTCTCGGAGGTCGATTCGAGGAGACGGCACGTCAACAGCTCCGGTCACAGGCCGAGAAGCTGGCCGCGACGGGAGACGTCTCCAATACGGCGAAGGTCCTCCGGGCGATGGACCTCCCGTTCATCATGAAAGAGACAGCGGCCGGTCTCCCCGAGATCAGTCTCGCAAAAAAGGAGATGGCTCAACTCGACCAGCTCCGGAACCGGATCGAGAGAGGGAAGACCCTGACCGATACCCAGGAGGATCAGCTCGTCCGACTGGGGCAGATGGAAAAGTACCTCTCCGACATCTCCCGAATCCTCGGGGTGACCGTGGCCGGTCAGCGATTCGAGGCGAGCCTCCAGGTCAACCTCGACGGTCGTGAGATCGCCCAGGCCCTCGTCGAGAGGAACCTCACCGACCTCAAGGGTCGAGGTGAGTCTCCGTCCCCCGAGGACGAGAGGTTGATCCAGTTCACCGGGAACCCCGAACTCCGGAAGGCCAAGCCGAAGCCGTAGAGGAGACGACGTATGTTCTTCGGTATCACCTGGCGGCTCTGGAACTCGGACACTTGGGACGTCCTTGAGTCCGGGTACGAGATCGGTGGGGAGATCTCCGAGTCCTTCGGACCCACGTACATCGAGCATCAGGGCGTGGGGATGGACGCCCCGATCCAGCAGTGGGTCAGTGGGAAACAGAAGACGATCAACCTCGACCTCTTCTTCTTCGCGGAGTTCTTCACCGAGGATATTATCGACCTCGTCGAGAAGCTCAAGTCGTGGACCGAGAGGGACAAGTTCCTCAAGCCCCCTCGTCCTCCTCGTCTCCTCTTCGATTACGGTGAGGCCTTCCTGGTCCCCTGCAAGCTAGACGCCGTCGGAGGTCTCCGGTGGGAAGGTGGACTTCGGTACGACGGGACCCCGAGGATTGCCAGGGTCCCGGTCGTCCTCCGTCGGTGGGTCGACGACATACAGTACGAGACCACCGACCCGACACGTCCCCCGTCCTCGACGGTGTACCATGAGGTCGCCCAGGGCGAGACCTTCGAGCACGTCGCCGCGAGACGGTACGGCTCCGAGAACGCCCTCCTCGGGGTCCTGCTCCGACAGGACAACCCGGACAAGGTCGACCTCCGAATCGGTGACGTGATCGAGATCCCCGACCTCGACAAGATCTCCCCTCGGTTGATCCAGGGGTCCTCTCCGATCTTCTCGGGAACCGAGGACGCCGAGGAAGCCCTGTCCGAGTACTGGGACCTTCGGTCCGGTGCGTCGTCGACCAGTCTCCCAGTCCTCGATCCTCCGACCGACCTGGGAGAGATCGAGTTCTCGGCTCTCTTCACCGTGACGGAGTGAGACCATGCCGACGTTTGCGACCGTCGTACTCGAAGTCCTGGACGGGTCGACCTGGAGGTCGGCCGTTCCCCAGGACATCGACTTCGGTGAGGTCGACGCGGGAACGACCTCGTCCGTCCTCGACCTCCGAGTCCGGAACTGGAGCGACGACGACAGGACCGGGGTCGGGTTCTACCTGGCACCCGAGACCGCCCCGCTCATGATCGAGGACCGAGTGGTCCTCCTCGACTGGGGTGACGTGAACCAAGGTCTCCAGATCCAGCAGAAGACCGGACCCGGTCCGGGAGACTGGGGGTCGTGGTCCTCGTTCAAGACCGGGGTCGGAGACTCCGAGGAGGACCTGGTCCTCTTGTCGAAGGACGGAGTCGACCCCGCCCAGTCCGAAGACGGAGACCTCCCCGCCATCCTCTCCGGTCAGTTCCGGATCAGGATCGACGTCCCCTCGTTCGCACCGTCCAGGTCGAGACGGTACAAGCCGAGACTCAAGGTGAAGTACGCATGACCTCCTGGGACGTCCAGCTTCCTCCGTCCTTCTCTCTCGACGTGAACGGGACGAGAATCCAGGACGACGTCGGACGGATGGTCAAGTCCATCCGATACACCGACGCAACCGACGGAGCCGACGTCCTGGAACTCACCCTCGACGATCCGACCCTTTGGCTGGTCGACTCGAAGATCTTTGCCGAGGGGAACGTCGTCGATCTCTTCCTGGGGTACGGACACGTCAACCGGTTCGTCGGTCGGGTCCTGATCTGGGAACCGCCCAGGGCGTCGGCTCCGAGGAACGGTCGACCGTCGACGACAGTGATCGGACACAGCGCGACCCGCTGGCTAATGGAGTCCTCGAAGAAGAAGAAGGGGCGTCGTATCGGCTCGGCCGAGACGAGGACGTCGGCCGCGAATCGAGAAGCGGACCAGGAGACCGTCGGGATCATCGCCTGGGACTATGGGTTCAAAGCCCAAGCCGACCGGACACAGCAGAAGAGAAAGGCGATCAAGAGGAAGGGCAAGTCGGACTGGCAGCTCCTCAAGGACATGGCTCGACTCAACGGGTTCCGAGTCTGGTGCGAGTGGATTCCGGAGAACCTCGCCGGTCAGTGGAACCTCTGTTTCCTCAAGCCGGGGAACCAGCCCCGTCGACCCCGGGATCTTCGACCTGGTCAGTACGAGTTTTTCTGGGGAGTCGACGAGACGACCCAGAACAACCGACTCCTCGACTGGTCCGCGTCGTTCTCGACCCAGGCCGGGGCGTCCGAGGTCGAGGTTCTCCGGTACGACCGGAAGACGTACTCCTATGCCCGGTATATCGCCCGTCTTGAGCAGAAGGGTCGGTCGCACCTCTTCTACGGTCCGAAGGGGAACGAACTCTCGAAGGAGGAGATCACCACGGGATCAAGGGTTCTCTTTACAGCCTTCGGTCGGCAGCTCCACGTAATCCGAGACCGACCCTTTGCGAACGACGCGGAGGCCCTGGAGTACGCCCGGTCCTGGCTCGGCAGGAACTCCCTCTCCTTCATTCACCTCCAGGGAACGGTACCCGGCCTTCCGGATCTCCGGAAGTACACGAAACAGAAGATCACGGGAGTCCCGGCGAGACTCGCGGGGGAGTACGAGTTCTTCGACATCGTACACGAACTCAACGAAGGGTCCGGGTATACGTGTCGATTCTCCGCGAGACGAGCCGAGGACATCGGACTCGATATGTCCGCGTTTAGGGTGTAGCTATGCCGGTCGAGCAGTGGAAGGCAACGGTCACGGCGAACGACGACCCCCAGAAGAGGGGTCGGATTCGGGTGACGTGTCCTGCTCTCCTGGACGCGGACGACGACGAAGCCGCTGTCCGAGAGGGAGAGCACCCGGAACCTCCGGAGCTGCCCGACTGGATCGATCCCTCGTTCTTCTTCGCGGCTAACTACACAGGACGGACGAGCGCCGAGGGACAGTTCACCGAGACGAACCAGCCTGCCGGGTTCTTCTTCGTCCCTCGCATCGGTGACCAGGTCGTGATCGAAATTGACACCGACGCCGACGACCTGGAACTCGAAGAGAGAATGACCTGGAGGTTCGCCCTCTACCCGACGACCGACGACGTCCCGTCTATTTTTCAAGGGGTCTTCTCCGACGAGATCGACGAGAGAACACAGGACCTCTTGTATACCCGGATCTGGGGGTTCTTCTCGTACGAAGGTCACGGCCTGCTCATGCTCGACGTCCCAGCTAATCAGGGCGGGACTCTCTTCCTGGTCCAGAACGCACAGACGACGTCTCCTGGTCTTTCCCCCGAGCGGTTCCTGGTTATGGGGGAGATGGACGGATTCGACGACCCGGTCTTCGCAGTGATCGACAGGAACCAGAACGAGATCTCAATCGAGGAGAGCGGCAGGATCATCCTCAACTCGGCAATCTACGGGGGGACTCTCTACTTCGACGACAAGATCGTCGGACTATATTCCGAATATGGGTCCGGACATGAGCTAGAGATGGTCACCGATCCCGGTGCCGGTGAGGATTATATTCGGATGCTCCACCGGAACGGAGGGGTTGAGTTCTACCTGGACGAAGACCGGATCTTTATGGAGGACTCTCTCGGTGAAGTGGTCGAGCTAAACACCTCCGGAGGTCCGTCGCAGATCTATATCGGGTCCAGTGCGACCGAGCCTCTCGTCCTGGGGACTCAACTCCAGACGATCCTCAATTCGATCATGACCTTTCTCTTGACCCACGTACACGAAGGACCAGGACACGCCCCGCCCGATGGGTTCACCGGAGGACTCGGAACGGTGTCCGCTTCGGGATGGGCGACCTTGACCGCTCTGATCGCCGGGACCACTTGGCTCTCGGACTTGGCAAAGACGAAGAAGTGATCGTATCATGCAGACCTGGTTAGACCCCAGGTCAGGAAGAGGAGGAAGAAGATGTCCGACGAGACGAAGACCGAGACCGCCCCGACCTTCCAGGACGTTGCGAAGGCCGCGCCCGACTTCGACGAGGATTCCCTCGACTCGTACTGCGAGCGGGTCCGCGCGACCTTCTCCCAGTTCAAGGACGGGCTCCGGGAGAAGAACGAGGAGGTCACGCCTCTCGGGAAGCTCCCGAAGCCCCCGAAGTACTCCGGCAACGACATCCCCCGGGTCTCGACCTGGAGACTCTGGCTCAAGCGGGTGTACGCCTCATTCGTGATCGTCGAGAACGATTACGAGGGCAAGAAGTACAAGATGCCCATGAGCGACGACGGGAAGGAGATCACCTTCGACCCGAGCAAGGTGGTCGAGGTCAAGGAAGGCTGGATCGCCAAGCACAAGGGCTTCGGGATCGAGTTCTACAAGCCGACCTGGTCCCCCCTCGTCCTCGGGACCGTGGACAAGTAGGGGGTCGACGTGACCCAGGAGAAGAAGAGAGGTCGACTCGGACAGGTCGCCTCGGTGATTGCGTCGGTCGCCGCTCTGGTCGTCGCACTCACGACGGCCTGGACCTCGGTCGCCCCCACCGTGGTCGAGGACCAGGAGAAGAAGGTCCAGGCCCAGGGGGAGAAGGTCGATCAGTTCTATGCCCTCTTCCGGACCGTGGTCGAGGAGCAGAGGGCGACCATTCGTCTCCTCCTGGACGAACTCCGGGCAGCTCGTCGGGGGGAGACACCCGTCGAGGTCTCGGCCGGGGTGGGGATGGTCACGACCGGAGGTGGTCGTCGAGTTCGGGCCGCTCCCCGGGTTCGGTCCGGGTCGCCCCCCAGGGTGACCTCGACTCCGTCTTCTCCCCCTCCGGACCCCGAGATCGAAGAGGTCGGGGAGAGCGAGACAGCCCAGGAGGGGCGATCTCCGGACTGGACCCCTCTCCCTCCGTCCCTGGAGCAGTACGTCCAGGAGAGACGACCTCCGGGCGTCCTGGCCCCCGTTCCGGGTCCTTCCCCAGACGCGGGAGCCGTCGAGACCGAGGTCGAGGCCCCTCCGAGGGTCGAGGAGGAGTAGGATGGCCGAGCCCCAGGGAGTGAGTCTCCCGGCTCGACTCACCGGAGAAGGTGGGTTCGTCTGGGTCACCGGAGAGGACTTCGTCCGGGAGATCGTGGTCCGGGCCGTGAGCCCGAATTACTCGGACAACCCCTTCGAGTCGATCCCGATGGACGAGGACGCAGTATTCAAGATGGACGACCCCTCGACCAGAGTCCGGGTCCTCGACGCACTCCGTCGGGGGTTTGCCTACCTGGAACGGATCGGACTGGCCCGAGCCACCGGGACCCGTCCCTTCGTCTTCCGTGAGACCGGAGTCGAGGGAGAGGCCGAGGTCCAGGTCTCGTACACGAACCTCAAGACCCAGGACCCCGGAGTCCTCACTCGTCGACTCCGGTTCTCCTCGACGACGTAGGGTGAGATCATGGCGACGGTAACCGTTCCCTCGTTTCGATTCGCGGTCTTCTTCTACGCGGAGATCCTCTCCGAACTCCGGGCGTACCTCCGGATCAACGTCCCGGAGCTGTCAACCGAGAACGATTACGAACTCGCCGTCCAGATGCTCAAGTCCTTCGCCCTGGTCGGACACCTCAACTCGGTCCATACCGACGCAGCGGCGAACGAGGCCGTCTTCGGGACGGCGAAACTCCTGGAGTCCGTCCGACAGCACCTCAAGTTGATCGGGGTTGAGCCCGACACGGCGACCCCCGCCGTCTCGTACATCTTCGCCCGATTGACCAAGGTCTTCGACGCGACGACCGAGGTGGTCCCTCCCTACTCCCAATTTGCGACCGCACCGACCGCCGACTCCGTCGGGGTCGTCTTCGAGTACAACGACGACGAGGCCCTCTCGGTTTCCAGGACCGACGAACTCTCGGCCGTCTTCTCGGACAACGGGGGAACCTTCACCGACTACACAACCGAGGCGGTCTCGGGTGCGTCGTGGTCTCCCTGGCCGACGGTCGAGGCTCAAGACGCGGTGTACTTCGGTCACGACTCGATCATCTTCTCCGGGTTCGTGGCCGACGTCGACACGGCCGGGGCGGATTACGACGGGGTCTGGGAGTTCTATGCCGGGTCCCTGGGGTATCCCTACAGCAACCCCTCGGACGTAACGGACCTCGGGTCGACTCTCCGCTTCGACCTCGACGGAACCCTCGGGTCCTCGAAAGCAACCGGATCTTTGATCCGAGTCCAGTACAACCCGACGGGTGCGTACGAGGATGTCGAGTCACAGTGGGACGGGGTCCATAACTATATCGAGACGTCGACCCTCCTGGGTCAGTCGTCGCCGTCAACCGAAGAGTCCGACTACACGGTCGGGAGCGAGTGGCTCCGGGTCTTCCAGGTTTCCGACGAGTCCTCTGGGTTCAAGTCGGACGGAGAGGGGTCGGTCTTCTTCGTCCCGGGAAGCTACGTCCTCCCGTACATTCAGCCCGGGACGGTCAACGGTGTCGAGGCGTACTGGTTCCGATACCGGGTGACCGAGGTCGGTGGCGCTCCGACCGGACCAGACCTCCAGGAGATCGCCCTCTCCGGGCAGTACCAGATCATCCGATTCGAGGTGACGCAGGGGCAACGGATCGTCCAGGAACCTCTCGCCGCCGGGACGGGGACGGCGAGTCAACAGTACACCCTCGCCCGGACGTCGTACATCGGGGGGACTCTCCTGATCACCGTCGACCCGGGGACCGGAGCCCAGGACTGGGAAGAGGTCGACAACTTCCTCAACTCCACCTCGACCGACCGACACTTCACCGTCGAGGTCGGTCAAGACGACATCGTTCTTGTCACCTTCGGGAACGGAGACAACGGGGCAATCCCTCCCGTCGGTTCCGTGATCAATGCCTATTATCGGATCGGTGCCGACGTCGACGGGAACGTGGCGGCGGGGAGTATCACGATCAACCGATCCGGTGTCCCCTACCTCGGAGACATCGCCTCCGGTCCTGGGGTCGGATGGAAACCTGCCCGGGGGTCGGACGCCGAGGACCTGGAGAAGCTCAAGATCGAGGGACCGGCCGAGATCCGGACTCTGGGGAAGGCCGTCACCGTCGACGACTTCTCCGTCGTCTCCCTCGACTACCAGAACTCCCTCGGTGCGAAACCGATCTCCCGAGCGTACGCCATCTTCGAGGAACTCGGACCGAAGACCGTGGGTCTTCACCTCGTCGCCTCGGGTGGGAACTTCCTCACGGCCGACGTCCTGGAGGACGTGGAGAAGTGGTACAACGGGGACGACGATCTCGATTACGACACCCGGGTCCTCATGGGGTACCAGGTCGGAGCCCAGAACTATCGACGGAAGACGATCACCGTCGAGGCCACGGTCAAGGCCCGGGGTGTGACCCAGGGTCAGATCAAGGCAGCTCTCCAGACATTCCTCAACCCACTGGCGACCCACGACGACGGGGTCACCTGGAGATGGGACTTCGGAGAGAAGGTCCCCACGTCGAAGATCATCGGAGCAATCGACGGAGTCGCACCGGACAAGATCGAGGAAGTGACCTTGACCGTCCCTGCCTCCGACGTGTATCTGGACCCGGACGAGCTGCCGTGGGTCACGAACGCGGACCTCACGATCACGGTCGTCGAGTAGGAGCGGCCCGATGGCGAACGAAGAGTCCTTCGAGAGAGACGCCTATCGGTTCCTGCCCTTCTTCACCCGGAGGGAGGACCAGGACAAGGGGGGCTCTCTCCTCCGTCGGATCTTCGGGGCGGTCAATTCCGTCTGGGACCAGGTCGCGGACAAGATCGAAGAGATCAGAACTCTCCCGGACCCGACACAGGCTCCGGTCGAGACCCTCAAGCACCGGATGTCCCTGGTCGGCTTCGGTGGACCATTCTCGCACGTCTGGTCGGCTCTCGGTGAAGAGGACCTCCGTCGTCTCCTCTTCGCGGCTGTCCCTCTCTGGAGGGCGTCGGGAACCGTGGCCGCAATCAAGATCGCCGCCCGTCTCCTGACCGGCAAACCGATCCTTGTACGAGACTCGCACTCGTTCCTCCCGGTTTTCACGCAGAGTCCGGGGATCACCTTCGGGGTCAAGTATCGACCGAGGTACGACGAGGGTGAGTCGTTCTGGCTCGTCGGTCCGTCGACGTCGTCCCCCCACGACATCGACTCGATTGATCTTCACCTGATCGACGAGGGTCTCAACCGGACTCTCCTCACCGACCTCCTCGGGGCGATTCGGTCTGGCGGTGAGAAGATCGTGATCGTGTACGCCGACTTTGTCGAGGACTGGGAAGGGACGGAGCTACGACCGTGGTGGGGGTACTCGTCTGGGGATGTCACGGTCGAGGACCGGTCCCTCCTCCTGGGACCGGGGGACGGTGGCGATCCGGACATGGTCGCCCTCACCGAGATCTCAACTCTGCCCTTTGGGGACTTCTACTTCTCGACCTCGTTTCTGGTCGAGAACCCGTCGGCGGTTGAGGACAGTTCGTTCACGGTCTTTTTCCGGGTCGACCTCGACGTCTTCGGTCCTGACCCGACGGGGTACGCTCTCTTTACTCTCTGCGGGTCCGGACCGTCGGCCGTCAATCGGTTCTGGCGGTTGATCCGTTTCGAGAACGGACAACCCCCCGCCCTTCTCGCCACTGGTACTCTCGACTGGCTTGGCCCGAATCAGGAGTACCACCTCGGGATTACTTGCCGAGAAGAAGGGGTCGGAACCAGGATTCGGATCACCATTGACGGAGTCGTGATCGACGAGGTCGACGACGCGTACTCTGGTCGTCCCCTGGAGGGGAGCTTCGTCCTAATGAATATCGAAGCCGACGCCTCCCAGACCGTTCGGGTCGGGACGACCGAAGTCCTCCGGTACCCGGGAGACGTCGGACTCGTCGGACCGGTCCTCCAGGTCCACCCGACGAGGTACTCCCTGACCAGCGGACAGTCGGTCACCCTCCGAGCCCGGGGCGGGTCCGGGTCCTACGGATGGGACTTCGACGAGAACAACTCCGGGGGGACCGTGACGCCCCTCGACGAAGACGAGGCCGAGTACACGGCCGGGACCGTGGTCTCCACCGTGGTCGACCTGGTCAGACTCGAAGACAACTTCGGCAACACGACGGTCGCAGAGATCACCGTCGAGCCGTAGAGGAGAGGGAAGATGTCGACCGGTGACAAGCGGATCAATATGTATCCGAAGAAGGTGGCACCCGAGGACCAGATCCGAGAGGGTTGGCTTGAGTACACCCTGTCGTTGATCTCGGACAACCTCAAGGCCCTGTACCCTTCGTCCGGGTTCTTCTCGGCTCCGACGGTGGCGGCTGGTTCCGTCGAGGACACCTTCGAGATCTCGTCGTTCACCGGTCTGTACGCAGGAGACGTCGGCCGGTATTTCGACTATGCCGGTGGAGACGAGATCCCCTTCGAGAACGCCAACACGGTCGAATACTGGGCGGCAGTACACCTCGCCCTGGTCCCGGTCCTCGACGCGACCGGATTGGAGGGGAGTCCCGACTTCGCCACCTTCCGGTATTCCCAGCTCGAAGAGATGGTCGGGTACTTCGTCGAGCCCGACTCGGTCGTGGATACCGGGAGCGGCGTCAAGTTCTACCTCAACGACGTCCTCACCGGGAACGTCGGTTCGGGTGCCTTCGACCAGTCCGGTCGAGAAGTGTACGTCATGCTCTGGCCCGACCCGGAGAGTCTCGACCCGGCCGAGGCTTTCCAGCTCAAGACCGTCGCATGGGACACGTCGGACAACACGGTCACGACGACGAACTATCTGGGCGCGACCGGGATCAAGGCCGCGTCCTTCTATCGGGTCTTCGTCCCGGTGTGTACGGTGTCGAAGTCGTCCCCGTCGAATCCCGCCCTCTGGACGGTCAAGATCACCGGCAACGGCCCGACGGCCTTCCCGTCGGCCTTCGACTACTCGGGGCAGAATATCCTCGGGTTCTCCCCGGCGACGATCACCGCCGCTTTCCAGAGGGAGCACGTCCTCTCCGGGAGTGCCGACGACGGGCGGCACAAGGACGTCACCTTCGGGACCATGAGGAACCGGACCACGGCCGAGGGCGGGTCGGCAGGAAACAAGTTCTATCTTCGGTCCGTGAACTCGGGAGACGACGCAAACGAACTCTTCCGGGTCCTCAATAACGCGGGCTCGACCGTGGTCAAGATCAAGGGATCGGGTGAGACGACCATCGAAGAGGACTTCTACCTCAACGGGGACTTCGTCCAGTTCCTCGGGAACGGAGAGAACCATTCGATCTCGGGGATCGGATCGCAACGAATCCAGCCCATGCCGTTCCTCGACTTCCGGTCCTACAGCGAGTCCCCAGACGGAAACGCGAAGGGTGTGAGCCTCGTCGTCTCGGGGTCGACGTACTCGACTCCTCGACTCATGCTCCACCTCGTTCCGTACCATCAGGGGTCGGACTTCCCGTCGGACATGGTCTGCACGGTCCACGACACGGGACTCGTCGACGTGTCCGGAGCCGCTGACTTCACGGCCGACCCGGTTCTCCCTCTCCTCTCGACCGACTCCTTCGTCGTGAGGATCGACGGGACCACGAACCGGGACGGAATTTACTCGGCCGAAGTCATTGACGCGGATACCCTCGACGTACACGAACTCGACGAGTCCTCGGTTTCCTGGTCGGGGGGTGACCAGGCAGGAACGATCACCCTCTACACGATCAAGACGACCATCGCCTCGTACGAGACGGGGGGAGGTGGTCTCGACGTCGGGTTCCGGACGTCGTCGTACGACCCGGGCTCCGTCGGTCTCGGTTACATGGCCGTAGACAACCCCGCCCCGGTCGGTGGGAATGAGGTCTTCGGGTACGGGTTCGCCCACGTCGACGTGGCGAGAGACGAGATCGTTTTCGCCACCGAGAGCGGGGGAGCCGCCCGAGGGTGGGCCTTCGGTGGACGGGATAACAGTCCGGTTGACCCCGCCGACACGACGGGACCGAAGGAGAGGTACATCGGTCTCGACGCCCTGGGGTACTCGGCCGAGGTCGACGACGTCCTCCTCATGACCGGAGAGGAGAACGGCGACGGTCGAGTGTACATCGGTCGCCCGGAGGAGGACTCCGCGAACTGGCCCTTCCTCCAGTTGACCGAACCGTTCCTCGTCCTCGACGTCGACAGCGGGTCGATCCTCTGGACCGACCTCCGACCGTGGGCGACCGGTCAGGACCTCGGGACGTCGTCGTACCGATGGGACGTCTTCGTCGAGGACTTCGACATCAATGGGGACGTGACCGGAGACCTGGTCCCCGTGGCTTCGTACCAAAACCTCGGGGATGCGTCTCACGTCTGGAACCTGTATTGCGCCAACCTCTTCGGTGACGCGGGAGCGGTCACGGTCGGAGCCCACTTCGAGCCTCTCGCGTCGAGTACCTACAACCTCGGTCACAGCTCTCGTCCGTGGGCGTACGTCTACGGATGGCGGTACAACATGAGCGGAGACGTCGCCTCCCCGAATCAGGGAGGATGGACGTCTCACAACTTCCCGAACCTCGACGACACGTACGACCTCGGACGACCGGTCGGGACGGGAGCCGGTACCCGGTGGCGAGACCTTCACTGTATGACCGGCACGTTCTACGAAACGCCCGGGACCCTCGCCATCGACTGTCGAGGTGACGCCGACATCGACGGAGACCTGGACGTCGGCGGTGACACGGTCCTCAAGGGAGACGTGACCCTCGGGTTCGCAATCGGGGACGACGTCGAGGTCCATGCAGGAGAACTCAAGCCCCTGTCTTCCGAGTCCCGGTGGCTCGGCCGAGCCCACACTAACAACGGGGGGATCACCCTCGCCCTCTGGGACATCCTCGCCTCTCGGTCGTGGTGGGTCGCAGAGAGGATGCACGTCGGGTCCGATTACGACCGATTCGGTCCGTGGACTCCGGGCGATGATCCGGACGGCGGGATCGACGTCGAGTACCTGGTCAACCCGGCCGAGGGAAACGCACCGGGCGGGGCGTGGGGGTTCTCCTCGGTTCCGGACTGGACCCTCGGGGCCAGTGAGACCGACGAGGTCCTCTTCTTCCCGATGGGCGATCTCCCTCACGGGGCGATCCTCCGCTCCTTCGAGGGACGGTCCTACACGGACGGGACCCTCTCGAAATTCGACGTCGAGTTCGGGTACTGGTCGGGGGACCAGAGCAACGGATGGGCCTGGACCTCGGTCCAGACTCTCGACGTCGCCGCCATCGGTACCGGTAACCAGAACTGGTCGACCGGGTCCACCGAACCGAACGACCCGATTGACCTGTCGCAGACACCGAGACGTCAGTACGGATTCCGGGTGATCGCTACGACCGGCGTGGGACAGTCCGCGAAGATCCTGTCCCTGGCACTCGACCTCAAGGTCGACCAGGCCGATCCGTTCCCGGGGTTCGCTGACTACTCGACGGGTGCGAACCCGAGTTAATCGTTGACCCGGTACTAACCGTCGACAGGGGGTCGACGCGATAGGCCGAGGAGGAGAGAGAAGATGTCCCAGAGCAAGTCGAAGAAGAAGAAGCGGATCGCCAAGGTCGTCGGGAAGCCCCAGAGACCGGACCCGGCAGCTCCCGTCCCGACTCGGAGCCTCCCTCCGGGGGCGGTCCCGGTCCAGGTCCCGGCCCAGACCATGACCACCTCGGGGGACAAGGACCTCGACGGTCGGGCCGACCGTCTCCTCCGGTCCGACCCCGAGAAGATCGAGGACCCGACCCTCCGTCTCCTGATCAAGACCTGGAGACCGAAGGCACTGACCCACGCCGGTCACACCGGTCGGCTCGAAAACCTCAAGGCCCAGATCCGGGGAGCCGAGGACGAGATCCAGAAGGCCCGGGGCGGGATCTCCTCGGTCGAGGAGATGATCTTCGAGCGGCTCCGCGAGATGGACCAGGAGGAGGCCGAGGGCCAGGAGGAGACCGACGACCAGGTCGAGGAGGGGTCCCAGGACTCCCAGGACGGGCCAGGAGACGAGAACTCCCCCGAGGACGGACAGGAGGACCCCCAGGAGGAGAACGAGGCCCAGGAGGGCGAGGAGACGGCCGAGTCCACCCCGGACCCGGCCGAGACCAAGGGGGAACCCGAGACGGAGACCGAGACCGAGGACGGTGAGGTTCCGGCCGAGGAGACCGTCGACAAGACCGGGGAGGCCGAGACCGGCTGACCCGGTTCCGGAGGAACGAAATGGAAGACGTGATCGCCAAGGCACTCGGACACCTCCTCTCCTGGGAGGTACTCTCGCTGGCAGGAGGGGTGTACTTCCTCCTCGTCGTGGTGAAGATCCTGATCGGGCAGGAGGTCAAGGACAAGCCCTTGATCAACCGCCTCCTCTTCGTCGCCCCGTTCCTGGTCTGCGTCGGGGTGGCCTTCGTCCCGGGTATGTTCTCCGAGGTCTCGACCTGGGGTGGAGCCCTTCGCATGGGTCTCTGGACCGGTGGGGTGTCGATCTTCTATCACGTCTTCCTCAAGTTCCTCCTCGGGGACAAGATCCGGAAGGCCATGTCGGACCGGGTCTCGTCCCTGATCGGGAAGGGCTCGTCGTGACCATCCTCAAGGAACGAGTCAAGACCCTCTGGCTTCGAGTTCGTCGGGGAGGGTGGAAGGTCTGGCTCGTCGTCGTCCTGGTCGTGGTCGGTGTCCTCGCGGTCCTCAAGTTCGTCCTCTCCGGTGGGGGTCTCTTCACGACGAAGGGCAAGGCCGGGGAGAGGGTCCGCGAGGAAGTGAAGAAGACGGCCGGGATGATCGAGGGTGCCATCGCCGGGACCCGGGAGAGGATCAAGACACGAACCAAGGTGATCGAGGAGAGGGAGACCGAGATCGAGGAGATCAAGACCCTCGACTCCGAGGTCGAGAAACTCCGACGTCTGGCCGAACTCTCGAATCGGACCGTCCCTCGACGTGGCCGGGACCAGGGGCGACGAAGGGGGTCACCGTGAACCCAGACACCCGCCGAGGTCCGTTCGGCCGTCCTGGGGGACCTCACGTCCTCCTGGTCGTGGTCCTGGTCGGTCTCATGTCCTCGATCCCGGGTCGGGCCTGGGCCGAGGGGATCAAGCTCCTTCCTGGTCTCCGAGTCGACTGGACGACCCTCCCCGAGTTCCAGCCCGCTCCAGACCCAGACCCGATCCCGGCCGACGACCCCGGAGCGGTCCTCGTCGAGAAGGGACAGGAGGCTCCGTTCTCCGGTCTCCTGATCTCGGCCGACCGGATGATCTGGTACGAGGCCGTCGTCGTCCAGAGGGACAAGCTCAAGGTCCAGGTCGAAGAGACCGTCGACCTGGCCCAGACGATCCAGACCACGGCCCTCGAAGGGATGGAACGAGCCGCGAAAGCCGCCGAGCCCAAGTGGTACGAGTCACCCGAGGTCAACCGGTGGGGAGGGTTCCTCCTGGGTCTGGTCCTGGTCTCGGGTGTCGTCGGTGTCGCCGTCGGAGTCTCCCAGGCCGTCGACTAACGTGTCCCCTCCCCGCGCCTAGTCCGTCCAGCTCTCGAAGTATCCTTCGACTCTATACCCGGAGCCCTCACACCCTCCGGGGTCGAGGTTGTCGACTGTGAAGAAGAACCCCCTCCGAGAGAAGTTCCGACCAGGGGTCCGAGACCCCGATGTCGTCTGTCGAGGGAGGGAGATCCTGACCGGGTTCTGTGTCCGTCACCGATGGCGGGTCAACCGGGACGGGCTTCCCTGCGACGAGGCGAACCAGAGGAACGTGACCCGGTGCGGGGAGTGTGTCCACTATCGGAGCCCGAAGGACGAGGTCGAAGATGATCCGCTTCCGCGTCGGTGACGCCCGCACTGTGATCGAGGGAGTCGAGAAGTCGCTTCTCCGGGACCTCGACGAGATAACCTCGTACAAGATCGATGGAGCCCACTTCTCTCCGTCGTTCCGTCAACGACGGTGGGACGGGAAGACTCACCTCTTGAGGTACTCCCGTCGATTCGGACTCCGGTTGTACACGGGTCTCGTCCCGATAGCTGCTAGGTACCTCCGGAACCTCGGACACCGGGTCGAGGTGATCGACGAGAGACGACCTCTCAACCGAACCGTTGACACTCCCCTCCCGTGGCTCGACGACGAGTTCGTCCTCCGTCCCTACCAGGAGGATTCGGTTGAGGCCATCCTCTCGAAGAACCCCGACCTCCCCGGCCGAGGGATGGTCTCGTCGGCCGTCCGGTCTGGCAAGACCGTTATGGCCGGGGGGTTAATCCATCGGACCCAGGCGAGGGCTCTCTTCCTCGTACATCAGGAGAGGCAGTTCGATCAGACCTGGAGGTTGTACTCTCACCTCTTCGGCCGTGACCGTGTCGGGATGGTCGGGTCGGGGTACTGGGAACCGAACGACGTGACCGTCGGGATGGTCCAGGCCCTCCACCCGAAGAGGAAGACGGCCGAGGTCAAGAGACTCCTCCAGTCCGTCGACGTCCTCGTCGTCGACGAGTGTCACCACCTCAAGCAAGCCCAGACCTGGAAGGACCTGGTCCTCAAGTGTGACGCCCGGATCAAGGTCGGGATCTCGGCCACGATTTACCTCTCCAGGAAGAAGGAGTCCGAGAAGGCAACGGTCTGGCTCCAGGCCCTCACCGGTCCCCTCCTCTACACGATCTCGACGAAGAGGTTGATCAAGATGGGCGTCCTCGTCCCGGCGACGATCCGACTGGTCAAGGTCCAGGGACCAGACGTCGTCGACGTGGACTGGGACCAGGCCCAGAAGAAGGGGATCGTCCAGCACGATCAGAGAAACCGGATCATCGCCCGTATCGCCCAGAGGAGGGTGAGGAAGGGACGGAAGGTCCTGGTTATAGCCCGACGTCGTGAGCACATCGACCGACTGATCTCCGAGTTCCAGGAGCACGACCTCGGTGACCTGGTCGTGAGGATCGACGGACGGACTCCGAAGGGGACCAGGACGAAGAGGGTCTCCCAGTTCGTCGACGGATCAAAGCCTCTCTTGATCGGGTCCGTCTTCCAGGAGGCGGTCGACATCCCCCAGATCGAGGACGTGATCGTCGCGGACGGTGGGAAGGACAGGAAGGCCACGATCCAGAAACTCCGGAACCTCACCCCTCACAAGGGGAAGACTGATCGGGTCTACGTGTACGACATGATCGACTTGCACAACCCGACCTTGGCAGCTCACAGTCGGGCTCGGATCAGTGCCTATCGGTCCGAGGACTGTTTCGACTTCGAGGTGATCGACTGGTCGAAGAGAAAGACCAGGAAGAAGGGACGACGTTGACAGAGTAAGGTGTGACGTGCTAACGGTGGACACACTCCGGACCCGATCCCTAGCTGCACGGTCGAGACCGGGGTGTCCGATCCGAGGAGAACGTGAGTAAGTCTTCTTCGCGTCGACAGACCCGGAAACGGGTCCCGGCCTCTCGTCCCCTGAAACGGGGTCGCGGTTCTCCCGAGAGGTCGGGGTCAGTGCAGCCCGGAGACGTCGCGCTCCCCGATAGGAGCGGGGGAACCGAGTCCTCGTCCGTCGGTTCCCCCGCTCCCCTCCCCACAAGTCTCCGACGGACGTCCATCGGACTTCTCCTCGGGGACCTCTCCACTATGACCGACGACCCCGTCGGTCTCCTCCTCGCCGCGATCAAGGACCACGTCGGAGACCTGGCAGCTCGGGCCTTCGGCGTGGTCCTCCTCTCCACCTTCACCGGACGACAGGTCTCACGGCGGGACCTGGTCGACCTTGGTCTCTCTGTCCAGAATCTTCGGACCGCAAAGAAGAGACTCCAGGAGTTCGGAGTCTTCTTCGAGTTCGCACGGGGGACGGAGAAGAGGACCGACTTCGTCGTCCGTGGATACGACCTCCTCTGGGACACGGCCGAACGTATCCAGGCGAACGGACACTTCGACGATCTCCGGTCCGAAGTGCTCAAGATGATCGAGACCGACCTGGGTCCTGTGCCGATACCAAGCGGACCCTTTAGACTGGGAGAAGACACAGTCAATCCGGCCTTTGTGTTAGGGGGCAACACAAAGGCCAACACAAAGGCGGGGACCAGTTCCTCAACGGGTGATTTTACCGAGACAGGTTCTCCAGTCAATCCAGCCTTTGTGTTAGGGCCAGACGCCTTTGTGTTGGCCGACGGAACGACCGTGTCTCTGGACGTGGTCTTCGAGGACGTTAACACAAAGGCTGGAATCACTAAACGAAAGTCTCGTCTAAAGGCCCTCCTCGTACGTACGGGTGAACGTACGTCCGGGTCGCGCGGAGATAGAACAGAGAAAGAAGAGAAGAGAGGGAGGAAGAGAAAGAAGAAGTCAAAGGAGAAGAGTCGGACGAAACCGCTCCCCGGTGGTCCTCGAAAGACATTCGTCGGTGACCCGGCCGAAGTCCGACGTCTTCTCTCCCTCCGTCGTCCGACCGGTCCTGACCAGAAGAGGAGGTCGGACCTCGTCCGGGTCCTGTCCGTCCGCTTCGACGGGGTGTACCGGAAGGCCTGGCGGAAGAAGGTCGGACGTCGACCGATGTCAGCTCGCCCGGGTGACTTCGAGACGGTCGCAATCTGGACGACCCTCCAGGGGATCGACCCGGCCGAGTTCGTCGACTGGGTCACCGAGGAGTATTCGTTCACGGGTGAGGCCGTCGCCTCCGTCGGGATGATCAGGTCGAGGAAGGTCTGGGACCGGTGGCTCTCGAAGCACCCGAAGAAGAGGACCAGGAAGAAGGGACACGCGGGGTTCTCGTACGACGAGGACCCGGACGAGGACGACCTCAAGTCCAGACTCGTCCGGGCCGGTCTCGACGGAGCCGAGGACCTCGACGACAAGACCCTCGCCCGGATCGAGAGACTGTCTCGGGCCACGGTCAAGGCAGGGGGGAAGATCCCGCACACCTCGAAGAGACTCCGACCGTTCGTCGAGTGGGCCTGGAAGAACGTGTACCGGAAGGAGAAGAAGAAGTGATCGACCTCCAGAGACTCGACCTCGAAATGACCGAGGCGAGGACGAAGATCGCGGACGGGTGTCCGAAGTGTGACGGGGTCGGGTGCCACGTCCCGGACGACGAGGACATCGACCCCGACACCCTGGAACCGAAGGTCGTCCCCTGCGAGTGTGTCGTCCGACTCCGTCGAGAGATCTCCCTGATCGATGGGAACGTCCCCAGGGAGTTCCGTCGTCGACTCAAGAGACATTTTGATCTCTTCTCCGACGGACCGAACTCCGAGGTCGCGGACCTCCTCCGGGCGTACGTCTCGAAGTTCAAGGCAGCTCGTCGACACGGACTCGGGTTCCTCTTCTCGGGCGAGAATGGGACGGGGAAGACACTCGCCTCGTCGTGGCTCTTGACCAGGGCCATCGCCCGGGGGTACTCGGTCTTCTACTCGACCGTAGAGGAGTGGCTCCAGGCCGTGACCCAGGGGTACCGGGACGAGGAGTTTGCGGAGTGGGTCGACTCGAAGAGGGACGTCGACTTCCTTGTCCTGGACGAACTCGGGAAGGAGCACCGGGCCAAGGGGTCCGACTTCGCACTGGCGCAAATTGATCGGTTGATCCGTTCCAGGTCCTCGGGTCTCCTCCCGACGGTCGTGGTCACGAACCTCGGGGTCGACGAACTGGAGGACGCCGTCGGGTCGTCCCTGGCTTCGATCCTCCGAGGTCGTCGATTCCGGACCGTCGAATTCGAGCCCGGTGATCACCGTGGGTCCGTTGACTGGGAGGAGTTACTCGAAGATGCCGAAGACTAGATTCGACGTCGACCTGGAGAGGTCGGTCCTGGCCCGATGTCTGGAGGACCCCACGTTCCTCCGAGAGACGGTCGAGGTCGCGGCGCACCACGACTTCTCGACCAAGCCCCATGCCTGGGTCTTCGCTCACCTGTCCCGTCACTACAGGAAGAGACGGGAGGTCATGAGTGGTCGGTCCCTGGTCGCCCGACTCCGGGCCGAGATTAGGGACTCGGACACCCGTGGTCTCCACGCAAAGGCCATCCGGGAGATCGTCGACACGAAACCCGTTGACGCTGGAGCCGCCCTCGACCTCCTCCGGGACTTCGTCCGGTTCCAGAGGATGCACTCGACCACGGTCACCGTCGTCGAGAAGCTAGAGAAGGGAGACCTCGACGGGGCCGAGGCCGAGTTCGTCCGACAGTCCAGGGAGAGAGTCGGTCGAGTGAGGTACGACTCCCTCGACTGGTACGGGTCCTTCGACGAACGAGTCGCGGACACCCTCCGGGAGATCAAGGAAGGGAAACGTCTCCGGATACGGACCGGGATCAGGAGCCTCGACCGGATCATCCTCGGACAGCACATCGGGGAACTCGGGATGATCCTCGCCACGACCGGGAAGGGGAAGACCATCCTCCTCCTCAACTTCACCGTCGCCGCTGTCCTCCAGGGGTTCGGGGGGATCTTCTTCGCCCTGGAAATGCCAGCTCGACAGATCGCCCGACGACTGGACTCCCGCATCCTCAAGGTCCCGTACACTCACCTCCGTCAAATGAAGTTCTCGCACTCCGACTGGGTCGAGATCGAGGGGATGATCAGTCGGAGGGAGTCGACGTTCAAGGACAAGATCCAGATCGTGTCGGTCCCCGTGTCGAAGTGTACGACGTCCCTCCTGGAGTCGATCATCGAAGAGAGGCGGGCCGATGGTCACCCGGTCGACTTCGTTATGTTTGACTCACTCGACCACGTCAAGTCGGACGTCCGTCGACGGTACGAGCAGAAGAGACACGAAGCCTCCGACGTGTACTGGTGGGCCAAGGGTCTTGCGATGGGTTCGGAGTCAACTCCTGGGTTTGCATCCTGGACGACCTGTCACGCCGGTCGGGAGTGGAGGTACCGTATCGCCACGCCCGAGGCGACCTCGGAGTCGTACGACAAGTCGAGGATCGTGGACGTCGCCCTCTCGGTGAACCAGACCAGGGCCGAGGAGAAGGCCGGAATCCTGACCGGGTATCTGGCGAAGTACCGGGACGGACCGTCCTGGGTCCGTATCCCGATGTCGACGAATTATCAGCTCATGACGTACCGGGAACTCCGGGAGTCCGAACGAGCGGCGATCATGGGAGAAGACGAAGAGGAGGAAGACGCGGCATGAAGAAGAAGACGAAGAGGGACGGGGTCGAGGTCCTGTACGAGTACTCCCAGGAGAAAAGGGTCTGCGTCTTCTGTCCGAAGATGGAAGGAGGGGTTCCGGCCGTCGCGGAGAGAGTCGTCCAGGATCACCCCGGGTCGACTCACGCTGACCTGGTCAAGCAAGGAGGCCCGGACGAGAATCGCTGGTTTGAATTCCGGGTCGTGTATCCGGTCCCCGAACGGGGGCAGGATCTTGACCTGGCCCCAGACGGGGACCCGTGCGCGGTGTACTTCGACTGCCAGTCGCCGGGTCACGATCAGGACAAGTCGTACACTCGGATGCGGATTGTCCCGAGGTCTTCGACGGTCGACGACCTGGTCGGTGTCGCACTCTCCGTTATGAATGACCCGAAGACGGATCGACTCGCCGTGATCCGAATCGAGATCCAGGACTAGGCCGGTGAGGGTCGACTTCGAGGAGCACCTCTCGACCCTGTCGGAGACTCGTATCCGGGGAGGGAAGTCCGGTCCTCAAGTCCTGGTCCGTGACTGTCCCCTCTGTGGCGACGACGGGTGGCACCTCTACGTCAACGCTCGCACCGGGTACTGGAAGTGCTTTAAGTGCTCCCAGTCGGGGTCGTACCTCCGACTCGGAGCGGCCTTCTCCGGGATACCCGTACATGAGGCAGCTCGGAGTCTCCGGGGTCTTCCTCGTCGTCGGGCTCCGGGGTACTCGTCCCTGGAGAAGATCAAGGAACGACTTGACGCTCTGACCTGGGACCACCTCCTCCCTCCCCCGGAGATCGACGTCCCTCTTCCGGCCGAGTTCCTCGGGTGTCGAGTCGAGGGAGGGTGGAGGGTACCTCGACCGGTGAAGAAGAGAGGATTCCGTCGGTCGACCTTGGCCGAGTTCGGTCTGGGGTTCTGTCTCCTGGGGAAGTACCGGAACCGGATCGTCGTCCCTATCGTGACCGGGACGAGTCACGCCTTCCAGTCTAGGGCGTTCACGAAGGGTCAGGACCCGAAGTACCTCTCCCCGTCGGTGGACATGAGTCGACTCCTTTTCGGGGAACCGTGGCTCGGTCCTCGGGAGAGGTTCGTCGTCGTGGTCGAGGGAGTCTTCGACGCACTCCGTCTCTGGGAGTACGGACTCCCCGCCGTGTCGACCCTGGGGAAGACGGTCTCGGAACGACAAGCCGTCCTGATCGGTGAGAGGACGGAGAAGGTGATCCTCTTCTACGACTCGGACGACGACGGGATCTTCGGTCCTGTGTCAGAGGCAACCCGTATACTCTCGTCCGTCGTCCGAGAGGTCAAGGTCGCCTGGCCTCCGGAGGGGAAGGACCCGGACGAGTGTACGAGAGACGAGGTTGTCCAGTCGATCAAGGACTCCAGGAACGGGGCCGACGTCTCGTCTGTTCTCGGACGTCGAGTCGGTCGACTATAAGTCCCCTAGAAGTTTTTAGAGCGCAAACACGCGGGACCTCTACGGAACCCGCTACAATCCGGGGTTGACTTCCTTGTCTGCTTCGAGTATGATCCCCGGCGAGAGTGGAGACCCGGACGGGGAGGAGACCAATGCCTAGAGGACCAGTCGACAGAAACGGGAACCGACGGATCAAGTGTAAGGAGTGCGGGACCTGGCATCATGCCCTCGCCCCCCACCTCGGGAAAAAACACGGGATGTCCGTCGAGGAGTACATCGACAAGCACCGGGACCCGGATTCCGGTGTCGCCCCCTTGACGATCTCCGAGTACGCCTCGAAGGAGATCGACAGGAACCGGAAGAAGAAGGGGAAGAGGGAGCGGCCGACGTCGAAGAAGAAGAACAAGGTCACCCGTCCCCCCGAGGTCCTCGACATCGGAGGATGGGAGGTCGAGATCAGACCGGACGACGACATCCCCGACTCGGCCCGCGACGACATCCCCGTCCACGACGAGCACTGGGAGGTCGACGAGGACTTCTTCTCCCGAGTGGCCGAGGCGATCTTCCTGGACGAAGTCCTCATGATCGTCGGTCCGACTGGAGGAGGGAAGACGTCCGGGGTCGGGGAGTTCGCCTCACTGGTCAATGCGCCCTGGGTTCGTATCCAGGGGGACAAGGAAACCTCGGTCGGAAAACTCTTCGGGAAGACGAAGGTCGTGACCGACCCGGAGACGAAGAAGCGGGTCACGGTCTTCGTCGAGGGGATCATCCCCCGGGCTCTCCGTCTCGGGTACTTCATTGTGATCGACGAGGTCGACGGACTCGACGAGGACATCCGACTCGCCCTCCACGAAGTTCTCGAAAAGGACGCCCAGGGTCGACGTCGGTGTACCCTGGAGACGAACCTCGACGACGAGGTCGCCCGGGTCGTCTGGGCTCACCCTCGGACCAGGTTCTTCCTCACGGGCAACAACCTCGGATCGGATCTCATGGGTCTGTACGGGGGGACGGACTCGGCTCCGAACCTCGCTTTCCTCGACCGGTGTGAGAGAGTCAACGTGACGTACCCTCCGAAGGAGGTGATCTCGTCCATCGTTCACAATAAGTCGGGAGGTCTCGACGTTCGGTACTGTGATCTGATCGCCAACGCCGTACACGAGATCCTGGAGGCCCATGTCAACGCGGGTTTGACCTGGGTCTTCTCGATCCGTCGGGCCGTCACTCTCGGGCTCAAGTTCAAGTTGTACGAGGAGAGGGGTCTCCCGAAGTCGGACGCGGTCCAGAGGGTGATCCTCGACAACGTCCCGACCCCCGACATTCGGAACGACGTCCGAGGGATCATACAGAGGGTCGGGCTTCCCGTTCCGACGGTGAGGGCGACACCGTGAAGACGACCAGGACGAAGTCGAAGCCGATGGTCTCGGGGTACTTCGGGACCCTGGCCGTGGTCCTCTCCAGAGAACTCGGGGTGAAGGTCATTCCGTCCGACGGTGCCTGTTGCACCGATTGTCGTACGACCATCGCCCTCCCGATAGCTGCCGAGCACCTCCCCGACGACTCGGCCCGAATCCTCGACGGACTCCTCGACCATGAGTCCGGACATATCCGGTGCGTCAAACTCGACGAGGAACTCGGACGAGTTCCCATCGACAAGGTTGAGCCGCCGGGGACGTCTCCTCAACTTCATACGATAATGAACGGGTTGATCGACGGTCGTGACCAGATCAAAATGACCCGACTGTACCCGGGTGTCTCGGAGAACTTCGATCACTCGTACCGGTGGGGACGGGACAGTCACCTCCGGAACGTCGAGGAGTACGAGAAGACCGGTAACCCGGCACTCGCCCCCTCCCTCTTCCGCAACGTGGTCTGCGTTCTGACCTCGATCATGAGGGGGTACGATCCGAGTCCCTGGGGTGAGGAGGCGAACGACCTGGTCCGGACTCACCTGGCAGACGAGGTCAGGGACGGGCTCCGACTCGTCGACGAGTTCGGGTCACCCGAGGAGTTCTTCTCCCTCTCGAAGCGGGTCCTCTCGAAGCTGGGGGACCTGGCCGAAGAACCGCCGCCTCCTCCCCCCGGTCCGGGTGGGGAGGGCGATCCGACTCCGGGAGAGGACGACGACGGTGACCCGTCCGGTGGTCAGGGTGGCGAGGAGGACGAAGACGACGACCAGGACGGTGAGGGTGAGGGAGACGAGGACGAGGACGGAGACGCCCAGGGCGAAGGGGACGACGAGGACGAGGATGGTCCCCAGGACGACGGAGACGGCCCAGGAGAGACGAACGGGGACGAGGACGAGGGCGAGGACGAGGGTGAGGGTGAGGACGGGTCCGGGTCTGGAGACGGCCAGGAGGACGACGAGGACGGCGACGACCAGGACGGTGAGGGAGACGACGAGGTCGACGACGACCAGGACGGTGAGGGAGAGGGTGGGGGAGACGAGGACTCCGACTCCCGAGGTGGGGAGCCTTCGGACAAGTGCGAGGGTGAGGTTGACTCGGTCGATCCCGATTACGGTGACGGAGGAGGAGGGATCGGTCCCGCTCTCCGGACCGCCCTCAAGGAAGACCTCGAAGCCCTGGAGTGCGACGACGACCCGGTCGACGGAGCTGCCAGACGTCACCTCGACGAGCAGTGCAAGAGGTCCCTCGGTCGGGTCCATATCCCGCACCCCGTTGCCCTTGCCGCCGACCGGGTGTGCGACCCCCTGGAGTTCACCTCGGCAAGCCGACAGGAACTCCTCAAGCTCTACCACTCGATCAAGAACCAGGTCACTCCGGAGATCGGTCGACTCCGGTCTCAACTCCTCCGAGCCCTCAAGTGTCAGCAGGCGAAGAAGCTCCGGGTCGAGCAGGAGGACGGGGAGTCCCTCCACGACGGGTCACTCTACAAACTGATCTCGGGTGGGGACGAGAGGGTCTTCCGGAAGAGACTCCCCGGACTCAACCTCGACACCGACCTCTCGATCCTCACCGACCAGTCTGGGTCGATGTCGGGAGGAGGGAAGATCGAGACGGCCCGGAAAGCCGTGATCGCCCTGACCGAGACCTGTGCGTCGATCAAGGTCCCGGTTGAGGTCCTCGGGTGGGACACGGGCGAGACCGTCGTCTATCCGAATCCACCGTACAACCGGGGCGAGAATCAGAGGTATCGAGTCTATAAGACCCACGACGAACCTCTCAACGACACGGTCCGGGCTCGCCTCGCGTCGATGGGTTCCGGTATCCAGAATTGCGACTCCGAGGCCGTTGCGTGGGCGGCTGACCGACTCCAGTTGAGGAGGTCGAAGAGGAAGGTCCTCCTCGTCCTGTCGGACGGACATCCCGCCTCGTCGACCGTCGACTCCGGAGTCGACGGAGTGAATATCCGACGGGTCGTCGACCGGGCCTTCGACGCCGGGATCGAGGTCGTGTCCATCGGGATCAAGACCGACGCACCGAGGTATTACTATCCGGTCTCGATTGTCCTCCACGACATCTCGGCTCTCTCGAAGACCTTGGTCGGAATCCTGGACGCCCTTCTTCGACAGGGGAAGAGGGTCGTCCGCAAGATGGACCGGACAGAACTGGGAGTGTAGGAATGGACGGGGTCTCCTCTCTCTCTGCTTTCTCTCCCCGTCCACGGGACGCCCGGGATGGTCTCGGGCGTCCCGTCTTTCTCCCTAACCGGAAGGGTTGAGCATGGCACCCGGACTCGAAGAACTCCGGTCTCGGTTCTCGAAGGTCGGAAAGGCCGAGAGAGAGAAGAAGGCCGAAGAGGAACGGATCGCTCTCCGGGAGCGAGAGGTCAAGATGGTCGACCTCACCCTCAAGGGACTGGTCGACGCCCGGTCCGAACTCCGACTCCAGAACGAGGAGGCGGTTCGTCGAGGTGGAGAGGGTGTCGACGTCCCCGACTGTCTCGGGTTCTGTGAGGCCAGGAACCGGGAGAAGGCCAAGAGGGATACCTGTCGGGCCTGCGGGGTCCGTGGGAATTGTGAGTCGACCGACCGAGACCTCGGGGTCTGGAAGAACCTCAAGGCGTACGCTCCTCGGTGCTTCATACAGGGGCTCAACCGGAAGGACAGGAAGAACCGTATCCAGTGCAACGCTTGTCCGTACAAGACCCCCTGTGTCGGCCATCGGGAGTACCGGGCTCTCCTGAAAAAGAGGGAGTTCTTCCAGAAGAAACAGAAGGAGAAGGAAGAGAGGGACCGGAAGGAAGAGGAGGCTCTCGCCCGAGCTGCCAAAGCACCAGACGAGATCAAGACCGACGTCGTCTTCGAGCGGTACGAGTATCGCGGGCTCACGGCCAAGGGCCGACGGTCCGAGAAGTTCTGGGAGGTCGCTCGTCGAGGACGGTTCCTCCTCCGACGGTGGGGGAAGATCAGGGGGACGAAGGTCGACCGTCTCCTCAACGTCTACTCGTCCGATACCGTGGCTCAAGAGAGGATGGACGAACTCACGTCCCAGAAGACGGGCAAGGGGTACCGGTACGACAGCCGACCGACTCGGTCCGTCGTGATCCGCCCCGACTCGAAGACCTGGGTCGAGGCTTGACGGAGGACTCATGCCAGAGTATACGAAGTGTCCCCATTGTGGATTTGCCGTCCCGATCCCCGGGACCAGGAAGAAGAGGACGACGAGGGTGATCGCTGGAGTGCCTGGTCAGTGGGAACCGACCGACTACCAGGGAGCACGGAAGGGGGACGAGGTCCTTCTCGTTTTCGGGGTCGGGAAGAAGTCGCAGACCACTCGGGGCAGGGTCGTCCGGAAGTACCGGGGGATCTATCTTCGGACCATCGGACCGCAACCGACGACTCGTACGTTCTTCGATGTCCCGACCGTGGACTCTGCGACGTCTGTCTTCCGGAGGGTGAGGACGTGACCCGTTCCAGGAAGATCCCTCCGGAGAGGGTCCGACCCGAGGTGGCCGTCTCCCCGGAGAACGTCCGGAAGTACGTCCGACTCCTTCGGACCCAGGCCATGAGACTCGCCCGAGCCGAACGGACCGGGATCGATGACGCCGACCAGGAGATCGCACTCCTGGTTATGGAGGCTCTCCCGAAGTACGACCCCCACCGGGCGACGGTCCGACAGTGGGTCCGACTCTACGTCACCGGCCGGGTCCGAGACCGGGTCGCCTCGGCATCGGCCGTGAAGAACCGTCCGACCGTCTGGACGTACGACCAGGTCTGGGGATGGTACCGTCAACCGGCCCAGGCGACTCCCGGGATCGAGGAAGACCAGGAGTCCGAAGATCTGACCACGACCGAGGACCAGTTCTTCGAGTCCGAACGTCGTGTCCGATTCGAGGAGGCCATCGCAGAGGCAGAGTCCGAACTTCGACGAACGGTCCGACCTGGTCAGGCCGACATCGCCGTCAAGGTCTTTCGGACTCGTCTGGAGGAGGCGACGGAGACGGGACGACAGAGACGACAGAACCCCCGGGCGACGGTTGAGTCCCTGGGGATCTCGTACTATGAGGAGAGACGACTCTGGCTCCAGGGTCGGACCCTCCTCCGGAGAGCACTCCGACAGAGAGGAGAACTCGGAGCCCCGGAGAGGGTCCGACCCCGAACTATTCACCACAAGGGCGAACGCCCGTAACTGGAGAGAGAGGGAGGACGAGGAACGATGGCGAAGAAGAAGAAGACGAAGTCCGAGGACGAGCACTCGATCCCGAAGTGTCTGGGGTTCCATGCCGGGGACTCGACCTGCGACGGTGACCCCGAGGCGGCTGACCCGGAGATGCGGGAGAGCTGCCCGGTCCGGGAGGAGTGCATCCGGCTCCAGTCCTACGCCACCGAGACCGGGGAGGACGCGGACGAGCTGATCAAGGGCCACGCCTCGGTCGAGTCCGTGGTCCGGATGCTCGACGAGCAGGAGGACGACGACTCCGACGTCGAGGACGAGGACGACTCCGACGTCGAGGACGAGGAGGAGGACGTCGAGGACGAGGAGGAGGACGTCGAGGACGACTCCGACGTCGAGGACGAGGACGACGTCGAGGACGACGTCGAGGACGAGGACGAGAACCAGGAGTCCGAGGAGGACGAGGAGGAGGCCGAGCCGATGCCGACGAAGAAGACCAAGGACAAGACCAAGGACAAGACGACGACGAAGAAGGAGTCGACCAAGTCGAAGACCAAGTCGACGAAGAAGACCTCGAAGAAGTCGTCGAAGAAGAAGACGGCCCCCGCCAAGGACGAGACCTCGAAGAAGTCGTCGAAGAAGAAGACGGCCAAGGCCAAGACCAAGGACTCGGGGTCGAAGAAGACCTCGAAGAAGAAGACCGAGCCCGAGAAGCCCGAGTGCTTCGAGGACGAGACCAAGTACAACGGGAACGTGGACCCCTGCAAGTCCTGTCCGGTCGGGAAGGAGTGCAAGACCCGGGTCTACACGAAGCGGACCCTCGCCCGTCGGAAGGCGAAGAAGAAGGAGACGGCCCAGGAGCCGCCGAAGAAGCCGAAGACGACCACGACCAAGGGGTCGACCCCGAAGTCGCCCCAGACGTCGGCTCCGGTCGCCACGGACGGCAACCCGGTCCTCGGGGTCGCCCACTCCCAGGGGTGGGACGTCCAGGACTTCGGGACGTACCAGGAGGTCGGTCGGTTCGTCGGCCGGGGCCAGACCCCCGAGGTCTTCCTCCGGGTCTTCGAGGACGGGGCGTTCCTCCGGGTCGCCACCTCCGACACCTCCCCGGCCGGTCTCCGGGCCGACCCGTCATTCCTGGTCGAGACCCTCAAGGCGAAGAAGTCCGACGCCCCCGGCTTCGACTTCGACCTGGAGGTCAAGACCAAGGGCGTCCGGAAGTCCCTGATCGAGACCCTGACCGACGAGCCCTCGATCATCTAGGAGGTCCGACGTGGCCCCTTCCATCGACGACCTCCGGAAACGATACCGTCCCGGACGTCGGAAGAAGGACGACGAGACCGAGACCTCTGGCCGTGGTGGTCGGGGGTCTCGGTCAACCCGTCCTTGTATCCGGTGCAAGGGCCAGGGTACGGTCGGGGGGGACGAGTTCTCGAAGACGGCCGAGGTCCGGTGTCCTCGGTGCGGGGGGACGGGGATCGATCCCGACACACCCCACGAAGAACGACGGCCCCGACGAGCCGGGACCGAGGTTGACCCCGAGGACCTCTTCCGTACTCCCGACGAGAGGAAGAAGGCCAGGCAGAAGAAGGTCAACCCGAAAGCCCTGGCCGACAAGGTCCGGAAGAAGACCGGGAAGAAGTACAAGATCGTCGACGACGGCCGTGGTCACAAGGACGCGGTCCTCTACTTCGGGAAGTACTCCGGGTCGAAGGTCTCTCACCTGGTCGCGGACGAGGATGGACGGAGCTATCTTCTCTGGGTCCTCAAGGAAGGATTCGAGGACGAACTCAAGGAAGTCGTCGTCCACCGTCTCCACCTCGAAGGGTACGACCCGGCCGAACGGATGTCAGACCCCCGAGGTACCCTCCCCCGTCGGACCCCTTTCTAGCACCTCGGAGGTGCCGTCTTGAGTCCCACTGCTGACCCCTGGGTCAATCTTCACGTTCACTCTATGTTCTCCCTCCTCGACGGGGTCGGGTCGTATGAGGACTATGCGAAGAGGTTGATCCGGTGGAGGGAGAAGGTCGGACTCAAGGGACCGGGGTACCTCGCCGCGACCGAGCACGGGTCGATGCGGGGGATCGTCCGTCTCCAGAAGGTCGCAGAGGAGAACGACCTCCGACCCATCTTCGGGATCGAGTTCTACACGGCCGAGGACCTCACCGTTAAGTCTCTCTCCGACGCGGACAAGAGTCTCGTCCAGAAGGAACCGTTCCGGGAGAGACGGTCGTTCCAGGCTCGACTCGAAAAGTACCGGGGAATCCGACCCCGGTGGCACCTCACCGCCTGGGCCTTGAACGAGACCGGACTCCGGAACCTGATCCGTCTCTCCTCGATTGCCTGGATAGACGGGTTCTATTACAAGCCCCGGATCGACTTCCCCACCCTGGAGAAGTACTCGGACGGGATCGCCATCGGGTCGGCTTGCCTGGCCGGTCCTCTCTGTTCTCCGGTCCTCGACGGTGAGCCGTTGGTCGCCGTCGAGAACGCGGTCTTCCTCAAGGACGTCTTCGGTGATCGGTTCTACGTCGAGATCATGGCGAACGGTATCCCCGAGCAGGACCGGGCGAACCGTGCTCTCGTCCGTATCGCCCGACGACTCGACCTCCCGTTGATCGCCACGGTGGACAGTCATTACACACAGCCTCGGGACTGGAGACTCCAGGAGGCGCTACTCTGTGTCCAGACGAACGACAAGATCGCCAACCCTAAACGGTTCCAGTTCTCCTCTCGGGACTTCTGGTACAAGACCGGAGACGAAGTCCGAAAGGGGTTCCGCCAGTACCATCCCTGGCTCAAGACCTCGGTCGTCCGACGGGCGATTCGGACCACGGCCGAACTCGCGGAGAGGTGCGAGGCGACCTTGACCCTCGACCCCTTGGCAGCTCTCCTTCCGACGCCGTCCGACCGGGACACGACACCCGAGGAGGACTTCGAGGCTCTCCGGGACCTGTGTGTCGAGGGGTGGGTCTGGAGACGGATCGAGGACCGGGCCAAGTTCGTCGCGGGGGTGAGGAAGTCCTCGGTCTCTCGGGTCGTGAAGGAGTATAAGAAACGACTCGCCCACGAACTCCGAGTCCTCCGGGAGAAGAAGTTTTCCCGGTACATCCTGGTCCTGTATGACCTGGTCCAGTGGGCGAGGGATCAAGGGATCTTTGTAGGACCAGGACGAGGGTCGGCGGCGGGGTGTCTGGTCGCGTACCTCGTCGGGGTGACGTCGATGGACCCGGTCGAGCACGGACTCCTATTCGAGAGGTTCCTCCCTCCTGGTCGAGTGGACTTCCCGGACATCGACGTCGACTTCGAGAAGGAGAGACGACCCGAGGTGATCCAGTACCTCGTCGACAAGTACGGTCGAGGGAGCACGGCCCAGATCTCGACGTACTCGACCATGAAAGGGAGGGGTTGTTTCCGGGACGTTGCCAGGGTGTACTCGGTCTCCACGACCGAGACGAACCGGGTGGCCTCTGCCATCCTCCAGAGACTCCCAGGACACGAACGAGAGGACCACTGTATCGAGGACTCTCTCGATACGTCTCCCGAGTGCAAGGCCTTCCGGAAGAAGAACCCGGTCGTCTTCTCGGTGGCCGAACGTCTGGAGGGGACCATCCGTCAAGTCGGTCTCCACGCGGCCGGGGTCGTGGTCACTCCGAACCCGCTGATCGAGATCGTCCCTCTGGAGTCACGGGTCGACCCAGACACGAAGGCCCGGGTCCCGGTGATCGCTGTCGACTTCCGGGACGCCCAGGAACTCGGGTTGATCAAACTCGACGCTCTCGGTCTCAAGCACCTCACGGCAATCCGTCACTCCCTCCAGGCCGTCGAGGATCTGTACGGTGGGGCGATCACCCTGGAGGACCTGGAGTCGGAGCACTACCAGGACCCGAAGGTCCTCGGCGCGTTTGACGATCCGGCGAACCGGGTGGGGGTCTTCCAGTTTGACTCTCCGACCATGTCGTCGATCATGACCTTCCCGGTGACCAGATTCGAGGACCTGGTCGCACTCAACGCACTCAACCGTCCCGGGGCCATGAGGTCAGGACTCGCCCGACGGTACGCCGCCCGAGCCCGGAAGGGAACCAAGCCGAAGAAGGTCCATCCGATCCTCGACCGGATCACGTTCCCGACTCTCGGGGTCCTTTGCTACCAGGAGCAGGTGACCAGGGTCTTCGTCGAGCTGGCAGGGTACGACCCCGGGGACGCCGACAAGATCCGGAAGAAGATCGGAAAGAGTGAGGGTGAGAAGGCCATCGCTCCGGAGAAGACGAAGTTCGTGACCGGTGCTGTCGACCGTGGTCTGGACGAGGACAAGTCGAAGGTCCTCTTCGCCCAGATCCTCAAGTTCGGCGGGTACGCTTTCAATAAGTCCCACGCCGCTGCGTATTCGGCTCTGGCATACTGGGAAATGAGACTCCTCGTCGAGTTCCCCGACACGTTCTTCCTCGGTCTCCTCCAGGCCGAGGATCAACTTCCGAAGGTCGCCCGGTATATCGAGACGTCGTCTCGGCACGGTGTCGACGTTCTTCCTCCGGACGTGAACGAGTCGACGACCCGGTACCGTCTGGTCCACCGCAACACGATTCGATGTCCCCTCAACGGACTCAAGGGTATCGGTGCGAAAGCTGCCGACTCGATAGTCAAGGGTCAACCGTTTCGGTCCGTGGCCGACCTGGTCAACCGAACGGACTCCCGGGCCGTGACGTCGAAGGCCCTGGAGGTTCTGGCCCAGGCAGGAGCCCTCGACTCCCTGGTCCCGAATCGGAGGTACCTGGTCGAGAACGCAAAGGACCTGGCCGAGAGGATCAGGAAGAAGGACGGCGAGTCGGTCGACACCGAGGTCAGTCTCTCCGGTTCGTCTCCCGACTACTCGAAGACGGAGAGGATAAGACGGGCGGTCGAGATCGGGGTGTACGGACCTGGTCACTCGCCCCTCGATGCGTACACCGATCTCTGGGAAGAACTGGAGTCTCACGGTGTCGAGTTCGTCCGACTCGGTGACATCGACTGGAACGAGGCTCTCGTCTGGGTTCGGGCCGTTGCCCGTGAAGCCAAGGCGATCACGACCGACGACGGACGGGTCGCAAACATGGTCCTCACCGACGGGTCTGGTCCGGACATCCGGGCGAGGGTGGAGACCAAGGAACTCGACCGATTCGAGAGAGCCGCCACGAAGGCACAAGGAAAGGCCGTCCTCGTCCGGGCAGGACTCAACGCGAAGTCGAAGGGTCTCCGAGTACTCAAGGTCTTCCTGGCCGAAGACTTCCACGCACACTGGCGGTCGAAGGAACTGACCGACGAGGAGAAGAGGGTCTTCCGTCACCCCCTCCACGGTATCCGTCCGAGGTACAACGTGAGGAAGGCCATCGCAGACGAGGACGTCGGTCTCCTCTCGTTCGTCGGTCGGATCGAGTCGGTCAAGATCTGGGAGGACAGGAAAAAGAAGAAGATGGCCTTCTTCGATGTCCAGGCGTGGACAGGGTCGATCCCGGTCGTCTGTTTCGGGTCGTCGTTCCCCTCGTTCAAGAACGCGATCTATACCGGAGCCGTGGTCAAGGTCGAGGTTCTCCGAGGAGACGGCCCGTCCTGGGTCCTCGATTCGGAGTCGGGTTGCTCGATCAAGGACCTCGGACACTGACACGAACCCTGGCAGCTCTCGAAGTATCAGAGGGACACGAACCCCAGGAGGAAAAGAGACCATGCCCGAGAAGATCGTGATCAAGATCAACGGAGAGGATGTCAACGTCACGTCCGACCTCGTCGTCGGACCGGACCTCGACAGGGAACTCGACCGGGGGTCGGCCCTCGTCGCCAAGTACGGCCGTCTCCTGTCGAGAGCCCAGAACAAGGAAGCCCAGTGCCTCGCGGAGTACCGGCACTGGCGAGCCCGACAGACCGAGACCATCCTCCAGGCCGACCCGAAACTGGCCGAGTGGAAGGTCAAGGCCAAGGTCGAGAGCCTCCCCCAGTTCCTCCAGCACAAGGAAGACATTGCGTCGGCCGAGGAGGAGACGCACGGTCTCTGGGGTGTGTACGAGGCCGTCTGCCGACGGTGTGACCTCCTCCAGTCCCGGAACTCCAGGGACGTCCGGAACCTGTCGACTCTCGGGACCGACGGTCTCCCGGGCGAGGAGGAGATCGACAAGGCCGAGAAGACCCGACGGGTCAGTGAGATCGTCGGGCGGAAGAAGAAGTCGAAGACCAAGGGCGCACCGACTCGGGAGCGTCCGAAGAAGACGCGGTCCTAGTCGGACCAGAGAAGGAGAGAAGACATGGGAACTGACCTCGACAAGCTCCGGAAGTACAAGAAAGACAGAGCCACGGGGAGGAACCTCCTGATCCCCGAGGGCGACTCCCTCGTGTACATCGCCCCGCCCGCCCGGGAGGACTGGGACCTCCCGTTCCTGGAGACGGCCGTTCACTTCGGGTTCCCCGGTGGTCCGAAGCTCTGCCTCAACTCCGACCGGAACCCGCTCCTCAAGGACCCCGAGTTCCTCAAGGTGGCGAAGAAGGCCGGGGTCGACGTCAACGGTCCCTGCAAGATCTGTCAGAAGCTCTCGGGGAAGCCCGGGAAGCCGGGTCTCTGGGACACGGACAAGGAAGCCGCCCGGAAGATCTCCGCGAGCAACCGGTTCCTGATGATCGCCGGTCGCCTCTGGGGTCGGAAGGACTCGACCGACTCGTACTCCCCGGTCGAGCCCTTCGAGCTGAAGCCCCTTCCCGTCGGCAAAAAGATCTGGGAGGCCGTGGTCGACATCTTCCTCGACCTGGAGGTCGACCTCACCGATCCCCTCGCCGCCATCCTGATCAAGTTCCACCGGGAAGGGACGGGCCTGGAGTCCCAGTACAACATCACCGCCGACCCGAAGACGACGAAGAAGCCCCTCCGTCTCGGGAAGGCCGAGCGCCGGATGATCCGGGAGGCGCTCGCGGAGGGGTCCGACTGTGATCCCTACCTCGCCGCCCTGGAGTGGTACACCTCCCCCGAGGAGATGTCCGCGCTCCTGGAGGGGGTCGACCTCGACGACGACGACGAGGACGACGACGACGACGACGAGGTCGAGGCCAAGCCGCCGAAGAAGTCGAAGAAGACCTCGAAGAAGAAGACCTCGAAGAAGAAGTCGAAGAAGAAGCCCACGTGCTTCGGGATCGACTACTCCTCCGACGACGAGGACTGTGAGGACTGTGAGTTCCGGTCCGAGTGCGCGGACGAGTCCGGGCACGAGTCCGACGACGACGAGGACGAGGACGAGGACGACGAGGTCGACGAGGTCGAGGACGACGACGAGGACGACGAGGAGGAGGACTCCGACGACGAGGACTCCGACGACGACGACGAGGACGAGGACGACGAGGACGACGAGGACGACGAGGACGAGGACGACTCCGACGAGGACCTGGAGGACCTGGAGGCGGCTCTCGACAAGAAGACCGGCAAGGGCAAGAAGTCGAAGAAGAAGCCGGTCAAGTCCTCGAAGAAGAAGACCTCGAAGAAGAAGACCTCGAAGAAGACCTCGAAGAAGAAGTCGAAGAAGACCCCCGCCCGCAAGCGGCCGAAGAAGTAGCCGTCCCGGTGCCAGGTTCCCAGGCAGAACCCCCGGTCCAGGAGAAACGGTCCCTCTCGTTCCCCCGGACCCTCGACCCCCGCCCGGGGGTTCTGCCGTTTCTTGAGGAGGAGTGAGATGGCGAAGTCGAAGAAGAGGACTCGGCCGAAGAGGAAGAAGTCGGTCGCACAGCTCATGGTCTCGGCCGACTCGGAACTCATGGTCGGTCAGTCGGCCCGAGACGCCGGTCGTCTTCGGGGTGTGATCCCGACGGGTCTGGAGTCGGTCGACATCGCCATCGGTCGAGGAGGTCTCCCCCAGGGCCGGGTGTCGATGATCCAGGGGGACGAGGGTGGAGGGAAGACGACGTTCTGTCTCTCCTGCTGTCGGTCCGTCCAGGAGCGGGGAGGGGTGGCGATCTATGCTGACCCCGAGAGGAAGCTCGATCTCGGGTACGCCGAGAAAGTCGGGGTTGACCTGGACGAGCTGATCCTCGACCACCCGAGAACGATGGAACGGTTCGCACTGACCCTCAAGAGGTCGGTTGATCGTCTCCTCGACATCTGCGAGGAGGAGGGGGAAGAGATCCCGGGGTTGATCGTGGTCGACTCGATCACGGCCCTCGACACCTTCCTCGAAACGTCTCTCGAAGACCTGGCCGGTCAGGGCAAGCCGAGGAAGGGGAGGAAGAAGGGAGAGGGGGTCGCCCCGAGGGTCGGTGCTCAACCGTTGGCGATGTCGGTTCTCCTACGGAAGATCGTCCCGGTTCTGGCCGAGTCGCCTATCGCACTCCTCCTCGTCTCACAGCTTCGGACCAAGCTGACCCACTGGGGAGCCCAGAACGACTCGACCTGTGGTCGTGCTCCGAAGTTCTATTCCTGCCTGATTATCCAGGCTCGTCCGGAGTCGGAGAACGAGTCGGGTTCAAGAGTCGGGGAGCGGGTCGAGTTCTACGTCGCCAAGAACCAGATCGCACAGCCGTTCAAGTCGGGACAGTACTCGATCCTCGGAGCCCGGGGTCTCGACCGGGAGAGGGACATCCTCGACGCGGCCGTGACCCTGGACCTTGCCGAGAGAGCTGCCAAGGGCGGGTGGATTACGTTCTCGGACGACACCCCGTTCAAGGGTCTCAAGGTCCAGGGACCGAGGGGTCTCCGGGTGAAGATGCGGAAGAGACCGGAACTCGGGGACGAGATCCGAGCCGTGATCCGGAAGACGGCCGGGTGGGAGGACTAGGATGGGACAGACGAAGGGTGAGATCGAGACCGAGGTCCTCTCTCTGGAGACCAGACTCCGAGAGGTCAGGGACCAGATCCGGGTACTCTCCGAGAAGACCAGAGCACAACCTCGAATCCGGATCGGGAAGAGTAAGAAGGCCGAGGCGAAGAGACAGGACCGCCTCGACCGTCTGGTCAAGGCACGGGTTGAGAAAGACCAGATCACCCGCGCCCTCAAGAGAGCCCGACATCGCCTCGTGAGTCACGTCAAGGGCGAGATGTCGAAAGGGGGGTGACGGTGAGTCCGAAGAGAGCAAGACCGAAGAAGAAGGCCAAGCCGACGAAGACGACGGTCGTGGCTTTCTCCGATCTCCACGCCGACAACGGGATGTCGATGTCGAAGTACGACGACCGTGGGGTCTCGGACAGACTGACCGACGCCCTGGACATCCTCGACCGTGTCTGGAGGTTGGCCGACAACGTCGACGCAAACGCCATCCTCTTCCTCGGTGACCTCTTCGAGAGAGCCCGGGTCGACTCGATCACCTTCACCGAGGTTGCGGCCCGACTCCAGCTCCTCCAGGCGAACCTCATGATCCCCCTCTTCCTCATGCCCGGGAATCATGACCTCGTCGCCAAGGACTCCCCCCGTTCCTCGGTCGACATCTTCGACGCCCTGGAACTGCCTCACACCTTCGTCGCCTCGTACGAGAACCCGCTCTTTACCCCGGCCGGTGAGGAGGCGACTCGGTTCCTCGGGTGTCCGTACGAGAGACCGACGGTCGCCCGCCGTCGACTGGCCGATGTCTTGACCTCTGGGACGGCCGAGCCCTTCTCCAGAACCGTCCCCCTCCTCCACCACGACATCGACGGCGGGAGGGTCGGGACGTACTCCCCGACGGACACGGTCGGTCGGGACATCTTCTCTCACTTCCCTCTCTCGATCTCGGGCCACTATCACACCCCCCAGATCCTCACCGTCAAAGGACGGCACTTCTACCCCGGGAAGAAGGACCCGTACTCGGCCGAGTCGATGCGACACGGACTGGTCTACCTCGGGTCTCCACGTCACCTCGACTTCGCAGACGAGGGAGAGCACGGTGCCTGGATCTTCGAGTTCGTCGACGGCAAGTTGACCGAGGCCGAACTCTACCCTCTCGACGCCCCCCGGTTCCTGACCGTGGACTTCCAGTCCAGTCTCGACCCGAGTGAGGCAGCTCGTCTCGTCGACGGCAAGACGGCGTCGTACATCCGGGTCCGGGTCAAGGGTCCACGTCACGCCGTCGACGGTCTCGACCGAGAGGTGTACGAGGGAGCGTTCGTCGAGGCTCTCTCCGACAAGTCGGTCGTCCGGGCCTTCTCCTGGGAACCCCAGATCGAGGCGCACCACGTCACCCGGGTCGAGGTCGACTCGACTCTCGGTCTCGACAAGATGATCGAGGCGTATGTCGACTCGGACTCGGTCGCCCTCGGGGAACTCGACGAGGACGAGGTCCTCGACTATGGGAAGAGACTTCTCGCGGAGGTGCGGAAGTGATCGTCCTGGAGAACGTGACCTTCGGTGGGTTCCTCGGATACGTCGACCGGTTCACTGTCCCTCTCCGGAGTCGGGGCTTGACCTTGATCGTCGGGGAGAACGTCGGTCGGTCCGGGTCGGACAGCAACGGGTCTGGGAAGACCACGGTCTTCGACGCCGTGACGTGGGGACTCTACGGGGAGACGGTGACCGGCGAGAAGACCGAGGAGGTGATCAACCGTCTGTCGAAGAAGGCCACGGTCAGGGTCGTCCTCACCGACGAGGACCGGGAGGTCTCGTACCGGATCACCCGGACTCGGAAGAAGTCGGGCGGGACTCTGGAGTTCCTCCAGGTCGACGACCCCGAGGACGAGGAGGGGATCGACCTCAAGGGTTCGTCGATGTCAGAGACCCAGGAGAAGATCGACACTCTCCTCGGTCTCGACTCCCTGGCCTTCCGGACCTGTGTTCTCTTCGGTCAGGGAGAGGCCACTCGGTTCGCCTCGTCGTCGACGACCGACGCGGAGAGGAAGAGGATCTTCCGTTCGGTCATGCGACTCGAAGAGTGTGAGCGGGCCAGGGCTCTCGCGGCCGAGAAGAAGAGGGACCTCGACTCCCGGGTCACGACCAGGTCGACCGACCTCCGTCACGCCCAGGACCGACTCGACGAGATCGAGGAGGACCTGGAGTCGGCCGAGGAGAAGGTGGGGACCTGGTCGGAAGACCGTGACCGTCGACTCCAGGAGGTCGACGAGGAGATCGAGGACCTGGAGTCTTCGGCCGAGGACCTGGCCGGTGTCCGGAAGGAACTCAAGTCGACCTCGAAGAAGAAGAACAAAGCCCTCGACCGAGGTGAGGAGCTGGTCCGTCTCCAGGGCAAGGTCGACGACCTCGACCGGGAGATCCGGGAGAAGAGGTCGGAGGAGTCGGAGATCAAGTCCGAGGTCTCCAGGGTCAAGGCCACGGTCGAAGCTGCCGAGTCCCGTCTTCTGGAACTGGACCAGGCCCAGGAGGAGGGTCGGTGCGAGTCCTGCGGGTCCTACCTGGACTCCGACCAGGAGAACGTCGGCTTCGAGGAGACCAGGTCCTCGACCCGCCGTCTCCTGGAGACGTCCCAGGAGGCGCTATCGGAGGTCGAGGGGTCTCTCGATACCTGTCAGGGGGAGATCGAGGCTCTCCGGGGACGTCGGGCGGTCCTACGGGCCAAGATGGACGACCTCGGGGACCCAGGACAGGAGGTTCGGGATCTGGAGAAGACCGAGAGGCGGCTCCGGGAGGAGGAGGACCGTCTCCGGGGAGCCGAGTCCGAGGTCAAGGTCAAGAGGGAGTCCCGGGAGTCCATCGCCCGGGAGACGAACCCCCACGTCGAGGAGGTCACCCGGCTCAAGGAACGGAGGTCCCAGGCCCGACGGAAGGTCGGTCGACTGGAGATGGACCTCGACCGTCTCCGGGAGGAACTCGCCCTCGCCTCGTTCTGGGTCAAGGGGTGGGGGTCGAAGGGGATACAGTCCTTCGCCATCGACCACGCCCTCCCGAAACTCTCGGCCGCTTCCCAGGAGTACCTCACGACCCTGTCGGGTGGAGACCTGGAGGTCGACTTCGACTCGGTCTCGAAGACGAAGAAGGGGGAGGTCCGGGACACGTTCCGGATCATTCCCAGGGTCGAGGGGGACGAGGGACTCAAGATCTCCGGTGGACAGAAGACCAGAATCGAACTCTCCACCTCCTTCGGTCTGTCCGACCTGGTCGCGGAGAGGGAGTCGGCGTCCATCGACTGTTACTTCCTCGACGAAGTCTTCGACGCCCTGGATCAGACCGGCAAGGACCGGTTGATCGATCTCCTCCGGTTGCTCCGGTCCAGGCGGTCGACTATCCTGGCCGTGTCCCACGATCCGGACGTCGTCCGTCACTTCGACCGGGTGATCCGGGTCCAGAGGAAGGACAAGGTCTCTCGGATCGTGGAGGGTGCGGAGTGAGGATACTCGTCGGTCCGTGTCTGGAGTGCAAGGTCGACGACCGGCTTCTCTGGGTCGTCGAGCTGACCATCCCCGAGACGGGTGGAGGAGAGGGGTCCATCGTGTACGAGTGCTTGACCTGTCACACCCGACACTCGGCAGAGTTCCACCTCCCTCCGGTATCGGGTCGGCTTGCTCGTCCTGGTCTGTCCTCCGTCAAGAGGGGTGCGTAATGGGGATCATCCTCAAATCGGGCGAGACCCTCGCCGTGGTCTTCTCGGACTCGGTCGAGGGAGAGGACCGGACATTCGAGGAGGTCGAGGACCTGGTCAACGCCATCCGGACCACGGCCGGGGCCAGAGGTTTCGAGGTGGAGATCTGGGGACCGGAACCGTCGGCCGAGAAGTTCCTGGCCGACCGTCGTCTCCGAAGGGAGAGGGAGAGTGAGTCCGAATAGGGTGAGACCTTGCTGGTTCGTCCGGGTCGTGTACTGGATCGGAATGACCGTCGTCTTCGGTCTGGGTCTGTACTACTCCTGGAGTCGTCGGTACCGCCGTCTCCGTCAACCGGGGTGGGAAGGACACGTCGAGAAGAGACTCACCGTCCGGGCCGTCCTCGACCGTATCCGCGAGAGGAAGTGGAGACAGGACGGACTCTCCGAACTCGGTGACGCCATCGGCTTCCCCAGGTTCTTCGACGAGGCGTCCGACGAGGAGAGGTCGTCTCTCGGTCAGGATTGCGACGAGTACGGGATTTTCGCTCTGGACGCCGGTCGAGACGGACTGGAACTCAAGGGGGAGACCTTCCGCCCCGTCGGGTTCCTCTCGGTGATCGGGTGCCAGGGGTGGCGGCGATTCTGGAAACAGAAGGGACACAACGTCGCCGTCTTCCAGGGCGAGCCTCGGTTCGGAGGTGAGGTCCAGGGAGAGTACTACCACTTCGGGAACTGGGGCTTCCTCGGACCGTTCGATCAGGTCGACGACCTCTGCGAGATGATCGCCCGACGGATGGACTCTCACCTCATGGGGTACTCGCTGGTCGACGGGGACCTCGACCTCCTGGAGTGGAGGTTCCTCGCATGAGCAGGAAGAGAGACGAGAGGTCGAAGGCCGCGACCGGGACGAAGAAGGGTTCGGTCTTCGAGAGGGACGTCGCCCGGTTCCTCTCCCTATGGTGGGGAGACGACAAGGACCTCGGTGCGAAGGAACTCTCGTTCCGTCGGTCCCCCGGGTCTGGAGGTGTCGACCCCCAGGAGTGGCCGGGTGACGTGATCCCGACGAGACGGATTGTCCACAAGTGGCCTCTCGTCGTCGAGTGCAAGGCCCAGGACTCCGAGTTCGGTGACCTGATCGAACTCCTGTCCGCTCCGAAGTCGAGGTTCTGGGACTGGATCGACCAGGTCAAGAGGGACGCCCAGGGGGTCGGTCGGTCCTGGTTCCTCTTCGTCCGTCGTGTCCGGTACCCGTGGCTCCTGGTCCTCGACGTCCGGGACTGGCTCAAGGTCCGGGCCGTGGTCCAGGACGTCGCCCGACTCACGCACTTCCGTCTCACCCGTGAGGACCGACAGGTCAACGCGATCATCGTACGAGCCGACCAGTTCTTCGACCTGGTCACGCCCGACGACCTCCTGTCGGTCCTGACCATTCGGGAGACGAGACTCTAGGGGGAGACGTGTCAAAGCCAACCTTGATCGTCGATGGGAATAACGTCCTCTATCGGATGTCGTACGCTCTCTTGACCCAGTCTCTCTCGGTGATCCTCGACGAGACCCGAGTCGAGACCGGGCCGACGTTCCTCACGTTCAAGACCCTGGTCGAGATCGCGGACGAGTACGACGCGGTCCCCTTGGTCTGCTGGGACCCGGAGTCCGGACGAGGTCGTCTCCAGAGACGGAAGATACACAAGGGATACAAGTCGGGACGGGAACCGGCGAACGAGATCGACCGGGACTTCCATCGGGAGGTCACGGACCAGAGGGAGATCGTCCAGACCATCCTCGGGACGGCCGGGGTCTTCCAGACGAGAGCCCTCAAGGGGTGGGAAGCCGACGACGTGATCGCCCGACTCGCCCGACAGCTATCCCGACGAGGACGTGAGGTCCTGATTCTGTCAAACGACAAGGACCTCGTCCCTCTCCTCGCCCTCCCCGGTGTCCGGATCGTCGCCATCGGTTCCCGGAAGTGGTCTCAACCCGGAGAGAGGTACGAGGTCCGCGACGAGGAGTGGGTCAAGGCCCAGTACGAGGGACTTACCCCGGACAAATGGATCGAGTTCCGGTCTCTGGCCGGTGACCCGTCCGACAAGGTCCAGGGGGTGAAGGGGATCGGGAAGGTCTGGGGAGTCAAGCTCGTCCAGGAGTACGGGTCTGCCCTCGAAGCGGTCCAGGTTGCGGAGAAAGCCGAGAAGGCACTGGGAGGGTACGGGCTCCTCCTCGACAAAGGAGGGGTCCGTCGGAAACTCCTGGGACAGACCGACCAGGTCAAGGCAGCTCGGAAGGTCTTGACCTTGAACTATCGAGCGCCCTTCGAGTGGTTATCCCGAGAGGGAGACCGGAAGAAAACCCAGGCTTTGATCCGACGGTACCGGTTCCGGTCATTCATGGCCGGGACTCTTCGGGTCCAGCTCAACGGACTCCTCGATGCGATTACTTGACCGACTCCGACGGAACGTCGAGGGGTGTGACCTCTGTCCCGACCTCGTCGAGTCCAGGACGAGGATCGTCTTCGGTGACGGACCGGACGACGCCGACTGGGTCGTGGTCGGTGAGTCCCCCGGTGCGACCGAGGATAAGGTCGGCTCACCGTTCCGGGGGAAGGCCGGTCGCAAGGCTCGGATGGCGATGGTCGACGAGGGTCTCGATCCGGAGTCGGCGTTCTGGACGAATGTCCTCCTCTGTCACCCCGAGAAGAACCGGGACCCTCGACCCGAGGAGGTCCGGAACTGTTCTCTCCGTCTCCTCCTCACCCTGTCGATCCTCCGACCGAAGGTGGTCCTCACGTTCGGTCTCCCGTCGTTCAAGGCTCTGGCCGGGGTGACGGGTCGGGTGTCGATGTCGGAGTACCGGGGACGTCGGTTCCGGTACCGGGTCAAGACCAGGTCGGGGGGATACCTCGACACGGTCCTCGTCCCGACGTATCACCCGGCGTACATCGCACGACCGACCGGGAAGCCGTACGAGGCCGACTGGAGGGAGGACCTCCGACTCGTCCGACGTCTTCTGGAGAGGTCACCGTGAGCAATCCCAGGACCATCGCAAAAGAGCTGCCTCCGGAAGCGGAGGAGATCCGACGTCGACTCCGACGAGAGAAGGCCGAACTCCGACGACAGGAGGAGAAGGTCAGGTCGACCCATGCGGAACTCTGGGTCGTACTACAACGGCACTTCGACCTCGACCTCGACGGGTGTCACTACCAGATCGACGCCGACGGTCAACTCCTCCAGGTCCTCCAGAGAGACCGACCAGGTGACACCTCAACGCGCGTCCGGACTCGACGAGACCCGGACTCCTCGCTACACTAGGGAGCCGTGATATGACTAGACAGGACCAGGAACGACTCAAGGTGATCGACCGACTCCTCCGGGAAGACGTGGTCGACAAGATCGTCCCCTCCCCGCACCGGTCCGAGGGGTGGGGCAAGGGACGTCCGGATCGACCGACTCCCTGGGGGGTCGTGGTCCACTTCACCGGGGGACCTCACGGGACCGCTGCCAAGTGGTTCCAGGACCCCCGGGCCAAGGCGTCGGCCCATGTCGTGATCCAGAGGGACGGGACCGTCGTCCTCTGTGTCCCCGTCTTCGACCGGGCCTGGCACGCAGGAGACTCGGTCTGGAAGGGAGAGCGGTACTGTAATCGGTTCACCTTCGGGATCGAGCTGGAGAACTGGGGACCCATCGTTCGTCGAGGAGACGGATACTTCGTCTGGCCCCCGGTCGATCCGAAGACCAAGGTCCGACAGTACCGTCGTCGGTTCCGAGGGACGGGTATCCATCATGCCCCGTTCCGGTCCGACTTCGAGTTCTGGGAGTCGTACGACCCCAGGCAGATCGACGCACTCGTCGAGGTCCTCAAGATCCTGGTCGCCCCTCCCGGTGACTGGACTCCTCTCGACGTGGGGAACGTGGTCGGGCATGAGCAGGTCGCACCGGGCAGGAAGATCGATCCCGGTCCTGCCTTTCCGTGGAAGGAGGTCGTCGCCCGGGTCTTCGAGATCGACCCGTACCTCGACACGGACGCCGACCCAGACGAGGACGAGGACGACGAGCACTTCTTCCAGATCCTCGACGGGACGTCGAAGGACAGAGGGGACGGTGTCGCATGAGTCCCCTCACGACAGTCGTCTCGTATCCGGAGAGGGGTCCGTTCGGTGACCACAAGTTCCGGGGGAATTGCTCCGGGTATCTGGTCAAGGACCTCGTCGAGTACTTCGAGCCGAAGACCCTCCTCGACCCGATGGAAGGTGGAGGGACCTCACGGGAGGTCTGCGAGGCTCTCGGGGTCGAGTACGAGGGACACGACCTCGCCCAAGGCGACGATCACGACGTCTTCGAGAAGCCCTGGGGGGACCGTCGATTCGACCTGGTCTTCTGGCATCCCCCGTACGCGTCGATGATCAAGTACTCGGACAATCCACTCGACCTCTCCGGTCTCACCGTCCCCGAGTTCCGTGAGGCTCTGATCGCTGTCGCGGACCTCCTCTTCCGCGAGGCCGTCGTGGACGGCGGTCGACTCGCCGTCCTGATCGGGACCATGAGGAAGAACGGACGGATCTTCGCCTTCGCCCGTGACTTGATCACGGACTGGAGGGAACCGTCCGAACCGGAGATCGTCAAGGTCCAGCACCATGTCACCTCGAAGTCGACTCGGGCGGCTCAACTCTTCGGGAACCGGTTTATCCCGATTGTCGACGAGAGAGTCCTCGTCTGGAGGAAGCCATGCCCGTGATCGGCCGAGAGTCTTTCAAAGTCCGTTGCATCCGATGTCAGTCCGACAACGTCGTCGAGAAGAAGGTCCGTCCTCCCTCGACGGCCGACAAACCAGCACAACACGGACCGGGGTACTTCCGCGTCCAGAGGACGTGTCGGAGGTGCGGGTTCGTCTGGGAGAAGAAGACATGATCGACACTCTGATCGACCGAGTCCTCGACCCGAAGTTTCTGGTCAAGGTCCTGGTCTTCGGATTCGCGGTCCTCACCCTGATCACGATAAGGACCGACGTGAGGAACGACGAACTCGTCGACCAGGTCGAGACCCTCCGGGCCTGTCTCGGTCCCGTCGAAGGTCGTCCCCTCGTTCTCGACGGGGAGGTCGACCCGTGCGCTAGAGTCGTGGACCTGGAGAAGAGGGTCGACTCTCTGTCCTGGAGATCAAAGGGTCTCTTTATGGATTGCTCCGACCTCTCCGAGTCCTGTGTCCGTATGACCGCGATCATCGACGACGCCCTCCGAGACTTCATACGGACCCACGTCGACCCGGCCGAGATCGAGAGAGCCCGTGACGGGATCGAGAGGTACGCCCGACGCCGAGGACCCCCAGAGGGCGGTGTCGGTGGAGAGGAAGACTAGCGGGAACGGGTCCTCTGCTCCCTGGAGTCCCGAACTATCCTCCGAAGGAGTGCGAGGATGATCACGGCCCTCGACGTACTGGAAGCCCTGACCGAGACCATGTCGTCGAAGACGACTGTCCACCGAGCGGCTCGAAGTCTGGCCCGTGACCCCGTCTTCCTCCAGAGGGTAGCCGCCAAGCTGCGGAAGAAGGTCAAGGCCCAGATCGAGGAGAAGTCGTTGACCGAGAACGAACTGACAGGAGACCTCGTCGGGTTCTGCTCGACGACGACTCGGGCCAGGGAAGCCGCCGTCCGACTCCGGACCGTCTTCCACGTTCTCCACCGACTCCCGGACAAGAAAGAAGTCCCGAGGGTGAAGCTACCTCCGGAACTGATCGAGAGACCGAAGAAGAAGCCGAAGACGAAGAAGCACGGAAGGAGAGTCGTCCGATGATCGACAAGACGGATCAGTACAATCGTTTCCTCGGGGGGTGGGTCGGTGCGTTCCTGGGGAACGTCCTCGGGTCGTACACGGAGGGGAAGTCCCCCGCCCAGGTCGAGGACTCCTTCCCCCGGGGACTCCAGGTCCTCCCGGCTCCGACCGCACCGTCGGGTCTCGCCCGAGTCCTTCGGGAGACGGGTGAGGCGATCTCTTCGAGGACGTTCCCTCGTCCTCCGAGGAAGTCGGACGTCGGTCTCCTGTCCCCGGTCCTCCGGGCGATCACCCCGGGACTCTCCTCGGTTCCGGCCGGTCTCTCCCCCGACGAGCTGGACGAGTTCGTCCTCCGGTCCATCGGCCAGGACGACCCACCCTTCCCGGCCCCGTCCGTCCTCCTGGCCCTCTGGTACGCCCGGGTCCTCCGGGTCGTGGTCACGACCGACGACGACGGACTCCAGGAGGTCGACGAGTACCTCTTCGGACCCATCGACAAGATCGAACGCCCCTCCCCGGCTTTCATCCGGGCCAAGGACGACGACCAGTCGTACGTATGGGGAGAGGCTCGTCTCCTCTTGGCCGAGGGTGTCGGGACAGGTCTCGCCACGCTGGAGCGTTTCGACTTCACCGACCCGGTCCTCGATCCCTACACCCTCGCGGCCGGTGTCGTCGCCTGGGCGACCGACGTCCGGGACGAGACCTTCGCCCGGTCCCTGGCCTTCCTGGTCTCCCGTGGTGGGGACTCCTCGTCTCTCGGGATGATCGGAGGGGCGGTCCTCGGAGCCCGGATCGGATTCGACGATCTCGACCCCGACCTCCTGGAAGGGCTCACCGGTCTCGACCGTCTGGTCGAGGAGGGGTCCCGTCTCTTCCAGGCCGCACAGGAGTACAAGTCGGGGGAGTGACGTGACTCGGGACTCGAAGAAGAAGTGCGAGCACTGCGGGGGACCGAACCCGTGTATCCTGGTCCGTCCGAAGGGGAAGCCCGCGAAGTGGTACTGCGTCAAGGTCGGGTGTCAGTCGGCCGCGTCGACGTACTACGGACAGATCTTCAGCGAGAAAGACCTGGTCGGGATCAGCACTGACCCGGAGCCGCCGAGTCCCCCGACTCCCAGGAAGACCAGGGTCAAGAGGGAACGACCGACACCGACCAAGGTCAAGAGGGAGAGGCCGAAGAAGGCCCCGACCCGTGAACGGCCGAAGAAGACCGTCGTCCGAGAGAGACCTCGTCGAGTCGTGAAGGGGTAACCCATGCCTGCCGGGAAGTCCGTCCTCAAGCTGCCACGGGCCGAACTCCGACTCCTCGTCGCACTGGTCCGACAGTGGCTCACCGAGCACAAGACCGACGCCGAGATCCTGGAGACCATCGAAGAGTACGGGATCACCGACATCCGGGAAGTCCGAACCCTCAAGAGACTGGTCAAGGACGAGGACCGAGACGAGGTCAAGGGGAAGGAACCCCTCGACGTCTTCGTCGAGTACCGCCGAGACCTTCTCGCCATCGCCCGAGACGCGGACGACTTTATCGAGAGGATGTCGACCAAGGAAACGCAACAGTCGACGATCCCGTCTGCCCTCCGAGTGAAACTCGACGCCCTCGACAAGATCGCCCAGAGAGGGATCGACCTGGGGATCTTCCGAGCCCGACCGAAGGGGAGGGGGGTCCTCCTCGGGGGGATCATCCTGGCCGACCTGTCCGACGAAGAACTCCTCGGAGTGGTCGAGCAGATCACCGACAACGTCCGAGGTCTCCGAGAGGTAGCGAGTCGACCCCTCCTCCCGGCCGGTGGATACCGTCGGACGAAGACCCCCGCCGATTACAAGCCGACGAAGGACGAGAACGAAGACGACGTCGTCGAAGCCGAGGTCGTCGAGGAGGCTCCGGTCACAGTCCCACCCGAGCAGAGGAAAAAGAGGAAGCCCTCTCCTGTCCGTGAGAGACCGAAGAGGGTCAAGGACAAGATGTCGATCACGACCTCGGACGGGGAGACCGACGGACGAGCCCGACCTCGTCGACGGAGACCGACCTAGTGCCGATGCGGATACCGTGGGGATGGGAGATCGCCGTCCCGGTCATGCTCAACTTGGCCGAGGTCTGGTCCGAACGTCCTATCGTTCGTCCGTCCAGTGAAGAGATCTCCCAGGACGAGGGTATCCCGAACGGTGGACGGTGGCTCTCCCAGGCCCTCGCCAAGCTGGTCCGAGCCAAGCTCCTCACGCACCAGAAGAGGGGGCAGAGAGGATACCGTCTCCAGAGGTCACCGTCGAGGATTAACATGTACTCGGTCCTCATGGCAGGGCCGACCCGGTCCGAGGCGAGACCGAGCAACCGGATCTTTGATCACCGAGTTCTCTTCCTCGACCGGTCCGACCAGGACCGGACCCGGGAGTCGAGAGGACGGAACCCGAGCGCCTGGTTATTCGACCGGACCGAGGACCTCGTCGTCGAGTTCCTCAAGCGGACGACACTGGCCCAGGTCCTCGCCGTCAACCTCGACCTCGTCCCCCGAGTGGTCTACACCGACGAAGGGAAGACGAACCAGCACCTCCGGTCAATCCGGGAGTCGACGCACAAGATCCTCCGAGAGTTCTGTCCCCTGATCGAGACGACGAAGAGTCGACTCCAGGTCTGGCCGTATCGAGACGTCGCAGACGCCGTCAAGGATGGGTTCCGGGCGTGGTACGAGGACCTCCCCGAGAACCGACGGAGGGAGCCGAGGTACCTCCTGGACCGAGACCTCGGTTCCCTCCGTCTCTCGATCCTCGACCGGGTGTCCGATGCCGGTTAGGAAGTTTGGGCCGACCCTCCCGGGTACGACCGAGGTGGACGAGTCCCCGATCACGAAGTACGAGGAGGACCTCAAGCGGGGACGAGTCACGACGAAACAGATCCTCGACGCCCTCGGTGGTCTCGGGGTCATGGTCGAGAACGACCGGGACATCCTCGACGGTGGTATCCTCTACACCCTCTCGGTCGAGGTCCCAGGAAGTCGAGCGGGCGAGGTCCGGTCCTCCTCGTTCAAGATCACGGACGGGGAAGCCGAGGTTCTCTCGAAGAGGCGACTCGAAGTCAAGGTCGCATACCGTCTCTTCTGGATCGGGACTCTCGTCTATCTGGACGCCCGAGCCCGACGGGGGAAGGAGACCGTCCGCAAGATGTCGGACGGGACCGAACTGGTCGAGGTGGAGCTGTGAGGTTCGTCGTCCGACAGTTCCGGGCCTGGGAGAGAGCACTCGCCTCGGAGTTCTGTCACGTCGACCCAGGGGTCAACGTGGCCGTCGTCGAGTCGACCCCCTGGAGGGGACGTCCGTCCTTCGAGGTCCTCGGTGTCCTCCGAGTCCACCTCCTCCGGTTCGCACACCTCGCCGGATGCGGCCAGGACGTCAAGGACCAGATCCAGGAGGACGGACCCGGAGCCCCGTTCCCGGTCGAGATCGTCGGTGGTCTCCGGACCGAGGGTGTCTGGAGGTACGTCGACCGACGTCCCGGAGCTGCCAAGTCGTACCGGTCTCTCGTCGGTGGACAATGAGCCTCGACAGGATGCGACGTCGGTTCTCGGCTGGTCGAGAGACCGAGCCTCGACCCGAGTGTTTCGGTGACTTCGACGAGGACCTGGTCGAGACTCGGGAGTGTGAGGACCGTCCGTGTCCTCACCGTCGTCGGTGCCAGGCTACGACTCCCGACGAGCAGGATGTCCCGGACTGTTTCACCCGGTACGACCTGACCCTCCCGAAGTGTCTGGGGTGTGACCTCAAGCCGTGGTGTATGGACGAGTCGATCAGGGAACTCGTCTTCGAGGGAGATGTCGAGGGACCTGGTCCGGAGTCTCGGCCGGGGTACGAGAGGGACGACCCGGATACCTGGGGGAAGGCCGTCCTCAAGGAACGGAACCGGGTCCGGGAGTGGCTCAAGAACCGACCCGGGTGCTTTGGGACGTACTCGAAGAAGGGTCGGACCGACGACCGTGACTGTCTCGACTGTGAACTCGACAAGGTCTGTGTCGAGTGGTCACGGTCTCCTCTTCGGGCGAAGGGGTCTCACCTCTACGGCTTGTCGGCCCAGGAGATCCATGCCGAGGAAGAGGAGGCAAGGATCGCACCGTTCCGAGCCCTCCAGGAGTCGATCCGGGGATACGCCCAGAAGATCACGAACCGGATCTCTGACCCGGACGAGATCTCCGAGAACCTTCCGGTCGTGGCCGAGGCGATCACCCTCGGAGCGACCAGGAACGGGGAGAACGAGGTCGAGACCGCTAGGGTCTTCGACTTCCTGGTCCAGAGGAGTCGGGTCACGTCGATCCGGTTCTTCCGGGAGGTTGTCGCCTCGCGGGGTGAGTATCGACAAATCATGGCCGATCACGGGATCGGTTGAGGAGGGGTACCATGTCCGAGAACAAGACCGTCGTCGTCGTCTTCGAGGGAGTCCTGGTTCCGAGTTCGGCCGAGTCCGAGGGAGCGATGGAACCGGAGCGTCTCCGTCCCGGGGCCGAGAACCTCCTTCGGGCCATCGCGGACAGGGGGTACTCGATCATCCTCTCGACGTCACAGGACGTCGGGCAGCTCCTCCGGTGGGTCGAGAGGAACGACCTCAACGACGTCGTCGACGACGTCGTACCTCTCCCCGGGGAGATCCTCGTCGGACCCGAGGCCGTCCGCTTCGACGGGGACGTCTCGAAGATCCTCCAGGACCTCGACCTCGGTCCGTTCTGGGAGACCGAACCCCAGGTCCCCCAGACCATCCCCGACAACCTCCGAGGGTCACCCCGACTCGCCCTCCTCCGGAAGAAGCCCGACGACCTCCAGCGTCTCCGGGTCCGTCTCCGGGAGACCGAGGAGAGGGTACTCGACAAGGTCCTCAAGCGGGCCGTCGACATCGCCCACGACCAGAGGTGGGACCCGGTCGCGGTTCGTCTCCTGGAGAACCTGATCCAGACCATCCGGGAGGAGGGTGACTTCTCGGTCACCGACGTCCTCCGAGCCCAGGCCGAGGAGTACCGGGACGGGATGCGGATTGCGTATGCCAAGGCCCTCCAGAAGATCGACGAGGTCGAGAAGTACCAGACGGCCCTCAACGTGTCGAGGAAGACCGAGGGGGAACTCCGGGCCAGGGTGATCGACCTGGAGAGTCGGGTCATGTCTCTCCAGGAGACGAACGAGATCCTCACTCGACAGAACCGGGCCTTCTCCCGCCGTGAGGTCCGGGTCAAGTCCGGTCTCGATCCGGACGTGGCGACCGAGGAGGAGGTCGAGTCCGAGGACCTAAAAGGAGGGGTTGACACCGAGGACGGAGACGAGGTAGACTGACCCCCGAGTGTAACCCGAGCTGGAGAGGTCATGTCGACCCAGACAGCCACAGGAGGAAGACCATGAGCCGAGAAGCCTTTGTCCACAAGAACTTTAAGTCGTCGTCCCGGGAGATCATCGACGCGGCGAACGAGATCATCGACGAGTACCGCGCCCAGGGTTTCGACCTGTCCCTCCGTCAGCTCTTTTACCAGTTCGTCTCGCGGGACATCCTCCCCAACACGCAACGGCAGTACAAGTCCCTCGGGGGGATCATCTCCGACGCCCGCCTCGCCGGTCTGATCGACTGGGACTCGATTGTCGACCGTGTCCGGGCGACCGAGATCAACTCGCACTGGACGTCCCCGGCCGAGATCGTCCGGGCCTGTGCTCACTCCTTCCGGATCGACAAGTGGGCCGACCAGCCCGTCCACGTCGAGGTCATGTCCGAGAAGGACGCCCTCTCCGGTGTCCTGGTCCCGACCTGTAGTAAGCTCGACATCGGGTTCACGGCGAATCGGGGGTACTCGTCCCAGTCCTTCATGTACCGGAAGGGGAAGTCCCTCGGGTGGAAGTCCCTCCGCAAGCGGGTCGTGATCCTCTACGTCGGAGACCACGACCCCTCGGGTCTCGACATGGATCGGGACGTGGTCGAGAGGTTGAGCATGTTCGCCGGGACCCGGGTCGAGTTCACCCGACTCGCCCTTACCTTCGACCAGGTCGAGGAGTGGTCCCCGCCCCCGAATACGGCGAAGAAGTCCGACGTCCGACACCCGGACTATGTCGCCAAGTACGGACCGGAGTCCTGGGAGCTGGACGCCGTCGACCCGACGACCTTGGCTCGTCTGGTCACCGACGCCGTCGTGGAACTCCGGGACGACGACCTCTGGGAGAAGGCCGTCCGACGTGAGGAGAAGATGCGGGCCGAACTCACCCGGTTCTCGGACGAGTACGAGGAGCCCGACTTCGACGAGGACGACGAGGACGACCTCGACGACTAGGTGACCTCCAGTGCCATCCCTCTCCGAACTCCGACACCGATTCCGCAAGAAACCTCCCCAGGACGAACGGAGCCGTCCCAGGACGGACGAACGACCCTCGACGGGGACCCGAACCCGTCCCGGGGCGTTCGCCGTCTCTGGGGGACGACAGGTCACTCCGGAGACCCCCCAGGGGAAGGAGGTCGCGGTCCGTCACCTGTGTCGGGTCGCGGAACTCGACCGGAAGACCATCCTCAAGTGTCTCGGGGCCGAGTCGGGAAAGGTGGGTCTCTCCCTCTCGACCTTGATCGAGTTTCTGGTCGACCTGGTCGCCCGAGAGAGACCTCGACGATCACCCTCCGACGTCCGTGACCTCGTCCGGTCGTTCCTCCAGGACTCTCGGCCGCACCTCGACGAGAACCGACGGGTCTAGTAAGATCCGGTCCCGAACTATCCCGAGGGAGGTGACCTCATGCGAGAGGTCCGAGGAGTCTGCTTTCTGGCCTTCACGTTCAAGACGTCCGAGGACGTCGACGACGAGGGAGCCCGACTCCTGGCACTCCGGTCTCTCCTCAAGGCCGAGATCGAAGCCAACAGAGCAGGTGACCTCCGGGTCCACTTCTTCCCTCCGGAGTTCACCGACCCGGACCAGTCGAAGACCCTGGCCGAGATCTTCTCGGGGTCCAGGGACGAGGCCGTCGAATTCGTCGGCCGTCTGATCAAGGGGTGACATGGGTACGACTCGACGAGTAGACCCACCGCCTGTCGTCCACGGCCGACGACCTGGGGTTCTCCTGGTCAACCCGGAGTGTCTGGGTCAGTCCCTCGACTCGGCCACGGCACAGATCCTCAAGGAACAAGACGCAGGGTACCTCGACCCTCACACCGCAATCCGGCAACTCCTCACGGTCCAGGACCTCCGTCGGTCCCTGACCGGGAAGGACGACCCGGTATTCCGTCAACTCCTCAACCGGGCGAAGGCTCAACTTGAGAACACAGTCTTCGTCGTCCGACAGATCACAGGGGAAGACCATGTCCGAGAAGTCCGATTCCGAGTCTACGTTGATCACGACCCGGGACGTGTACAACCGCGTCGTCGAAAGGGTTGATCCCGAGTCGTTCGGAGACAACCCCCGACTCGCCATTTCCATCCTCAAGGCCGTCGCGGAGGTCTTCACCGAGATCCTCGCGGAACTCATGCCGCCCCGGGACGAGGACCTCGGACCGGGCGACATCCGGTTCACGTTCCCAGACGGGAACCGGGTCACGGCCCGGTGCCGGTACGAGGAGGACGACGACCCCGACCCCGACCCCGACGAGACCCGATGGGTCCTCCCCCTCGGGAATGGGAACCGGATGGTCGTCGACCTGGAGCACGACCGGATCGAAACCGACGACGGAGGTGAGCCGTGACCGACGACCTCGACCGGAAAGCCCTGGGTCTCGTCCTGGGAGCCAACGACGTCGCCGTCCGGACCGCCCTCCGGTGTCTGGCCGAGGACCTCGGTGTCGACCAGGAGAAGATCAAGACGGTCCTTGAGAACGGGTCCGAAGACCCGGAGGACCTGGTCCTCGTCGAAGAGATCAAGACGTACTTCGACCAGGACAACCGAGACCAGGCGAGAGCCGCCGTCCAGGAACTTCGGAGGTTGAGGGGTGTATGACTTCTCGGCCGCAACGACCATCCTGGTCGGGTGTCAAGAGACCCTGTCCGTGGTCCACTCCCTTCTCGCACTCGTCGAGGAGAGGTGGAAGTCGAAGGACGTGTCCGAGGCCGTCCGACTCGTCGGGATCGCCTGTGACCTCCTCCGACCTCCGTTCAAGGGACTCCAGAAGAAACCCCCCGAGGTCAGGGAACGACCTCCTCGGGTGAAGAAGACGAAGAGGAAGACGTGACCGACGACGCTCTCAAGATCACGACTCGGCTCCGAGGGGAGTGGTACAACGAGACCCTCGAAGTCCGACACGTTACCGTCGAGACCTTCGACGTGGTCAGGGCGTACGGGTGGAAGTGGAAGTCGGTTCGATTCCGTCTCTCGGACGGGAGGGTCCTGGTCGACGTGGAACTGGAGACGCCCTTCGTTGCGACGAGGGTGTCGGAGAACGGGTACTCGGTCGGAGGACTCTTCGACCTCAAGAGAGGGGAGATCGTACATGGCAGAGGATAGGACAGCGGAACCGGAGGTCGACCCCAGGGAGGTCGTCCGAGAGGCACTGGCACTCGTTCACCAGGCAATCCGGAAGGCACGGTCCACGGCCCGGGTCGGTATCCGTCGACGGATGGGAACCAAGGAAGCCCGGGTGATCAAGAGGTCGGTCGACGTGGCCCTCCATATCGCGGAGGACCGGGTCGAGTACCTCTTCGAGATGATCCGTCCGACGGAGAGACACCTCGAAGTCGCCCACGACCAGGTCGAGGAACTGGTCTCGGTCGGGTCACCCGGTCGAGTCGGTGAGACCCTCCCGGGCCTGGAAGACGGGGTCTGTGCGATCTGCGGCCGACTCCCGTGTCGACACTACCCGGAGCCCGAGGAGAAGACCTCGGGGGACGGTGGAGACCAGGACGACGAGGACAACGTCGCCCACCTCCCGGACGACGCCGATGCGCCCGACCCGGAGTGAGTACTTCCGACTGGTCCTCCGGGACCTGGTCCGGATCGTGACTTGGCCGGTGAGGAGGATCTGGAAGGTCCTCCTCGGAGACGAGAGGGGGATCAACCCGTGAGCCGATTCGCATACTCCACCGTCTTCGTCGAGGGGACCAAGGACGTCCCCCTCTCGTCGTCGATGTCGTACGTCCCGGGAGAGACCTTCTCCTGTCGGATGCTATATCACGTCCTCAAGAGGTTCCCTCCTCCCTGGACTCGACTCCGGGCGTTCGTCTGTCGTCGACTGTATCGGGAATGGGCCGAGCAGGGAGCTAGGGTCAAGCTCCCGGACCCTGCCGAGGGAGCGGTCTTGCTCAACCTCGCCTGCAAGGGAGACGGGTACGGTCCGATCCAGGAGTACCTCGACGAGAGAGCAGGGAACCCCGACAAGAGAGACACCCTCGTCGAGTTCACCCTGGCGAACCAGTCCCTCAACCTCTACGGGGTCAAGGTCCAGTGTCCGGACTGGGTCCCCGATGGTCTGGTCCTCGTCGTCCGGGACGGAGGTGGGTCGTGAGTCGTCTGGCGAACCTCGACGTCTTCGGGAAGGTGGTCGACGGTGTCTTCCGTCCTCTCACCCCCGACGAGTCCCGGGAACTCGGAGCCGCCGTCGGAGACCGAGTCCGAGAACAGTTCAAGGACCTGGTCGGTCAGACCGTCACCCCGTTCCTCCGGGAGAGGGTCAGGCAGCTCACGACCGAGATCGTCCTCGACGAGATGTCCGAGAGGGACGTGATCACCTTCGGGACGTTCCTGGTCTCGAAGGTCTCAATCGAGGCCGTGATCGACGAGGAGAGTGGTACTGTCCGATGGCCCGAGTAGACCCGAAGACCTGGCAACGGACCGTCCGGTCCCGATCCGGGGATCGTCTTCTCGGTGAGGTCCGGATCGTCCGACACCGGGACAACACCTTCACGGTCACGACTCGACCGAGGATGTCGAAGACCGAACTCAAGCAGCTAAAGAGAATCGTTGATCGGGCGATCAAAGCACGGCCCGACTCGAAGAGGAGACGAGGAGAATGACCGGTGAGAAGATCTCCGCGATCCCGCTCCAGTACTACCGTCTCCGGAAGAGACTCCGGAACCTCACTCGACTCCAGGGAGGGATCTGGACTCACCGGACGAAGAGGGGAGAGGAGCACGTCGAGCACGTCTTCGGCGCGGGACCGTGGGACGAGGTCGACTTCGACGACATCCGAGAGGGAGACGTGATCAAGTCCGACCCGAGGGACGACCGGTCCTGGGTCTGCTCTCGGTGCGGGGAGGTCCACGGGACTCCGAAGATCTCGGTCGTGATCAAGGTCGAGAACAACCTCCTCCAGACCGAGGAACTCTGCGACGACCCCGAGGCCAGGAAACTCGGGAGACCGGGAGGTGAGTCGTGAGACGGAGACGGTGGGGACGACCCCTCAACCGATTCGAGCTGAAGGTCCGGAGCCTCCAGGCGAACGCCCTGGGGTGCTTCCTGATCAACCTATTCCCGAACCCGAACGGGTCGACGACCTGGTTCCGGGCCTTCGTCTGCCGCTGGTTCCATCGGGGGGTGAGGTGCTCGTCCGGTCTCCCGTCTGCGAGTCACCTCTTGACCCACGACATCCGGTGTCAGAAGTGCGGGGCCACGTACGAGATCGTCCGTCCGAATAACCCCCAGTACTCGACGAAGATGCCGTTCCAGTCTCCGGACCGTACACAACCGAAGACCTGGGACGACTGGCACCGGGAACGGGGTGAGGCGTGAGGACCGTCTTCGACCTGGTCCGGTTCCTCCTGTCGAGAGACGGACTCCGTCTCGTCTGGGTCCTCCTGACCGACGAGGACGGAGTCCGAGACCTGTACTGGCACCTCGTCTTCCTTCGGGCGATGGACGAACTTGAGAGAGGGGGTTGATCGTGAAGATGTCGGACTCTGCGTTCCTGTCGACCATGTCGGCCGTCACCGTCTTCGGGACCCTGGTCCTCCGGATGGACCTCGACGGGTTTCTGGAGAGGATCGACTCGGCCGAGAGTCTGGGTCCCATCCTCGACCCGACCCTCTTCCAGAAGGGCAAGGACAACCTCCAGGCCGTCAAGGACCTGGCCGAGTCCCTCCGACCATTCCGGGAGACGTTCCTCCGACTCATGGCCGACGGTCCAGGAGGTGAGTCGTGAACCGCCGAGAGAACGTCCTCGACCTCCTCGTCGACCTGGTCGTCGTGGTCGTCCTGGGTCTCAACCTCGGGGTCCTCGGGTGTGCGGCCGAGGACGGTGTCGACGGTTCCCAGGGTGACCAGGGGCTCGTCGGACCCCAGGGACCGCCCGGGGAGACCGGCGAGACGGGTCCCCAGGGTCCCCCAGGTCCTCCAGGAGACGCGGGAGCCCCCGGACGGGACGGGGAGGACGGCCAGGACGGAGAACGTGGACCAGAGGGACCGACAGGTCCTCCGGGTCCCCAGGGACCGGAGGGGCCACGGGGAGACCAGGGACCCACCGGACCCCAGGGACCACCGGGCGAGACTGGACCCCAGGGACCACGGGGGGACGAGGGACCGACCGGACCGACGGGACCGGCCGGGGACCAGGGTGACCAAGGTCCCCAGGGAGATCCAGGACCGACAGGACCACCGGGACCGATGGGTCCGACCGTGGTCTGGAGGGACCGGACCGGAGCCGTGGTCGGTCACGGTCCACTGGAGGGAGGTCGGGTCTACTTCCACGACGACGAGACCGGTCTCTTCTGGAGACTCGACCCGAGGTGGTCGAGGTACGACCTGGTCAAGAGGGCGGTCTTCTGGTCGGACCTCGGGTGCCAGGGGACACCTCACGTCGTCGAGTCGACTCCGATGATCCCCTTCGAGACGTACGGTGACGGGAAGACCTGGAACCGGCCGGTCGAGTCCGACGTCGTCTTCGACCTGACCTCGAAGTCCGAGACCCGATGGGACGGGAGCTGCCAGGACGGGGACACGTACCTCGACCGGACCGTCCGGGTGTCCGACCTGGTCGAGACCGTCCGACCCTCTCTCCCGTTCGTGTCCCCGTTCTATCCGACGGTAGGAGAGTGAGCCGTGGACCCGTACCTCGGACTCGTCCTGATCCTCAACCTGATCATCCTCTGGGTTGAGCTGCCAAAATACGACCGGACTCCGTTGAGTGCTCGGATGGTCACCGATGCCGGGAGGGAAGGAGCGGAAAGATGGGAACGACTGATCGGGAGGTGAGGGACTTCCTCGTCCTCGACGACCTGGAGGCCGGTGGGACCATGTCCGAGGAGACGGCCCGTCGGTTCCTGGACTTCGTCGAGAGGGACATCTTCCTCGACCGTCTCTTCCCACCGAACGTCGTGATCGGACCGCTCCCGATCCTCGACCGGTTCGCACAGTGGGTCTGTAACTGGAGTGCTCGTCTCCAGAGAGCCCACGTCCGGTCGTGGTGCAAGGTTCACGGGGTCGACTGTCCGTACGGGTACATCGACCACGTCCGGAAGAACGGAGCGGACCTCCTCACTCCCTGGACTCGACGACCCGACTGTCGGACGTACCCCAGGGCCGAGGTCCGAGACGGGAACGGGTCCCAGGTCGTGATCCTCTCGACGGGTCCGATCAAGGACGACCTCTTCCGTCACCTCGACAAGATCACGACTCCGACCGACGGTGCGAGGGAGAAGATGGACGAACTCGGAATCGAGACCAGAGGAGGAGACCGGTGAGCAGGAGAGAGGAGATCACGAAGAGGATCGTCGACCAGCTCCCCCAGTACCTCAAGGACGTCTCGGGTCGACAGGCCGTGGTCGACCTGGTCACGACCATCGGGTCGGTCGTGGCCGACGAACTGGAGGTCCTGGAGTCCCGACTCCGGAAGGAGATCTCCGAGTCGTCGAAGCGGGCCGAGGAGAACGCCCGGGTCAAGGGACCGGTCGTCTTCGGGGGTGGAGGGTGAGTCGGACTCTCCAGGACGGACTCAAGTCGGCGGGACTCGTCTCCCAGAAGGACCTCGACCGACTCGAAAGGGACCGACAGCGGGCCGAGAGAGAGAACCAGAAGAGACGACGACAGGAGGCCCAGGAGAGGAACCGTCTGGAGAATGACCGTCTCCGACGACAGAAGATCGAGGGGTACCTCCAGAAGACGACTCGGCAGACGGGGATCGAGTTCCCCGGTCACGTCCGGGACGACTTCTTCCGACTCCCGGACCGGGAGGTCTTCGTCCTCCTCGGGACGTGTCTGACCCTCTGGAGTATCGAGAGGGATGTCGGACTCGACGACCAGGAGGTCAAGACCAGGTTCCTCCGACGGGTCGAGGAGGACCTCGAAGCCAAGCTCGTCGGACGGGTCGAGGAGGTCGAATCGTGAGCGACAGAGACATCGCCGTCCTCGCATCGGGGGACCACGTCTCGGCCCTGGTCACCCGGGACGTCCGGGACTCGGAGTCGATCCTCTTCGTCTGGTCCGAACTCCTCCGGGACTGGCTCGACCAGATCGAGGACACCGACAGGATCGGACTCGTCCTCCTCCTCTCCCCCGACATGGTCCCCAGACTGGAGATCGAACTCAACCGGGCCGAGGACCTCCACCTCTGTCCGAGGACGACGTTCGGGTCGGACTGGAGACAGCTCTCGATTAGGGGTGTCTTCGTCGGGGTCCCAGTCCAGCCCGGACCACCTCGGACTCTCGTCCTAGCCCGGAGGGGTGCGGTCGAGACGAACTGGGTTCAGACGAAGTCGAGAGGACTGGTCGAGGTCCGTGTCGTCGACGATCTCAACCGGGTCGTGTCCAGGGGTGACCGACAGACCAGGACCGGACGTCGAGACGACCCTCCTCCCGGGACGAAGACCAGACGGTCGACCGGACCACTCGACAAGGTCTTCCTCACCCGGGCGATCAAGGGAGCGGGGATCATCCTCGGACTCAACCGTCGTCCGATCCAGAGGGACCTCGCACTCGTCCTCGGGGTGAGCCTGACCACGGTCAATGCCTGGTCGACCGGACGACGGGAGCCGAGACGGAGGGACATGTACCGCGCCCTCGTCCGACTGGCCGACCTGGAGTCCGACGTCGAGAGGTCGAGGAGGACCACGGCCAAGGACCTCGGGAAGATCCTCGACCGGACCATCCCGACCACCGAGAAAGCCGCCAGAGACCCGAGGGTGTGACCCTCGTCGGAGGCGAGTCATGATCTCGACGTACTCACCGGACGGACTTCGAGAGTCGTTCCGGTATCAGTTCAGGACCCTGGTCCGACAATGGGCCAAGGACCACGGCCAGATCCGACGGGGCAAGAGACGAGAGGTCGCCTTCCACGCAAACGAGTACACCTGTTTCGAGTACGTCGAGGTCCTCCGTCTTCGGGCGACCTGTCGAGGTGACTTTGCGCTCATGGCGTGGTCGGAGATCGCACCGTTCGGAATCCGAATCCTGATCGACGACTCCCTCGACGACGGAGTGATCGAACTCCGACGGCGGTGGGAAGGGACAGCACACCTCAAGGAACTCGGGGTCGACTGTGCCGGGAACGTCTCCGACAAACCCGACGGCTGGATCTAGGGGGACGACCGTGACCGACAAGACGACCTGTCGATACTGCGGACAACCGTCGACGAGGATCTCCGGACTCGACGGAGACGTCGTCGGGGTCTGTGACTCCGACGAGTGCTGGTTCAAACTGGAGGAGGAGTCCATCCGGGTCCTCGGGAGAGACTGGACCCCGGACCTCCAGAGGAAGATCACCGAGGACGTCCTCGGTGACCGACCGGACCAGACCCGACAGGTCCGACTCACCCCTCTCGGTCGACTCATGGCCGAGACCACCCGAGACCAGGAAGGAGACGAGACGTGACTGACCCGAAGAAGACCGAGCCGACGACCGAGGAACTGACCTGTCCGAAGTGCGGGAACGTGATCGAGTGGAACGAGGAGCAAGCCGAACTGGAGGCTCTCGGGTGGAGCCGGTTCCCGACCTGTCCGGAGTGCGGTCTCGGGACTTGTGAGGAGTGCAACCCGATGGGTCGAGGGTGTCGGTGTCTGGAGTGTGAGGAGTCACCCTCCCTCGACGGAGAGGAGTGAGACCATGACCGACCCGAAGAAGACCACGGCCGACGAGGGAGAGACCATCGACCTCGACACCCTCGAAGACCTCCTCGGGGTGTACGACGACGACGTCCTCGTCGAGTTCCTCCCGGACGGGACCATCCGACTCGTCGAGACCCCG